GCGAGAATGTGTCGAGTCATTGTGGACGGAAGAATGTTACACAAGCGATTTGGCCTTAAAAGAATTTCTAAAGAATAGTAAGAAGATTAACCTACATTTTGGAGTTGAGGAATGAACGAACGAATTCGACTACTTGCCGAACAGGCTGAAGAATACATAGAATTACCCATGCCCGATGAGGTTTACCATATGGGCGATGATGTATTCCGCAGGCATAAATCATTTAATCGAGAAAAGTTTGCTGAGCTAATCGTGCAGGAATGTGTGGAACAGGTCCGGACCGGAGTAAAAACCAATCCGCCCGAGGCAGAGCCGCCTGAGTTGGTACAAACTCTGGTACGCAGAATCGAACAACATTTTGGAGTTGCGGAATGACCATTACCATAAATCAATCGCCTTGGGTCGCTATCAGGCCTGGTGATCCCAGTTATCAACTTGCAGGCGACGTGGCTGTGACCAATCGTGCATTTATTGAAATCGTTGATTGTTGCCCGAGATCTTATGCTGAAATAATTGCCAAGGCAATCGAACAAGGCTGGATACAGGCCGTGGCCGCAGTGCCACGCAACGATCCAACTCTTATGTGGGACCTACTGAAGACTCATCAACATGAACACACAAATTAAACGTATTGGACTGGACATCCAGTTTGGCATGATGCACAGCGAATTGTGGCTGGGACAGATCGACCGATTTGGGCTTGCTGTGGTGGCTGACTGTTGCAAGGTGCTGGAACTCAACGGCTACGACGATGCCAGCCAATGTATCAAACAATATTTTGAACTCGTAAACGAAAGACCCGACAATGAAAATCAAATTTGACAAAGAAACCATGCCCGACGACTTGTACAATGCGTTATTGTTGCATTTTGTACACGAGGCAGTGGCACAAGGTTTTCCGGTAGAAAACCATACACAGTTCGTAAACTGGCGTGTGGAATGCGAAATAGCACAACCCACGCACTAGATCAATTTAACCAAAACTGCCAAAATACCGCAGATTTTTCAGTGCAAAATATTTGCACTCAATCATATTCAAGTAAATATCTGCATGGAAAATACTAATCAAATATCAATTGCCGATCTTGATACCATCAAAAATATCATTGATCTGGCCAGTAGCCGCGGTGCATTCCGTGGTGAAGAACTCATGGAAGTTGGTCTTGTCTACAACAAACTAAAGAACTTTTTAGATGCTGTGATAGCACAAGCCCAGGCGCAACAACCACCTGCAGATTCAACTGCACAACCACCACAAGGAGAATAAAATGGCATTTACGAAATTCGTAGGCAAACACGGAGACCGTAGAGTCTGTGTGTTGTTTAGACAGGTACCCGGTGAAGATCACATGTGCCTGGTGATCTATCCTGATCAGATACATGCTCACTGGCAAGATGCCATCCAGAAGGTGTTGGAAAGCCCAATGGCACAACAGGGCGATGAATTTGCCGATGCCTTGCATCGCAGCTACTTGCCAGATGGTCGTCCCATACTTGAAACCCTGCACCAAGAACGCATGATCAAAAAATTACGCACCAGCGACATTATCATGACTCCAAATCAGGCCAGTTCAATACGCCTGGACGAGCTCAACAAGATGTTGAACGAAATGAAACAGGGTGAAGATGCTATCAAGCGTATGGCACAAAATGATGCCAGCCGTGGCTTGGTTGATCCGCAGGTGAAGCGTGCTGCCGAAGCCGAATACAAAAAATCTCAAAGTCAGAAAACCGATCCTGCCCCGACCGCACAGCCGTTCATAGCCGGCAATGATGGCGCCTTAAGCGATCGCGATATTGCATCCAACATGTTGGCACAGGCCAAACGCATGGAAATGGAAGCCAAGGCCATGATCGCCGAAGCCGCAAGAATGAAAAAGGATGCAGAAAAAATGGATCCTCATGTGGCACCCAAAGCCGCAACAGCACCAGTCGCCGACAGCGTGGCGCCAGTCAAGGTCAAACGCACTCGTGGTCCTAACAAACCCAAGACTGTGGTGGCAGATGCAGCCCAATGATGATTTTTTAAACCAGTGGGAACTCATAATCAACGATGTCAGCAAAACTGATGTTCCCCTTGAATGTATCAAAAAGGTCGTGATCAAGCTGGCCGGTGGTCGTCAAAAAACTATCAACATACAAACTCTGGTGCGTCAAGGCCTGAGCATGGAAGAAATAGAAACCATGATGACCCGTACATTTACCGAACTTGATCCGGTCATACGTGACGTGGATTTTGTGGTAGATATATCGGCCGTGGCACAGATAGTCCAACCCGAAACTGACAAACTGTTAGGCAAACTCTAGATTGCAAGGTCTAGAGTTTTTTGTTATACTAACAGTATGCCAAAAGTCTTGTTTCATCAGTTGCTCATGGGTGATGTTGAAGATCCATATCTATATGCGGCCTTTCCCATCTCGGACTGGCAAAAAACCGAACACGGACAGTGGTGCATGCAACATGCCATTGGCGAGCCTGAATTTTTATGCATACCTGATCCACATACCATGGGCTATCGGGTGCGTATCACCGGCGAGCTGTCCGAACTTGACATAACTTTTCTCAAACTAAAGTGGGGCCAATGAACATATTAGTAACCGGTGGGCTGGGTTTTATCGGCCACAATGTGGTAAATCTCCTAGAAGCTCAAGGACACACAGTCATCGTCACAGATAGCCAGACCACGTATGGCATAATACCAAAGACCGAACTGGACGCTTTGATTGCAGAACGTAGGCAATATATCACCACAGACAGAATCTATCGTGTTGACATTGCCGATCAGACCAGTATGAGCTGGATGTTACGCAAACACTCGATCGACACTGTGGTACACTTGGCCAGCTTTCCCAGACAAAAGGTAGTAAATGCCAATCCTACCCTGGGCAGTCATACCATGAGCGAAGGTCTGCTGAGCTTGTTAGAAGCCGGCCGAGATCAAGTTAAAAAATTCGTATATGTATCAAGTTCCATGGTGTACGGTGATTTTCGAGAAGAAGCGTTTGACGGCATTGCCGAAACAGCCCAGTGTGATCCAATCGGACAGTACGGTATCATGAAATTGGCCGGTGAGTGGTTGGTCAAAGATTATGCCAGACGTACCGGTATGACCTACACCATATTGCGTCCCAGTGCTGTGTATGGACCCAGAGATGTGGAAGATCGTGTGGTTTCAAAGTTTTTACTCGCAGCCATGCGTGGAGGAACCATACAGGTCAACGGGTCAGATGAATATTTGGATTTTACCTATGTGGATGATGCCGCACAAGGCATAGCTCAGGCCACAGTCAGTAATAAAACCAACAATCGCACATATAATATTACTAGAGGACTCAGTCGTAGTCTAGCCGAAGCAGCCGAACTGGCTGTTACTGTTGTGGGCAGTGGAACCATACAAATAAATCCTAGAGATTGCCAGTTCCCCCGACGCGGTCAGTTAAATACTTCACAGGCTCGACACGATTTTGATTTTAAACCCACAACTGACATAGAAAAAGGATTTGAAAATTACTTCAACTGGCTTGTTCAGTCACAATATTGGAAGAGGAGCAATTATTAAAGTGATATCGTTTCATATTACTGATCCCTCCAGTTTTTCCACAATTTGGGCAAACAACTAATTGTTGAGGACCAGGTGGATTTTTACGAGGACCTCGCGGCCCTTTTAATTTGTCTCTGCGAGCAGCGGCCTCAGGACCATAGATTTCTTCGTAAGTTTTACCAGCATGAATATAGGATTGTTTTTTATATTTTGCTAACATTGTTTGTCTTTGTTTTTCGTTAGCTTCAGACGTTCTTACTTTGCCTTTATTGTGAGTATTACCCTTGAGAGCGATTTTACTTGCCTCAGAAAGTATTTGATATTGTTTACTTGTAATTGTTCTTTGTTGATTAGAGCTTACCATAGCAAAAGCAGAAAATGCGTGATATAATTTTTTTTGATCAATAGATTTAGGTAACATCTTGGTTAGTAACCAATGGCATATAAAATGTTCTCTAGCGGTGAGATTAACCAGATTGTCAGCGTCATTTGTACCTCCTAATGATTTAGGGATAATATGATGCCGTTCAAAATACCCAACAGTTAATCTTGCTTTTGCTCGATTAACTATGTTATAATAGCAGTTAGTATACTTATTTTGTAAATACATAATGTTATTTATCTACTATTCCGTTTATTGGTACCTATGACATCTACCGGCCTTACAATTCCTTTTACCGGAATAAAAAAACAGTATAGCGCCATTCGCAACGAAATCCTAGATGCGACCGATGAAGTGTTGCGATCCGGGCAACTCATGAATGGCAACTACACAGCCGAATTTGAAAATTGGCTGGCTCGCCGTAATCGAGTCAAGTATGCTGTGACCTGTCACTCGGGCACACAGGCCTTGGAAATCATAGCTGAATGGCAACTGTCACGACACAGCATGCCCAATCCACCCAGAGTTTTGATACCCAGCATGACTTATGTGGCCACTGCCAATGCGTTTGCTAGAGCCGGCTACGAAGTTGTGTTGTTGGATACCAACTACTATGGTCTGGCCGATTACAAGAAAATGGATACTGACATCAGCTATCAGGTCGAGATACTGGTAGGCATGTATGGCTCGGCCCTGGGTGCAGATCACCCTCGTGCTTCAGAAACATTTGAGGACGCCGCACAACACTGGCTCAGCAACAACAGTGCTCGGTCACCGTTATCGGCAGCAGCTGCCATCAGTTTTGATCCTATGAAAAATCTTGGCAACTACGGCAACGGTGGTGCTGTTGTAACCGACAACGTGAACTTGTTGGAGTTTGCTCGCGGCTGGAGAGACAACGGCAAACCCAATCACGATTGCTTTGGTACCAACAGTCGTATGAGTGAAGTGGATTGTGCCCAATTGTTGGTTAAAACTCGACATATTGATGCCTGGCAAAAGCGTCGCAGTGTGATAGTACGCTATTGGATGGATCGGCTACGAGGATCTGGTATCCGTAGCCTAATAGATGACAGTAATTATGCCAGTCATGCCTATCATAAATTTGTGATCGAAACCGACAGTAGAGATCGATTGCAACAACATCTCAAACTGCACAAGATCGAAACACGCATACATTACGAACAACCGGTACACGAGTTGCCGGCCTATCAGCAATATTCGGGACCGGATATACTGAGTGGTGCCAGTGCCCTAAGTCGACGCTGTTTGAGCCTGCCCCTGTATCCTGAACTGACTGACTTGGAAGTGGAATATATCATTGATCAGGTGTTAGATTTTGGCGGATAATCTTTAGATTTCCAATCATATACAGCCAATGAAATATCACGAGTATTGTTGGGAAAACTGTCTTGATTCAGAATTGGTAAATCATAGCATCTAAAAATTTTAGCTATTTGCCAAGAAATCCAAGCTTCTTCGGGTAAGGTTAATTTTTCAATTTTACTATTTTTCCCAGACATAATGTCATCAAAAATCTGTCGAGATCTAAGTTCAATGGTTATCCCTTGATTGAGTCTAAGAAATTCTTGGTGCACCACAGAAATCTGTTGAGTCGGATAAAAATTTAAGCCAAGGAATTTTGACATAGAATTAAGTTCAACACACAAAGTTCTGAGGTCAAAAAATGCCCTAAATGGAAAGTTATGCCACTTGGGTATAGTTGGATCAAAATCAATATACATGCCCAATCCATGTTCGTATGAATCAAACATCGAATAAAAATAATTCCGCAACAAGGATCTTGGATAGTCTATTTTTATTCCAAAATCTTTAATTAACGTATCTAAAAATTTATCAGCTTTTGGTAACTTTTTTAATTTGTTAATAGTGTCTTTTTCCAAAGTCTCAAGATCAAACACCTGATCTCCAGCACGATAAAAACTGTTTATAACTGCTATCAACATGTCCTCATGGTCAAGGACTATCCTTACTACTACATCATCACTATTAAATGGTATTTGAAAATGCGACCAATGATGTGCCTGTATGTATTTTTGATATGTCGGATCGTGCTCTTTTAAATGACAGGCTCCTACTTCATTAAAGAGAGGTTTTGTAAGATCATAATGATTTTGATATATAAAAACATTGGCCAACAATTCTAAATAATTCCCATGTAGCCCACCAAAAAAATCAATTTTGTGCATTGATTAGATTCCTTTTTATAAAAGCATAGCTGGCCAACCAATCCCAGTCGTAAGATTTTTTAAGTGCGTCAAAATCTCCACCGACCGCTTCGTAGTATTCCACAGCATCCTCTGCACCGTAGATACTCCATTGCCCATTGGGAATGCCCCTGGACACTGTGAGCCATTTGTTCAGTCGATACTGACTTTCCACATCTGTTTGTCCACGCAGTTTGATGCATTCACGGAACGCAGTCCTCCAGGCCATCCAAGGTGTGTTGCAGTATTCGGCCGTGCCACTTAAAATAGGCACCACTTCGTGAGCACTATCTAAAGTAAAGTCCAAGCCCACTCCGGGATTGTTCAATACCAAGTTCCGGTTGTAGGCAATCATGGCCTGGTGACCGTATGTCAAGCCGTTGATCGGATTGCGTGCATGGAAGATATAGTGCTTGGGTTCTTGTAGTCTATCTGGTTGCCATGACCAATCAAAGTCGGGATTGACACGCAACTTAGCAAACACAGCGAAGAACCAAGGAGTAGTACTGAGCTCGGCTGCGGCTCGATAGGCGGCCACACGACCCTTTACACCCGAACTTCGATGTATGCGATTTGGAATACTCACATGAGGCAATTGTAGATAATTGTATTCAGCACCAGGTTCGCCATTGTCAATAAACACAATGTCCAGCACTTGATCGTAGGCAAGATTGTTATGTGTTTTGTCTATGTAAGGATAATCATACAGTTGTGTTTTGATTGAATTTTTGGCTTCTCTCGGTACCAGCACAGTGCTGGCACCTGTACTGAGTGGCATCACTGTTTTCATTTGTGTACGCCAGAGGTTCATGGCCGGAACCACTCGTTCGCCGATTGCCCCGGTGTTGCACACAAACTGTACCACTGGATCTCGAAACTCATGAGCCCAGACTGCAGCAACCTGGGTGTCATGTTCGTGATACACTATCGGCACTGGCTGTCTTGAAACTGAGACGTTTTCCACAAAGTGTATGGTGTCAAACCACTCGAGCAGTTTGATATCACGGGCTTTTTCCAAGAAACTGGGCACATGTACATAAAATGTATCACCAAACTTTTGTTCGTCGCTGGCAAACACATGTAGCATGTTGGCTTGCCATTCACTGGGGTGCCAGGTAAAGTCAAAGCCGGTATAATCACATACACTGCTTATGATCCACACATACTCATCCTGTACCCGACTCAATATTCTTTTCAGTGTGCCTAGATAATCACCGATATATCTGGTTTGGTAATCGCAATCGATATCAAGGCCATTACCGTGATCGATGCCCACAACAGGTACCGATTTGATCCGTGGCAGTTGACCATGGGCGTAATTGGTCGCTGTGCTGCCTGTCTTAGGCACCAAAGCAGTTCCACCGTGCTCTTGCCATTGACTGGGCCACACATGAGTTTGGTCAGCTTCCCATGGCACGGGTTCCCATAAAAAATCGTGACCGGTGTAGTCGGTTAAATAGTTTACCCACCAAAAATATCTAGTACGACTCAACTGTTTTGCGTGTTCAATATCCTGCGCCGCTTGCTCATGAGCAAACAGATTGGGTTTGTTTCCAGAATAAAATATATCAAACATGATTAGAATAGATGAAATTTATTGTAACACATTTTTACCCCTAGTGCAAGACAAATCTTCGCACGGGCTACATTGGTTTGACCCATTTGGCAGTGTGCGTTTTGAAGACTTGTGTAATGTTCCGCCTGTTGATAATAACAAGAATTCAGTTCGTTATTTGTTTTGGGATCAGGAACCATTGCATCAGGAAACTGTGGATCAAACTCTGTCATCATTTGTCACGATGTTTCCACTGGGTACCAGACACATCATCACTAGCGAACACAACAGCGATCAGGTTGAACATGTGAAAAATACTTATGGGTTTGTGCCTCATTACTACTTCTTTCATGGCTGGGCTGCCTTGGATTGGTATCGCGGATACGACCGTAGTTTTTTAATGCCTGCACCCAACGATCGTAAAATTACCGCTACGTTTATCAGTCCCAATCGCATAGTGGCCGGACAAAGAAATCACAGATTGTTGATGTTCTATCACATACTCAAAAATCAAATGCTGGACAACTATATCAGTTTTCCTGCTATATGTCCGGCCGAGGGAATAGCTGTACGTGATGCTGTCAAGAGTTTAACTGACACATACCCTGACATCGAATCTGTGTATGCCGACAAAAATTTACATCTGCCCCTGGAGTTCGAAGGAGAATCTGGTGCTCCTATGCACAGTTTTCAACTGAGTCTATTCACACAGTGTGCCAGCAGTTTGCTGTACCTAGTAAACGAAACAGTGGCCGCAGGACGCAGGCATCACCTAACCGAAAAAACATTCAAACCTATTTGTTTACGCATGCCGTTTGTGTTGGTCGGCACGCAAGGCAGTCTGGAATATCTACGCAGTTACGGGTTTAAAACATTTAACTCGCTTTGGGATGAAAGTTACGATCTTGAAACCGACGATGTTATTCGATTGGAAAAAATAGCCGGTTTACTCAAGGAATTAAACAGTCTCAACACAGCAGAAAAAAATTCTTTGTTTCACAGGGCCGAGCAAATATGCCAACACAATTACGATCATTTTTATGGTGGCGGGTTTGAATCTGTTCTATGGACCGAACTGACACAAATGATCAAAGAATTTTAATATCGACATATCAACCCATTAAATAACTCATGATAAACGCATATACCAGCTGGCAACCATTGGAAGAAGTCATAGTAGGGCGTGCATACACACCTGACTATTTTGATTTTATTGAAAACGCACAAGTGCGTAATCAATTGCAACAGATCTTGGTTGAGACCGAAGAAGATCTTGACAATCTACAAAAGACAATCGAAACTTACGGTGCTCGAGTACGACGTCCTGATCTGATTGACAAACATCGTTTTCAAGATTTACAAATCAACAGCAACGGTGCTCCATTGCCACCATTGACACCGAGAGACTGGCAGATCACCCTGGGACAAAAGTTATTGCGGGTGTTGGCCATCCAAGAACTCGATACCATCTGTGCCGACTATGCCGATCAGGTCATAAACCCACACCGCAGTGCTTGGGACCCGGACTGCATATTAAATGGAGCCAGTGCCAGTTGTATCGTGCGAGTAGGTCAAGACGTGTTCTTCGACAACAGCGATTATCTTCGACCCGAGCAAACCAGATGGATAGTGGACAATGTGTTAGGGCCTGAATATCGGATTCACGAAGCCATAACAGACGGACACGGCGATGCTGTATTTGCCATACTCAAGCCTGGTGTGATACTGTCAAGCAAACACGACATGCACTTGCACCTGGCTCAAGACTTTCCCGGCTGGGAAGTTTTAAAAATCTGGGACTCAAGTATCTGGGCTGCCATGGAAGTGGGCAAGTTCAAATGGGAAGCCAATCCTGGAGCCTGGTATGTGCAGGGCCAGACACCCACACCCGAATTTACTGCCTTTGTGGACACCTATTTAAACAAGTGGACCGGCTTTGTGGCCGAAACGGTGTTTGATGTCAACTGCCTGGTATTAGACGAAGAAAATGTTATCTTCAGTGCCTACAACCGAGATGTTTTTGATTTTTGCAAGCGTCATAGGATCAATCCAATCATATGCGAACTGCGTCACAGCTACTTCTGGGACGGTGGCATCAGTTGTTGCACCCAGGATCTGCGTAGGCGTGGCGGGCTAGAAACTTATCTATGATCAAACGTGCTTTAATTTTAGGATGCAGTCATGCTGCCGGAGCCGAGATGTACCGAGATCCTTCTATACAGGTTGAACATCCGGATTCGTTTGGTTATCTAAACAGCTACCCGGCATTGGTAGCACAGAAGTTGGGTTATGTTCCCTTGAACTACGCAATCAGTGGCGGTAGCAATGATGCCATGTTTAGAATATTCTGCGAGCAGATGGATCAGTTGACTGCTGATGACATTGTGATAGCCTGTTGGACCGGCATTGACCGAACAGAAATCTGGCACGAGCTTGATCGACGTTGGTTACCGTTGAGCATTGGACAACACGACTTTTGCCCAATACAACCAAGTGACTATGCCTTGTCGGGCTTGAATGTTGGAGGTAAAATTTCTTGTCACCAGGATTATGAACAGTACAGTCATCAATGGAGCAAGTATCATGTTGATTTGAAATCCAGTCAGCTAAACAAATTGAAAAATATAACAGCACTAAATGCCATGGCCAAAGATCGATCAATCCCGGTCATGAATATTGACAGCTTTTGGCCGGTCAAAAATAATTCCACCTGGGTTATCAACGAAACCTATTATGATTGGGCCACACGCAATAACTGTGTCAAGACTGCCAACGGTCATTATTTTCTAGACACACATCAACGTTTTGCTGATCTGATTGTGTCTAGCTATAGACATTGACACCGTACAGTTGTTCAAATTGATCAGCGTCGGCTCGATCGTTTACCATGGGACGGCCACGTATGTTCAGGCTGGTATTCAACAGCATAGGGCATCCGGTGGCCGCATACCAGGCTTCTAGCAAGCGTCTAAATCCCGAACCGTCAGCGGGTACAGTCTGCACACGACTAGTCCCGTCATGATGTACGATAGCAGGATACAGGTCAGGATGCCGGCAACGACCGACTGTTTGCATGTACCTACTAGTATGCCAATTGGCAGGCATATCAAAATACTCATGCACATGCTCTTCCAAAACAGCCGGGGCAAACGGTCTAAACTTTTGTCTACGTTTGATTTCATTGACTCGATCTTTTATATCTCTTCCTCGCGGGTCGGCAAGGAGACTGCGGTTTCCGAGTGCCCGCGGCCCAAACTCTGCCGCACCCGAGGCGACACCACAGAGTCCATTAGCCAAAAGGTCGTGGACAACGGCATCAACAGGATATTCTCCGGGAATGACTCGGCCCAGATAGGCATGATCAAATTGTATTTGTTTTCCATAGGCCAAAGCGGCCGCACCAAGGCTACTGCCAGCATCACCAGGACAAGGCATGATCCAAATTTTTTCAAAATATTCACCGAGTTTTCTATTAGCAAGACAATTTAGGGCAACACCGCCCGAATAAACCAAATTTGTGCTCCAGCCAAATGCTCTGGCTCGGCGCATAATACTATATATCATCTCTTCACAAACTACCTGGGCACTTGCCGCTATATCTTGATCTCTGGCTCCGGGCAAGAATTCTGGATCCAGGCCGGCATGCAAATTGTCATAGGCTATGGCATGCAGTTGATTGCTGTAACAGGCCTGTCCATAGGCAACCATGCCCATGGTTATGTATTCTTCTTCCATGGGTCGTAAGCCTACACGATCGGTCACAGCACTGTAAAACAATCCTATACTTTGTGGATACCATTGACGCCACAGTCGTTTGTACTGAGCCTGTCCGTTGCAGTATTCGACCGACCAGATGGTGGCAGTGTCCCATTCACCAATGGCATCTATTACCACCACTGTGGCCCGATCAAACGGTGATGTCTGAAAGCCACCAGCCGCATGACTGAGATGGTGATTGTGTACCGTGACAGGTACTCCGGGAAAATGACCTTTCAGTTGATGTCGTAGTATCTGACCTGCTGTGAGTTTTGACCATTCTAGTCCTTGTCCTGAGTAAAGCTGTCGCAGTTGTTTTTTCCAAGGTGTTTCATAGTAGGCTATGTGATCGATGTGCCGATCTTGGGACAAATCCCAGATAAGGTCATTGTGTATGTCCGGATCATTTTTAATTTTGCTGTAGCGTTCACTGTGTCCGGCAAACGCAACTTTGCCTGAACCGTCGATCACGGCCACAGCCGCATCATGAAAACCAGCTGAAATTCCTAATATATTCATAAATTTTGTTTGCAATTATTTCGTGTCCTTGTTCCAACGGATGATGATTGGGTCCTATAGGGACACCTTCGCACCAGTTGCATATTCCGGCCTTTTGCCAATCTAGATAGTATTTGGTATCTATATGCGATATTAAATCTTGATTGTTTGTTGCTGGAAATTCTGTATTGTATGAGGCTGTTTGGCACATTATGTATTTTTGATTGTTTGCTTGAAAAAAATTTTGTAGTAGTATTATGTTTCTCAACCAAGCTCTATAACTCCATACATCCATTTGATTGGTATGATTGATCGTGAGTATTTTTGTTATCGTTTTTCGTTCTTGTAGTGCCAAATGATCGGTATTTTGACCTGGCCATGCATCAAATATTCCGTAAGGATCGCAAAATTCTATTCTGGCAAAGTTTGGCCAGGCAACGACAATTAGTTCGGCATCGTTGGCGTAAACACAATCCATGCTGCGTTTGACCACTCTATTGGTGCCAGAGCCAGATCTTCCTAGATTGATCATAGGTCGATCCAACAGTTGGCCCAACAATACCGGCCAGGCTGACTGTGTAGGATCTGTCAATTCGTCACCGTAGGTAAAACTATCGCCGATGCAATAAATCATTTGTATATAAAAGGGTCTCTTTTACGCAGTTCTTTGAGTTTTTTACGATAGCGTATTTCCAATCTAATACGATCAATTATGTGTTTAATCCATTTCATGTTTTTGATCCTTGTGTTGAGTAATCGTATCCGGGTTTCATTATGTCAATTTGTTGCTGATAATAATCAGGATCGGTCCAGGTATAATCATAAGTTGCCGTGATATCTCCGGCTGTGATCTGATATATATCCAGATGTTGAGAAAGTACAGGCCAAATCTGTTGATAATCATCGGTTCCAAAACTTTCTTTCAATTGTACCTGTCCCACAGGATGATATCCAAAATTGTATTCCGGGTCAGTGGGGTCAAAACCATTGCGTTCTATCCAGGCCCTAAACCCAATCATGCGATCGGTGTGCCAAGGATATAGTCCACCGTGGGTGACATCTCGTGCCCATTCGATATCAAATTCACCGCTGTAATAACGCAAATGTGTAATGGCATCGCACGTGGTTTGATCTATATCGGCACCGTTCTCATCAACGTAAACTTCGTAAAGCGTCTTTCCTATTTGAGTCCAGTGCAGGTATACTCCACCAAAAACTCGATCGTATCTGGTTTCGTCAAATGTTGTTTTGTATTCGGTTGGAAACTCAATTCTTGGTGCGTTCAGGAATGTAGTAATCTGAGTGGGGCGTACCCACTCAGGCTGTCGTGCCTGCTTGCGTTGACTTAGCATGAGACTTTCTGCTTCGTGACAGAGATTGTTTAATTGTCTAATTGCAAATTTTGTTTGATAATCTGCACGACGGTAATAGTCACTCAATTGCCAGACAGTTCCTTGCAGATGTTCAAAATGATTGTGCAAAAGATTCATGGTTGCCTGATTAGGGTCAAGCGTAACAGGATCACGCAGTAGATCAGGCGTGTACGTTTCTACAATATGATATCGGTCTTGGAAAAAACCGTTAATTTGGTTTCGTGCCCATGTCAGTTCTTGACAAATAAAATCTAGATTTCTTGCACTATCTGGGAATCCCAAAAAACAAAAATTCTTTTCCAGATACTGATTGCGCCTTACCAGATCCTGCAATGCCAGATACCATCGACGGGCCATTGGATCGTCATAGACTGCAATAGTGTAGTCGATAAGATCTTTTCTATCTAACGGATTGCGTAGCACTACTTTAACATTCAATTTGATTCCACCATTCTAGTACGGCAGGTCGTTCTGCCAAGATATTATTCATAGTATACTGGTCTTTTCGTATTTGTTCAAGTTGCAATATTCTCTTTTTGCCTCGTATCAATCCAGTCCGATAGGTGTCGGGCCACTGTTCTTCAAAGGTCTGCCGAGATTGCAATTGAACAAGAACTGCTCGCATGGCCCCTGTGGTAGTTGGTATTAACTCTGCTAACCAAGGTGCCAACAGTGATCTGGGCAGTGCCAAGGGACTCATGACTATATCGGGTGAAAATGAAAATATCACCTTGGCCAACACATCAACTCCCAACTGTTGTGCCAATTGTGTGATTGATCCGACTTCAAACATGCCGGGCAAGGTCAGGGTAAAATCTATTCGCATCTGTCTTGAGTGTCGGGCGACGGCAACTCCTTGTTGGAAGTTTTCAAGCCATGCCTTGTAGTCCAATCCGGTGCGTATGTATTCGCCAATCCTTCCTGTTCCATCAAGGCTTGCACAGATCTGCCAGTCTCGTAGCCCAGATAAAATATCTTGATACAGATTCCTACCGCCATAGCTGACACGGCTAAGATTAGTATTATATCTAGCATAAACATGTGGTCCATCTCCTAGTTCAATTATTCTGGCCATGTAGCGCCAGTGCTGTTCATACATGAGTGGCTCACCACCTACCCAGTATATTTCTTCTACCCTGTGTTCTTCTACTGCTTGGGCAAATTCTGCTTCGATCTGTTGATCTTGGAATTGTGTAATTTGTGCTTTTATTTCTGGAATCATCCAATTATTTTTACTATTAGACCAGTCAATCATGTTGTGCTGTCGTTGCTCGCTTTCCCAGGCACTCGACAACATGTCACCACACATACGACATTTGAAGTTGCAGAGATTGCTGAATCTATAGTCCCAAGACACCGGTTTCATAGTGGTATATCCATCAGCATCTGTGGTCGTGGCAATCTGATTTCGTTTGTGACCAAACAGTTGGTTGAAATAGCTACGGTACACGTCGGTGTTGAGCAATTGATTGTTACATACCTCGCACTCGGGCAAGATTTCTCCGGCCATCATTCGACGACGCACCGATCGCATGTGTTCGCTGTTCCAATGTTCGTCCAAAGTGATAGGATGATATCGCCCACTTCCGGACGCGGTGTCTATGTATTGTTCAAAGTTTTGAGCAGGCTCTCGACTGGCACAACACATCCTGCGTTCGGTTTGCGGACTGAGATAGGTGTGTGTCCAGGGTGCCATGCACAAGGTTTGAGAGTTATCCATTGACATAGTTTAACAGTGGTTGTATTATTTCGGTATTGACTCGTTGGCCCACCAATGTTTTATCAAAAAATCTTTGATAATTATGCTCAATTTTGTCAAGGGTCAAAGTATCGTAGGGTTGCCGCACAAAGTTTTTTACATTGTCTATTATTTTGGCCAATTTTGAATCGGGTCGAGTTGTGTCACTGTTGTCAATTTGGTCATAACTTTCGTCAAACAAGTTTTCAAAAGTTTCAAATCCCAACGAATGTAAATGCGACAAAGTATTTGTTTGCCCGTAGACCATAAATGGATGACGATAACACAATGGCTTCATTGTTTTTTCGGTAACAAAAGGGCAAGGTCCTGAATATCGGTCTATGCCAAATCGATCATATTCCAATACCGGCACATGATCCGTCCAGGTTTCGACCACCAAACTAAAATGCGTGTCGTTGTACCAAGATAGATCGGTATAACGATCCCAGTCTCCGGCATTTTTTTGATCATTGGGCAGGTAGATACCGTCGATGGTATAGCTGTATATGCAGTCGTCTAAATAAGGTTCCATCGCTTGGTACAATTTTGTTTTGTGGGTTTTGACATTGCCGATGGGCATTAGTGCTAGTTTTTTATAGGTTTTGACAGGTGTATATTTGTGGTTGCTTCGATCAAGCAGGCAGTCTTCGTACCAGAACCAATTGACATTGTTCAATATGTAATGTTTGTCAAGTGCAGGAACATATCTTTTATAAAGATTGAGCGGCTCATGTAAATTATCAACTACAAAACGAAACCCATCGTGGTACAGTGCTTGCCACCAATTGTCTTGATCGTACAAGCTGACCAATACCAAACTGTGATTGATATCATAGTTGCTGGTCGGATCATAGGCTACCAAGTCAAATTCTTTCTTCAGCACAGTATAAAGAATATACTCCACGAGAGATTTTACAATTATAGTTGGTTTATTCATAATCAATCAACTTGGCCAATTCGGGTTGTATTTGCGAAAGATTTTGGTTGCGTTTGCGATCAAGGTCACGCACCCGCATTCGCAATATGTTTCCGTCTAAACTCACACCACGATTCATAAAATATATGATTTGAGCAAATTCTTGTTGGGTAATTGTGTTGACCTGAGCCGATTGTAATTTTTCAGTGATCGCCTGCTTGGCCGTGTCTGGCAAGGTACTGATACTGAAGTAATAGGCCTCGTGCATCATGTTCCAATACACAAAATCAAAATCCTGTGTATCAATCCAGCGGGCCACGTCCTCAAGATAGTACACGTTAAAAACGTTCACAGTGGTGCACACCTGTAGTCGTATGTTGCGGAAACGTCTACGCATTTCTTGAAATTTCTTTATGTTGTCACACACTTCACTCCATACAGCATTTGATCTTTGATACTCAAATCTGGCACCTACATCGTCTATGCTGAATGCTATTTCCACGGTCTTGAAATGGCGCCAAATTTCTTCGCCTTGTTCGGGCCATTGGGTGCCATTGGTATTGTAGTGTATCTCAATATTGCCGGCGATGCCTCGATCGATCAGATCATACAGTAGATCAAAGTGCTCCTGTATCATGAATGGTTCGCCGCCGGTAAATTCTATATAGCGTATTTGATCCGACACCTGATCCAGTTCGGTCCAAAATGTAGGGTTTTCTCTAGGCCATGCTCCTTGCCTGAGCATTTGGTAATGATGGTTTGATCGGCGATCTTCTCCAGGAGAGAGATTGGCCAGTTCTTCGGTGGCAAATGTGCTCGAGCTCCAAGATCCACAAATACGACATTTCAAGTTACAGATATTGCCCAATTTCAAATCTAAAAACATCAAGGGTCGAGCGTCTTGTGTCCAAGGTTGATCAGGTATCATGTGCTTGAGACGATTGAGTGTGTGCATGCGTTTACTGACCCGACCGGCTGATTCTTCTCTCCAGCATTTTCTACAGGCTTGTGGTTGCTTCTGATCCAAAAACTGTTGTCTAAGATCTTGCATGTACCGACTGCTTTGTATGTCGGCAAAATTGGCCCTGTTCAAATCAAATTTGTTGCCGGCATCGTCTACGATTTCTTCTTCGGCCAAACAACAGGGTCTCACAGTACCAATTGGACTGGTTTCCAAGCTGACCCAAGGCAATACACAAAATTTGTCGTGTGGTATTTTCATGCGACATCCTTGAGTTCGGGAATTGTTGATAAAACACTTTCGTGTCTCATGCGATCAAGTTCGAAGGTCTTTTCCCAAAATTTAGGTATCAGTTTTGAGTTATCTGTGGCTGTCATAAATCTCCAGGCACTTTCAAATCCGGTCGTGGCACGTTGCAACGGGTCCAGGGGACGTAACCATGCAAGATGTTCATTGAACTTTTCAGAGAGTTTTGCTTTGTACAAGGCCGGAGCAATATCAATACGCAAATGTGCAGGATCTTGTAGAATATTTACATTTAGGTCTTGTGGTCGAATCAGGCCGCGGTCGGCCCAGTTACGATGAAAGTCCGGCAGGTGCCAGGCATTCATGATGCTCAAGGTAGGACTGATATAAAAATCAACGTTGGGACAGATCGCTAACATCTGTTCGCGATTGCGTTCCACTGTGTCCCAATTGGTGCCTTTTCTTATATATTCGGCCCGTGGTCCCATGGCATCTAAACTGGCTCCCACAGCCACTGACTTGAATCGTTGCCAATAATCAAACACTGTGCGATCTTTGAGTTTGACCTGTGTAAAGTTTGTGTTGTAGATCAAGCGAACATCAAAACGACCTCTACGTTCCAGTTCATCAAGTATGTTGTAGTGTTCGGCCATCATGAGTGGCTCACCACCAGCAAAGTAAATCTGTTCTACATAATCCAAATGTGGGATCAGTTGTTCCCACATGTCGGTCGCGGTTCGTCCGGCATAGTTCAATGCCGAATGGGCATTTGCCCAACCGTTACCAGCCAGTCGAGCTTGATCTTGATACCAACTGCTGCTGAATATGTGTCCACAACTGCGGCAACTTAAATTGCACAAATTACTAAATCGTATGTCCCAGTAGGTCATTTCAAAAGGATATTGTTCATTCTGTAATTTTTTAATATGATGCCCGTGGTGCTTGTTGGCTGACCGACGTCCAGAAAAAAATCCCGATTGCTCTTGTTCATAACAACGTTGACAGGCTGGCGATTTTATTTCGTTGAGCATGTTATCTCGCAATATGCCCATTGGTGTATCGTAAAAGATTTCTTCTAGAGTATTGCTACGGCAGTTACCTACTTGTCCTACTCCCATTTCGGCGTGACAGCACGGATATGCTTCGCCTGTGGGATAAGCGTGTAGGTGTATCCAAGGATAGATACAGAATGTCTTGCTGTCTTTGAGCAAAAATTCTTCTCGAGAATCTAACTGTGTCGGTCTTACCAAGTCTGTGCTGTTATAGTTGTATTGATTCATACCAATCTTTCAAGTTAGGGAATGTTGCAACAAAATTTTTACCGCGTCTTTGATCGTACTGGGCATAAAATTGACCAAAGTCGTTTAGCAACCGGTCATGATCAAAGGCCTCACTGTGTGGAGTTTTGACCACGTCCAAATAGTCTATTAGTCGTTGCACATGATTGCGTTCGTGTTCGTGCATCATGGAATCTTGACCCCATTGATCCAACCATTGTTGCAATCGATGTCGATGTTGATCACGCACATGCTCGGGCAAGACCAAGACGCTTTGGAAACTAGGGAAACGCAAGATGTTCAATGTAAAATTGGGAAACTCTGAACCGTATTCGTGTTTCCATCGCATAAACACAGTCAATAAATCCGGCAACGAATCCAAACACAAGGCATTTATGGTACACATAACGTGTAGGCCACGCAACTGACCGCTGGTGATCAAGCGTGTCATGTTCTGTACCCATAACGAATAATCCAGTCCATCGCGTATGTATTCGGCCTGCGGCCCTACACTTTCCATACTGGTGTATAGATCTAGCGGTATGTCTTGAGTCGCAGACAGCAGTCGGTCCAGATCCACTCCGGGGCCCAAATTGCTATTGATGGCCAATCTTGTTTGACTGCGTCCGGGATTGTCGCGGAACCAATCCAGCAATTTCCAGGTGTCACCGCTCATGAGTGGTTCACCACCAGTGATCCTTAGTTCTTGTAGTGTTTGGTGTAGGTCTGACTCCCACCACCGGAAGAATGCTTCCACGTACGGATTTGTTTCGCCAAAGCGGTATAGTTGACTATGATCGTGAGCATGAGTAAAGTGGCCACGCCCATCGGACACCAGATTGACATAGGCACCGTGCTGTCGTATGTCGCGAACCCATGTGCTACTGAAAGCAGGGTTACAATAGCTACAAGCCAATTGGCAAGTACGGTCAAACGCGATTTCCAAGGTGCGTAGGTTGATGTCTTGATCTGCGGGTGTGTGGTATGCATGTGATAAATCCTCCAGGGTATAAATTTTACTCTTGTACACACGGTCACTGATGTTGTCACGTCCGATGTCTTCTATTTTCCAACAGTATTCGCAACCACTGGGTCGTTCGCCCTGTTGCATCTGTACCCGTTCGTGTTTTTTTCTTGGCGTGTTGTGCAAAGCACTGGGATTGGTTTTGATCGCTTCGGGATCAATCGCGTGCGGTAGCGGATGATGGCAACTGGTAGTCTGGCCGGATCCCAACCATATGGTGGCATTGTACCATTTGGCAGCACAGAAGCTGGCACTTTTGGTATCCAACACCTGCTGACGGAATTCCAAATCTGTCAATGTGTTAGGCTTTGACATTTTGCGTTTCCTTGACAACAATATCGGCCCACAATTTTCCTGCTCGTGAATCAGGATGAATACCATCCTGTGCAAAAAAATCGCGATCTCTAGCCAGCTCAAAAATTCCATTCTTTGCAGTGTCGGCAAATATAAATTTGTCAAAATCAATTTGATTTACCAAGGCATCTAGACCTAGATTTTTAACACTGGGGTACTCTTTTCCGTTTTCGAAATAGTTGTCATTCCAGTAATTCATAAAACTCATAAATCTATAATCGATATTTTTTGATTTCAACCATGCTTGTAATTTCAACATGTTCAATAGGGACTCGAATACCAATTCTAACAATCCGCCAAATTTCACAATCGGTTTGCTTATGTCCGACATTGGAAAGACAGGATTATCTCCAACGCCACAGTGTCCGTAATGTATTCCCAATTCGTTTGTGTTTCTAAATTGCCAAAATTGTTGCCAGGTCAATTGATTGATTGGCCGGTCAATCCGAGTCAGTCCGCTCCACATTATCAATACCAAATCATAATCGTGTTTTATGCTGTTTACCATGGTAGAATCACATATCCATTGATTGCCTGCGGCATGACTGGCTATGTTTGTTATTGACCAATTGTCAGGCAGATGCTCGGGCCAATTTTTGCAGTCCGAATCAGCAGTAAAACTGCAACCGTTAATTAAAACTCGTTTGTTACGATAGGATCCTGAATTGGTCATTGATGTTTTATTAAAAAATTATGCAACTGATCTGAGAAATCGGCCGGACTTTGTTGAGCCAAGTCAGCATAGTGTTGTTGATTGTATTTACATATATTATAACACTCTGCAAGGAATTGGTCAAGATCTTGTTCACATAGATCTTCAACTATTTTGGCAATACGTTCAATGCGTGCTTGACTACATTCGATACTGTCAAAACTTTCATCTATGATTCCGTCAAAGGTTTGAAATCCCAAATTGCGTATGTCTCGATAAAAACCCTGATTGGCCACTGCTATCCAAGGATGCCCGATCGCGATAGGTTTCCAAATTTTTTCTGTCCTAAAACTGTAAGGATAGGTAAACACCGTTTCGGTTACCAGACTAAAATAGGTATCAACATACGATTCAAGATTTAAATAAAGTTCACCCCATTCGTTATTGAACAAATTTGTTTTTACAAAACTGTTGTCAACTGCGTGACCGACGCGTTCTCGGTAACGATCAACTTCGTATTTGGCCGGCAAGTATTGTACCGGTCTATGTGCTGTGATCAAATTTTCACCGTGATGTATCAGTTGTATGTTTACCAACTCAGGATCAATGTCAAACCAGGGTCCAGAATTTGACTGCTGGATCAAACCTATACTCTGATCCAACAAAGACCATAAACTGTGATCCAGCAATCCGGTCAATCTAAATTGTTCTAACAAATATTTTCTATGCGACCGTCCGCGACCATTTAAAAATAAAAATTTATAAGGCTTGTTGTGCTTGGTAAAAATTGTGTCGCTTTGAGCAATAGCCTGTTGGTTATGCTCACAATAATGGATTTTGGGCAAAAAGAATTCATGCTGTATATGTATCCACCGAGGATGCATGTCTCCGCCACTGATCAACAGCACTTGACCTGACTGAATCAAATCAGCCAGCCCCCATCGCAGGCACATGGTCAACAGAGTCTCGCTACCTTCCTCGGGTATGCTCAACACTATCTTTGCGCCAGCGTGTGCTAGATCTTTTATTAGAGCATTGTTTTCCACCACAGTCTGACGACAAACCACATAGATTGCATTTGTGTCACGGGTGGCTGTGCCAAGATTCCAAAATTCTTCGTCGATCCAGGCTTTCAAGCAATCACTTACTCCTGAATGAGTATCAACTATGAGTCTACGATTGCCTAGCATGATACTCGCATTCATGCCACCAGGCACTCATTTCAGGAAATGTTTTTAAAAAATCAGTGTTGCGCCTGCGGTCGTGTTCGTTGAAAAATCTATAAAAGTCGGCTTTGTTTTGGTTCAGGTATTGAATATCCAACTGTTGTCCAGCACGCATCCAGGCAATGTCTCGATCCAGTCTTGCCAGTTCATAATCTTTGAATCCTTGGAATCTGGTTTTGGGAGTTTCCAACTGTTTCATCATCCAGACCCAGATCTGTTCCAATTGATCACAATAGCTTTCGGGTAAAAGTTGTAGACTTTGCCAAGCGGGCTGTCTGAGTATTGGAGTATCAAACCACACACGCTGATAGGTAGTACTATAAAGTTTCCTAAGTCCCAATATGCCAGCCATGAGACTGCCAAATCCGGTCACCGAAAGATTGTTCATGGTCACGATAAATGTGACACTATTGCGTCCGGGTATCTCGGTCAGGAATTGATTGACTCGATCCCATAGCAAGTTGAAATCCAAGCCGTGTCTGACATATTCGGCCTGTGTGCCCCACGAGTCCAGACTCACATACTGCATAAAGTGTTCGATCTGTTCACCTTCGCACAACTGTTTTACATAGCTCTTGTACTTTTGCCACGAGCGTTCGTCTACACTGAAGTTTGACGTCACGTTCAAATGCAAGTTGGGCTTGGGGTTGGCCAACACATAATCAAACACTCGATAGGTGTTTTTGTCCAACAAAGGTTCACCACCGGTCATCCTGAAGTGTTTGAGTTCCGGATACAGAGTGGGCCACCATGACCAAAATGCTTCTACGTAGGGATTGTGTTCGCGGGCAGGAATAGGCCTATTACGACCGGTAAAATGACCAGGATCATTATGAGTACGGCTAGTAGGATATCCACCATGACTGTCCACTTCCTGTTGCCAGGTACTGCTAAACTGTGGACTACAATAACTGCAAGCAAGATTACAAACATGATTAAAATTAACTTCAACATAGCTAGGAACAACATCTTCGTCTCCAGTGGAATTTGCGATAACGTGATAGTCTTTGCTGGCCCAAGGTTCGCCCGACCTGTAATGACGATCACTCAGCTTGCCAGCGTCCTCCATGGTCCAACAGTAAGAGCATTCACCAGGACGCTCTTGTGTAAGCATAATCTTACGTTGAGTTTTTTTGTATGGTGTGTTATGCAGTGCAGATGGATTGTCAGCCAATAGTTCTGCTGGTATAGCATGCAAGGGCGGGTGATAACAACTGTTGTTAAGACCAGTAGGTAGGTGTAAACTGACCTGTTTCCATTTGGCTAGACAAAGTGCAGGCCCTAGCGCCTCTTTCATGTGTTCGGCACTGCTTAAAAATCGTGATTTGAAGTCGGTCGAAACTTCGTCGCCTTTGTTTACCAACCTTCTTGACTCCTGATCACATCAATTTCTCTGGTCATGACGCCACGGTTGTGCCAGTTAGATCGATAGTGATGTTTGAAGAATCGGCTGGATTCAGCATCCATCACAGTTATTGGCAGATCCAGCTGTCGATGTAGGTCTTCGGCCACACGACCTGCTAGTATTTCAGGATTATGACCGTCTACGGTTTTGTACAGTTCGGCCAAGGCATCAAAATCTTGTACCTGCTGATAATCCCATGCAGTCAACATGGTCATGTAAGTGCCCATCCTACTACCGGCGATGGCCCAGATACCGTGCTCGACATCGCGACCCACATTGTGCCATATAGTCAAATGATCGAGATTTCTTTGATGTACCTGTCGTTTGAAATCTGATAAAGAGGGTCTTGCTCCTTGATTGAGACACATTTTTACACCTTCTCTGAATCCGGCACGCCAGGCATGGAATTCTGATCCGTTAGGGTATGTGGTTGAATAACAGTCGTGCATGGCCCAGTAAAGTGGATCAAAACAAAATTCCACTTGGGTTTCGGTCCGACCGTCGGTGGCTTCGTGTGTACGCATGTTGTTGGCAAATGTCTTGGTCCACGAACTTAAACCACCGTTGCCGTACATGAGTCCGTTGATATGATTTCTGGCACGCCAGCGGAACACAGCTGATTCCCATTGCTCATCCGGCAACTCCAGGGTAAGATTGAAAAAACGTTCGTCGGGCATGTTGTCGCCATCGATCAAGATGAATCGTTCGGTAGTGCTGGCCTCGGCTGCGGCCTTGTGTGCAGAATCGCTTCCTTTTACCCCGTCCACACGCTGTGCCCAAGGAATCATGTTGCGAATACGGACCCACGTTTCTTCTCGATCGGGCTCGTCGTAGGTGAGGTAAATGCAGTCTAAATCGGCTATATCAATATGTTTCACGGTGTTTCACACTCCATTTGGTATTTGGTTGATCATGCTCTACTACCACACATACATTGTTAGGACTGCAGGTGATTCCTGAATCGGACGGAACCAATTTGGAGATCAGTACAGGTGGTCGTATTTTTACGATTTTTCCGTCGACGATGCGTATGTTCCAGTCCGGTAAGGAGAACGTTGCAGCATCCACTTCAATATAGTTACCTGGCAAGTCGTCTGCCGAATAACTTAGTGGTCGGCCTTGTTCGTCATAGTAGATACGATAACTGGGTTTTTTGACCGGAGACGGATTGCCGAAAACTTCGGCCATGGCTGTTAAAAAATTTTCTGTAGTTTGGTCAAGCATTGATACGCCAATCTTTTATGTGATAGTGTATGGCACCCCATTGTGCCACAGTGTTTATTCTAAGACCCAAGTCGCCGAATTCCCATACCAATTCCTGTGTCCAATCGTCGGTCTGTGTTTTTAAAATGTGCTGTTTCATGTGTACTATCGTGGGGCCCAATCCAGCCGGCAAAGTCACCTGTTCGGGGCCCATGATCACAGCGGCCATGGCATAGACCACATCAGTTGATGGCGATTCATCAGGCAGTTTGAGCAGTCTGCTGTAGTCGGCCCAGTGCTCGAATATGTTGCGAACAAGAGCAAAAAATTCTTGTGCTGTGCGACTTCGACGCCAGTAGGTGATGGCATTGTAAACATCAGGTAGATTGTTGTCATCAAACAGGCGACGATAATATCTAGATACTGCTGGCTGATCATAGATGTCTCTACAGCCTTGGCTGATCACAACATCTCGTAGTTCAAACAGGGTCCACCAATGATCGATTGGACCTGCTACTACCATGTCGGCTTCGAGCTTGATTGTTTGTCTGTAAGGTGTGGCATCAAAACACTGCCAGTCGTTGGCATATCCGCCCAGATCGCCATGCGGCAAAGGAATCACATGATCAAATACTGGATCACTGCATCTACGCACAGTCAACGTAGCAATGTTAGCATCAGGATGCCAACGGCGAATAGATCGAGCCAGTTGGATGGCACAACTCAGGTAGTCCACATCGTCTGTGTCAATGGCCGGTATTAGATAACCGCGTTCAGCAAGTACTGGCAACAATGTCTCCTAGATGTCGTTTGCCCATGGCATGGAAATCTTGATTTATCGAAATCCATCTGGATTGTCCATGTCCGTTGGTGTAATCAACGCGGTATTGATCCTGACCAATTTGTGTCACACAGGGTGCCGGAGTCACCGTGGCCAACGACCACGGAATAACTGGCCAATCCAGCAGTTGTCCGTTCACCACAAGCTGTGCAATAGTGAGAGCATAGTCATTGCGATAGGTCGAAGGTGTGATACCATAAAGATTTCGATAGTGGCTCCAGTTGGTTTTTATCATTTGCATGGTGTCAAAGATCAATTCGGCCTGTCGGCTGCGATTGAAGTACATCACAGTGGCCCAGCTCATGGGCACGTGATATTGTCCAAATGTGTTGTTGGCCCGGAACGGCTCGGCTCCGGTAATGTCATGGGCTCGATCATGTGCTAGAAAATCTTGTCCGCTTTCAAACAATACCGACAACTGGTCTGATGCTACCACATAATCAGCATCCAGTACCAGAGTCTGATCCCACGGGCTTAACCGATAAGCATCCATGCGATTTTTATTGTACCAGGTCACACTGTCTTCAAAGTCTACGAAGTATCTGTGGTATTCGCTGTGCTTTTCAGTGCGTATGACTTGATCAAATTCGTAATGACCAGGTAAATCGGTTGCATCTGTAATTAGACATACCGGAAGATTCAAGTGCCTGTGTATGTTGCCAGCTGACCAAGCTGCCAGAGCCACATAGTCAATCAACTCATTGTTGTAGGCAAAGATAACAATTCCAGAAGTCATCTGTTTTGGTTCAACCCTTCGTATTCGATTAACCAGGCGTTCATTTGTTCTTGCCAGCGTTGACTGGCCAACTCACGCAGTTCTTTGGGTACCACTCGCACTGGATTATGGTACAGGTCCAGGATCACCTGTGGCGTGTCAGGGTTGCAGACGTGCAACACAGTCAGCAGTTCGGGACCGGCCTGCCACATGCCACCTGCGTGGGCAAAGGTCAATTTGGCCTGATATTTTTCTTGGAGAGTTTTTCGTGCTATTGCATGATCAAAACGGGCACGACCGTGAGCTACAAGTTCATCAGTGTTCATAGTTCTATTATACTAGAAAAAAGTCTAGCAGTAAAGAGATTTTTGGTCCAAACCGCCGTGAATTACGCTACAGAAGCACTGAGAGTAGGTGTGCCCCAGGTGTTGCTGATATAGGTAGTCTCAGGCGGATAATAACTGATAGCAGTTACCGCGCCAGCAGATATTGATTGATTTTCGCTAGGTGTTGGTTGAGCTGCTGCGTACCATTGGGTTGAAAATGCTACGTTGTTGCCACTCTTAAATGCATACACAACAATATAGTCACCGCCATAAGGATAAGTGGAACTGTATTGTAGGAATATCTGTTGAGGAGTCCCAGTCAATTGAGCATATCCAATGGTAGTAGCTAGGGTACTAGGCGTTCCGCTTCCACCTTGCTTGGTAGTACCTGTGTATGTAGTAGTAGCAATAACTTTTGAAGTGCCAGTACTGGTAAATGTAATTTGATTACAGGCAGCGGCCAGTGCGTTCCATGTTGCGTCAGCCGGCTTGCCGGTACTGCTTTTACTGAAATTTAATAGCACTCGTCCGCCGGCATAGAAAAAATAATCTCTTGCTGCGGTACTACTAAACAGTATGGTATTAGTAAAAGTCATAGTCCAACTGGCATTGCCAGAACCTTTGGCCGGACCTGACACAGAACCGCTGGTATTATACAAGGTGCCCGAAGCATAACAATCATACTGGTGACCGGTTATGTAAGTGACCGCTGTGGACAAATTAGAGATGATCGAAATTGTTGATCCGGCACTGGGACTGGCCACGCTGGGATTGGTTCCAGATTCGTGAGTATAAGCATTGGTTATGGTACTGGCCAAAGTGCTCCATTGTGCGGCTGTCACAGTGCCGCCGGTGGATACAGATCCTATTGAGCTTTGCCCCCATAGAGTATTCCATACTCCATTCACACTTGTAGCAAATCCATTGTAATCGCTTGCTGATATTAAACTGCCCGAGCTGTATGTCATTTTATTCTATTTCCCTTTGTATTAGTTGATCAATTTCAACGCTATATCTCAACGGCGTTCTATTGTAGCACAATAGTAAAGTGGTTGTTTACCACAAGCGTCATTTTTTTTAATATAGCCGGGTGATTTTAATCCTTCATTTTATTTAATTGTCACAATGGCTTCCACTGTGCCGACTCCGGTGCCCGATTTATCCACTAGTGCTCGACCAATCGTGTTAAATGCTGTGGCTTCGCCAGGTTTAGCCGATCTTGCAATTCCGTTTCCGGCACTGACCAGGCGATCGCCTTTTGTCACGATACCCGTACATTGTACAGGAACTCGACCAGTCATTGCAACCGGTGGATGAGTCGCATCATCTCCGGCACCACTGTTCATCAAATATGCTGCTCGTGTACTTATAACTCCAAACACAGTTTCGCTCAATTCCGCTATGGCTTTTGTGATTTCTTGTGATCCGCCCAGTTCAACCACGGTACCGGCTTCATAAACAGCATCAGCAGCAAATCGCTCAGCCACGTCGGCATATTGAGCACTGGTAGCTGTTGCAAATATTGTACCAAAATAACGGCTTGAGTTTCCTATGTTGCCAACACCGTTGGCGTTGTTGTTGATAATGCCCGACACATTGGCTATGCCGCCAAAATAAGGCAAATAATTGGCCACGTTGGCGTTGCCGTAACCGCCAGGAATACCATTGGCAAAGGCTATGTTACCCAATATGTAACCACCTGAAACATTGCCGGTGGTGCTGATATTGCCGCTTGTGGCAATGATCATGCTGTTGCCACTGCCCATAAAGGTCGCTACATTGGCATCGGTATAGCTGGCCGGAAGACCGCTCAGTTGACTACCATTGCCCAAAATATACTTGCCGCTGACGTTGCCAGTTACGCTGACTCCTACATTGCCAGATCCCCAAAAACTGGGCACACTGGTACCGCCTACGCCCAGCACAGAATTGGCCAACTGTAGTCCGGGATTGACGTTGCCAAATCCGGTAATGGTGTTAGCAGGTATAAATGTTGTGTCTTCGCTGATGATACCAACCACGGTGCTGTTTACTACCAATTCAATGACTTTGTGTGAAACGTTACCTGTGTCGGTTATCACGTTGGCAAATGCACCAGTCACACCAGTGCCAGTATTAAATTGCGGACCAACCAACAACCAAGTGTTGCCAGTCCAGATATTAACCTGTTGATTGGTAGTATCAAACCACATGTCGCCAGTTGTACTGTAGGTTGAAGTGCTGGGTGTGGTGTTAGAAACAGCCATTGATGCCAGCGTTTTCCAGCTGGTGCCCATGTAAACGGATAATACACCTGCGTTAGGAGTGTTGTTCCACCAAAGTTGGCCGGTCAACGGAGCAGAAGGAGCAGTGTTGTTAGATGCATTTTCCAACAAACGTATAAAATTGGTGTCTAAAAATTGTCCGTAACCGGCATAGTTTTTGCCTACCAAGGTCATGGAACTTGAAGTGTTGATAGTACCATCTTGTATGGTACCAAAGACTGATCCGTCAGTTAAGGTTATTGTGTATGACATTTGTTTTTATTCTGCCCTGTTATACTCATATTTATGCGGCACTCAAGTTAGTGAGAGTCTGGATTCTCAAAGTGTAATCGATCTGGATTTGACGATTTAGACTTTTCTGTACCGGATGAAAAATCACATGAGTGATCAACAACAAATTTGAGCTGGACCCGTTCCAGCACTGTAAACCTAGTTCATCAAACACATATTCACCGTTGAAATTGGTGCTGTTGTCAAAGGCCTGTTGACCAGCTGGTTCGCCGTAATCCAACAAACAGGTTACCACGATGTCTGTGTATACCTGCCCGGCTGTGTGGACCACAGTCATGTAGTTGTTGCCAGGATCTTGATTGGCTGCACTGTTTTGATCCACCACTTTGGCATAGGTTTCGTTGTACAAACTGGCGTTGGTGCCCACAGTGTTTGGGGGCAAATAGGTTATAACTCCGGTGGCATCCACGGCACTTCCGCCGTTGCCAAATGCCATTTGATAGATAAATCCGTTGGTTTTGTCACTGAGTGTGTTGGCCATACACACGCTGATGTTTTCGTAGTTTATGGCGTTCTTTTTGTCCAACAAAATTTCGCCTGTTTTGGGATCGTGTATTTTTACAAAACCCTCAATTTTGGTCAGTCCTGGAGTGATTATCATGCCCGTTTCTCCACAAATACTTGTTTGGTTTGAGGATCCGAAATCCTTACATGTCCTTGCACTGAAACCGATCCTACCTCGTTGGGACGACGCTGTGGAGTTTTTGCAGTACCGGATGATTGTTGAGTTGTCTGTTTATTTTCAGTCATATTTTATTTAGTTTGTTTTTGACCCGGGAATCAGTAATCTACCCAGGTTCCTCTACGTACCAGTATGGTCACGTCCACTCCTGCAGCAGGTGCAGTAGCAAAGGTTACCTGTACCGGACTTTCGGCAGTTATTGTGTACAGCGTGCTATTGACTCGCTGACCGGCCACATACACTTCGACTGCCACATTGAGCGGTTGCCAGTAGTTGGAGTTGGAAATTGCTGTGTTGGCTGGCACATCTTGTTTTGCACGGTAAAAATTACCGCTGGACTTGACTATATCACCCAAAGAGTATGTGTTGCCGATGGCCCATGTTGTGGTCGAAGTACTCAAAGTGATACTAGGAGCATTAAACACTGTGGCAGTTCCGTTGGCCAAAGTTGTGTCTTGCACAACATAGTTTTGATACTGTCGTCCATACAAGTTGCTACTGCTCATGTTGTAAACTGTTGCACCGGTGTTGTGGGTTGTAACCGCAGTACCAGCAGTGCCACGAATCAGATCACTCACAGTATTGTTCACCAAATCAATGGTTCTGTACATGATACGTTCGGCGCCGATGGTCAATACACCCCATTGATTGGCATCAAAATCTGGCACAAACAGTGCACCTGCATTGGCCACATGTATGATGTCGGCATTCGCAGTTACAGCCTGTGTGAGTGTGGTTGTGGTGTTGTCAGTGATTGTGTAGGTCAATTGTAGTCCACGCATGTCCTGGAATATGCGGAAATCGGCTCCGCCAGTTGGACCGCCAGTGGTATAAACACGGAAGTCCAAGGTATCAAATTCAATACCAGGAACCAGTTCTTCGGGGGCATAACTGCTGTAAGCATCCACGTATCCGCCACCAGCCACATTGATATCGGTGGTTCTGAGACCCAGGTAAGGATCTATATATGAACTTGAATACACTGTGTCCAGCATGCTGACATCTTGACCGGCTGTGTAATTGAGTCCGGCCACCTGTACTCCAGGATAGCTGACTCCTTCGATCAAGAGCGGTAAACTGAGACCCGGCATGTTTGGAGTAGGAGTATAGTAGCCCATGGTGCGGTCCACTCCGCTAAGAGTACCAGCATCAACCAAGCTCCATTGATTTGGATCAAACACAGCGGATGATACTGCGGCATTGGCTGACCAAACACGATTTTGCCAACGCACCTGATCACCTTCGGCATAATTGTGGCCTGCTTGCCATTCATATATGGTGGTCTCATATTGGTAACGATCAAACTTGATTCGTATCGCGAACTCTCGCACCATGTGATTGTTCATAACAGTAGCTGCTTGAGCACCGGTGCCGTTACCACCAGTCAAGGTAACTGAAGCTGTGGTCAAGTATCCTGATCCTGGATTGGTTATAGTAACTGCGGTCACTTGACCGGTTCCGTTGATTGTGGCATACCCGCTGGCACCGTTGCCAACCCAGGTCAAGGTCGCAGTTCCGTTGGTCTGTGAGCCCGATGTAAATATTGGCGGTGTGTCGCCTGAAGTTCCGGCCGCTGTGACCGAATACAAGTTGTTGGTCGGGCCCGATATGTAATAGATCTGTTGTCCCAACACATACACAGTGTTGGCTGTCCAGGCGGTACCAATGGTCACAACCGGAGCTGTGGTGTAACCGGTTCCGCCCGACACAACATTGACTCCGTCAATGCTCAAGGTATAGTTGTTGAACCAGTTGGTCCAAGGCTGTTCAGACCAAACAGCAGAATTGGGTGCCGCATCACTGACAAAAGATTCTGGATAGCTGTTACTATCAGCGTACGGAGTCAAGACCGGACTGGTAAACTGTGGTATTTCTAGTGTGTTGTTCCAGTAGGCCGGCACGTCAAAGTCGGTCATGCCACCCGGATAAGTGTCGGAACCGTTGTAGATCAAATTGAATGCCAGGGTCTGTACATGGTAAGGTTTTACTTCGGTCAAGTAATCTTGCACAAAAGTTTGATCGTCGACTTCGTACAACTGATACGGCAACAATGGTTCCAGCTGATGATCTACCACGATAAAACTGCTTTTTATCAACCAGTTAGGCGAGGCAAATTCGCTGTAGACATACTGGAACATCAGCATCAACAGTTCGTTGCGATAGATCAACAGTTCGTCCGTGAACAATTCAAAATTGATCGCATTGATGATCTGTCGTGTTTCGGTTATTGGTGCCTGATCAAAAAATTGTGCATCAAACACGTTGGCGTCGTAACCATAAGGTCCCAGTTGATAGTTCCATAACACTTCGCTGAAGGCGATAGTGCCGTTTTGTAAAGCCACTCGTGTCCACCCAAGATCGGTCCTTAGATAAATTTCGTATTGTCCATGACCGTTGCTGTTGACTTGTACACTGCTGCCCACAGGTGCCACAGTGATACTGAGTGTCTGCAAATCAGAATAGTTAGCCACTTGTGCCACTGGCTGTATCGAACTGTTGTATCCAGGTTGATACCAGTTGATGTAGTTCCAGTACAAGGGTGTGTCGTAGCTTTGGATCTGTGCCAACTGCAACGTACCAGATCCGGTGTTGCTGGTCACTTCATACACAGTCCATCGGCCGTTGTAATCGCTATCGGACAGCACAAGATACAAATATCCCACCGGTACCGCTGTCAGGTCTTGATAGCCCAACACAGTTAGATTGGGCACAGACATATTGTATCCGGCTGTGGCTGTGATTGTGCTTGATGTGATATTGAGGCTGGTAGAAATCGTATAGGTACCTGCTCCGCCTGTGCCAGTTCCACGTGCCACAATAGTAACAAATGCTGGAATTCCAGTGCCGGTCAAGGTTTGCCCAGGTTCAAATACTCCGGTCACGGTTCCGGCCACGGTTAGAGTTTTTCCAGATATTGAAGCTGCTGTAGCCGTTCCTGTAGTTGAATCCGGGACTGGTTGACTGCTGTTCAACAGATTGAAACTACGCATTTCTGTGATGGGATATTGAGCAAGAATGGTATTAGCTCGATCGAGATAATTTTCCAAGGCTCGATAGCGATTGACAAACATGCCCTGTCTTGGGCTGTATTGCACTCCGTAACGCATGCCCGGACTCAACAGCGGATCAGGAACCAGGGCACCTGACAGATTTTCTCCACAAAAACTGTCGACCATTTTTTGATAGATTGAATCGGTTATGAAACTGTCGGCTTTGCCGTCGGCCACGAATTGATATTCGGTGTGTATGTTTGCTGCGGCTCCTTGTGCCTGGCGTTCGTATTCCACATGTAAAATGGTATCACTGGCGCTGATCAATCCCACACTGTTGTACAACGCCACTGTGCTGGAATTGATAGGTGCTATGTAAGGCAGTCCACTGTTTAACGGATTGGCAATGTAACTGGCTATAGCCGATGCACTGAGTGTCTTGCCGTTAGCACTGTCAACTGTGGTAATACCACGCACCCAATAGTAGTACTGGGTTGAGAATGTTCCAGTTGAAGTCAACGAAGATTGAGTGGTATAGCTGGTGGTGCTTAACGGTGTTCCTGTTCCGCTGTAGCTGGCCGGTGGCACATCGCTTTGTATCCATTGATATATGTCCACGCGACTGCCCGGAAACAATCGACCCCATTGGCGACTGGCATACACTATGTCGCTTTGATTGGGGTTGATAAATCTCACAGTGTCGGTATCCCACCAGATTTCGCCAACATGCTTGTCAGCCCAGGCGGTACCATTGTTGTGTATGGTTCCAGTGTTGTAGTTGGCCGGGTCAACTGCTGATGTGTAATTGATGTTTTGAGCAGCCACTCCTAGTATCTTGCCCTGTAAAGGATCGATAAAATCATAATAGGTCTGTGTGCTACTCAACAATTTGTCAAAACTGTAAACTGAATTCAGTAGATCAATGTTGACCACTGGCTGTTGCTGATATATGGTGGCCCAGGCCGGTAAATTGTTAGGATTATCGTAAACAGCAACTGATCCATAATTGGCATTGTTGGTAGTTGCAAGATCCACGCCCGGGGCACCCACAACCAAACGACCGTTCACATAGCTGGCTGAGGTACCAAACTGATCGCCTGTGGCTGTGCCGCTTTGATAAATCTGTTGTCCAAACACCATTTTTCCAGGATTGTTCACTGAGCTATTGGCACTGGGGAAATAGTCGAAAGTATAAGCAACACCACTGTTGCTGACCGGATTGCTGAACAAGGTGCTGTTTTCGTCAAATATGGTTTGTCCACCATCAAAACTCATGGCTTCGTACACATTGCCGTTGGGAGCTCCTATCACCACGTTGAGACTGTTGCTGTTGATGCTGATGGAGCTGCCGAAATAACCGTAAGATACTGGATTTGGACTGTACAATGTTTGCGTATAAACAAATGTGTCAAAACCCAAGGTGTCAAAAGCAGAACCGGCACCGCCCAATCCAGGCAACACTGAAAGCTGATTGTAGGTCGGAGCTGATGCAGAATTTATCACAGACAGAACCAATTTTCCAGTGACCACCACAATGTTTGAGTAAGTGTTGGGAGCAGTCACAAATGCAATTTGCTGACTGTTGGCCAGATAGGTGTAGGTATAGCCCGCGGCCGGACTGGCTTTCTGTAACACGCCATCTATATAGACCACAGGATTTGAGCCTGCTGTGCTGTAGACTGATCCTACATCAAACAGTTTGGTAACACCATCACCGATAAAATTCAAATTGTTGCTCAACGATGCTTGAACATTTGGTATCACATACGAACTGGTCCATTGCACGCTGCTGTTAGAAGGAGCCACATTCAAACTGGTTGTGGCAGCAGTATAGCAAACAGAATTGTAAATCACTCGATCGTTTAGATAGTACTGTGTGGTGCTTGACCATGGCAATGGAGATATGGCATTTACCAGACCGGTCACAGTGTTGTTGGGACTGTTAGGCACAACCACTTCAATGCCGTTCACGCGAATGGAAGTTCCTGCTGTCAGCACCGGATTGGCCACAGTGCTCACGGTCACTCCATACAGTCTACTCTGATTGACTGCACGTTCTACACTGCCGTCCTGCACCATGGGCAAGTTGCTGTTTTTTGGTGATCCGATATACAAACTGCAATCGTTGTAGCAGAGTCGAGAACTGTAACCAAACAACGAACCTGACTCGGGCGATTGTGCTGTTATTTTTTGTACCAACTGGAATTGATTGGTTTCTATTTCTATTGTATCGCCAACAGCAAGTATCACCGACGGTGCTAACACGATGTTGTTGCTGACAACTGTGAATTGTCCGTTGGGGTACTGTGCGGTGTTGGTCAAGTACACGCCGTTGTGTAGAACAGCGATTGGATCAGCGAAAGATCCTATGATTGCATACGTGGTTTGTGCGGTATTGTTGACCAGGTATTTTATCACGCTACGATCAAAAATATAGGTTGATCCAGCATTGGCCACAACATTACCGGCCGAGTCAAGTGCAGAATCTGCAACAGTTCCAACAATCACAGTGCGTCCATCGGTGCTGGTGGCAACACTTGATCCAAAACCAGCACCTGCACCCAGCGACAAACCGGCTGTGGGCAAGGTTGAAATATATTTCCAATAGGTTCTGGTTGTAATCTGCACTGATGCACCCGATGCGGGTTCATGTCCACTGACAAATTCTATCTGTGTGGTATAATTGTAATCGATATAAGGTCGTTGTAGAACGCCATTTACCAACACATTGAACGAATCAATGTTGGTGGCTGTGTACAGGTATGGTACAAGATTGTAGTTGGCTGACCCAGTGCCGGTCAATGCCAACGCCGAACGACGGCTGATTGTTAATTTTTTTCCAGTGACCGGTGCAGTCGCAAATAAAATTTGTGAACTGTTCAGGGTATAATCGGTTGGATATACCAAAGTTTGATTGTCCAAGGTCACGATCAACTGCTCAGGATATGTGAAGTTGACCAATATGGCCGAAGACCAATTGAATGCAGCAGTAACTCCATCAGTGGTGTACGAAATCGACTGTTCCGGAGTATCAACCAGACCGTATGCGTAGACCAAGTTTCCGCCAGGAGCACCAATGTACATCCATTGTTCGTTGTAGCTCATTGCCACCGACGATCCAAATGCCACAGCGTTGGCAGTAGTTGGAGCTGTGAACAACTGTGTTTGTATATACTGATTGCTTGCAGGAACTTGGTATATGGCACTGGCATATCCTCGACCACCATCGCTAGCACTAGCACCGGCTATGCTCCAGTTGCTGTTGCCCCAGTCGAGACTGTTTCCGTAACCGGCCACGTTGGCCGCTGACAGTGTGAGTATGGTGTTGTCCACATAGGTTCCCTGTCCGGTGCCAGCATTTACTCGTGTATAGGTGTAAATTGCACCAGTATCTTGATTGGGACTGCCTACCAGTAGGCTGACACTGTTGGTGGATTGTGCTATACTGGTGCCAAACAAACTGTTTGTTTCAGGAACAAATGCTGTCAAACTTTCCACAGTGGCAAACGGTGATTGTTTTTCCAACACTTCCCAGTGGCCCGATCCATTGTTGTCGACCCAGGCACGAGCTCCAGGAACCAGGTCCGTTGCGTAAGATAATGTGGCCACATCGCTGGCCTGAGCCACACGCATGGTCTGTAGGTGCCAGGCTAAACCAGTGCCAGTGATGGTGGTTTGATTGGTTGAAGTAAACGAATAAGAAATTATCACTTGAGTGGGCGACGGCACACCCAACACACGATACACTCCATCAACGCCGGTGGCAAAATAACGCACGATGATCAAATCGCCGATGGCCAAGCCGGTCACTGCGGTAAATTGTGCAATACTTGTGCCATTCAAGTTGTCAGTCAGCTGTCGTAGTCGACCGGGAACCTGGGCACACCGATATATGTTCCAGTCATAACTGTTGTCGTGAGCCACCCATATGGTAGTTCCGGTACCGATGGTATTGAGTTTGGCCGCGATAGCCGATGGATCGTCTAACGAATATACTGTGATGTCAGCATCATTGACATTGACATAACCGGCCGAAGGCAGTGCAGTGTTTAGCGTGGTAGGATAAATGGTTGGCAATATATCAGTGCTAGTAATATTGTAACTTTCCTTCCACAGATTGCTCAACAACACAGTTTGATTGGCCTGGCTGACATCACCAGGTTGTATTATTTGTACTGTGCTGGGATTGTTGGTCAGCAGTGCTTCGTTGAGATTGATTTCAAAATAGCTACGATTGGCTGTGGCCCCGTAGGTTCCGATTAGCACTCCCCAGGTTTCGTAAATTTTGTAAGTTCCACTGCCCTTGGTCAAAGCCACGTTGGTGAAAAGATCAGTGGCTCTTACCGTGCCTTTGGTCTTGATAAACTGTTGATAGAGATTGACCTGGGTCACATCGTCAAGATTGAGATTGACCATGTACTGTCTGGGAGTAAATCCTATCAGATTGTAGGCCAACAAATCGTTGTTGTTGTTTAGATTGGCAGTTTGTGTGTTGTAGGTGTTGGCCAACTGATCGGCCTTGTTGGCCAAGTTGGGCAAGAGACCACGTTCAATACGAGTCCAATTACTCTGGAACCAGTTGTTGTAATCAAAAACCGATGTGGGTTGCACCAGGCCCGACGCTTGCCAGTATTGATTCTTGTATCGTACTATGTCGCCCTTGGTATATCTTTGTGTGGGACTCCATGGCTGTACATTGTCTTGATTGAGTATAAATCCTTGTGCGTTGAGCGTGCCATCCCATTCGGTGGTGTTAAACGCATTGAGATACAGTCTGTTTTGTCTTTCTGCCGTGGTAGGATCATAGATCAGGTCGTTGAAAATATCCACGTTGTCAAACACTATCATGTTTTCGTAGTCGGTAAACTGTAAATTTAAAAAACTGATGGCCTGATTGGTGCTGGGTGCCGGATTTATCGTAAAACTGTCACCGTATCTCTGTATGACCAAGTCTCTGGTGGCAAATGTGCGACGATTTTGGTCCAGCAACTGATTTTGCGGACTGTAACTGACTATGCTGTCAACCACGGCCCCGGCATTGTTCACACTGAGTTGACTGGCTGCCGGATTGAGATTGATCAATGTTCCTGTTTGCCAGCCTTGTTGACTAAAGTACAAAAACTCCTGGGCCATTTGACCCCAATTGAGCACATAGCCATTTTCCATGTAGGTAAAGGTCATGCCTTGTGATTCTAGATACTTTCCGTAACTGAGTAAAAAGTCCACAACCATGGTCTGATTGGTAAACACATAACCGTACGGAATATAAGTGATCTTGTTGGTGTACTGTGCAGGCACAGTCACCGTGGCTCCGCCGCTGCTGACAGTCTGTGTCAGGCCGTTGACTGAGCTGATAAAAATTGGAAAGTATGGTTGATAACTGCCGTACCCGTACACGGCCCATCCGTTGTTGACTATTTCAATCACGACCGAGCTGTAGGCAATTTGTCCATATGGCTGATCTTTGTACAGCAACAAATTGTAACTTTCGGGTGGAATCAACAGACTCTTGTTTTGGCTTTCAGGGCTGCTTTTTTCAAGATAGATTTCAAGACTTTGTTGATCGGTCCATGACGCCATCCTATAACACAATCTTACATCTAGATTAGACAAATCGGTGGTCAACGAATCTGTGCTGTTGAGTCCAATCTGTTGATTATAGTCCACTATCCAGTTGATATAGCTGGCTTTGCTGACGCCGTTGCCGTAGATTTCCAGTTCGCTGGCATTCAATCTATAGCGTCCGTTGTAAAGATACTGACCAAGATCCGCATTGTATTTGTAAAGATCTCGATCGGCAAACAGGCTGAAAAATTCTGCCGGTCTGGTCAAGGCCAACAGTCGCATGACCGCGAACGGATAGCTAGAGCTCATCCACCACGAGGCTTCAACCGGTCCACCATCGCCCACAGTCCAGCTCTTGCGGAAATCGTTGGGGTTGTACAGTCCTACCACACTTTCCAGAGGTGGTAACAGTTGTCCCAGGCTGTCTACAGGAATGGCCGAGGTCAGTCCGGGTCTGGCAAAAGCCGGGTCGATATAGGGTGCCACTGGATCGGCTATATAGCCGCGTTCTAGATCTCCCCATAGCACTAGGTTACCATTGGTATAAGGAGGCAATCCGTAACGGTCGGCCCACCATACCGGCTGTTCGCTAAAACCCAGCATTTCCCACGGAGTAAGATTGGGTGTTATGGTGTCATAAAAATAGCGATAAATTCCGCGCCAGGCTCCTTGGCTCAACACTGCGCCGTTGATTCTGTTGCCAGCTGTACTGTAATTGTAAGTGAAAGCATTGTTAGGCAAGTAATCTTGAGCAGTATAATCCAACTTGTTGTAGCCGGTCCAGATCAAAAAGTCTTCGCCTAGTATTTGTGTTATTTCACTTTCGGTATAATCTGTTGTGCGGAAAAATCCCGGAGCCACTTCGTAAACGGAAAGCGGTACAGGGTTGTCATCATTTTTGAGATTGTTGTAGATTCTGGTTTCAAATTCCAACAGGATCTGGTCTCGTATGTCGCCAAATGCCACTGTGGTACTGCCGTCGTGGCCCTGTATGACCAAGGTTGGGTTCACATAATCGGTATCAAGATAGATTTTAGGAATCCATTTGGGATACAGCCCCAGCTTGGTAGGAGTATTGGGAACAAAGTTTCCGTAGGTAGGATTGTATTCGTTTATGGTGACCACATCTCCTACAGCTAATGTAATCAAGACGGTCAAGGTCGGAGTACCCGATCCTACCACATATTCCACATTGCGAGTCAGCAAGCGATCGTTGACATAGACCAACAGCCCTAGATAGTTACTGGTAGTAAAGTCATAAGTTTGTACAGTGTTAAATCGTGCTGTGGTTATCGGATTCACTGTGGTTGAATTGCTGGCAATGACCGTGCCTGTGGGCAACATATCGCTCCAGTAAAACGGGCTGATGCTGGTATCTCCTGCGTTGATAATAGAGACGGCACTGTCTAATATTTCAGGCACAGTCTGTGTGCCAAAATCGTTGCTTATCACAGTGTTCAACAGCAAGGATTTGAACTTGATATATTCTCTACTGTTGAATTCAAGGGCATTGAAAATATTGTATTGATCACTGCGTAAAAAATAACCAGCCAGGGTCAACGGACTACTTTGTTGCAGGATCTGTAGACCGTAAGGAACGATGTTGCCCAGATCTCTGCTGTTGTTGGCGCCAATGATTGGACCTTGAAGATTGATTAGATTTTGTCCAATGGTACTGTAGTGATTTCTTGCGGTGCCTAGGGTAAGTGTTGGGCTGTTTTTGTTGAGCGGATTGTTTTCTAAATTGATAGGAACCTGATAAAATCCAGTGGCACTGATCTGATCGCTCAACACTTGTATTTCTACCACGTCACCGGTGGTGGCCACGGAAGAATTCAAAATGATGGTCGTGGTATTGCTGGTGACAGAATAGGTATAGTTATAGGTTTCTGTAGTTGAATCATACGGCTCAACAAAATTGGCATTTACGAACAGTTGTACCGACGGCACAGTGGTGTTGGGATTGACTGCAACGTCTAGCAATAACGGAGCACCCGAATAGGTATATCTAAACTGTTGACGGATTTGACTCTTGGTGACAGCAGTTTGCCATCCAATTTCTTTGCTGAACACCAAACGAGATGCATACTGTCTTACAAATCCAGTGCTCAACGCCAAGGTAATACCTTGATTGTTTATGGTATAATTGAAACTGTCCACGTAGAGATTGTTGTCAAACACGATATCGCCAAGATTGCTGAGATTGAGATAGGTCAGAGGAAATCCCAGGTAAGCATCGGCTGATCCGTTGCCTACCGCATAGCTGAACAACTTGCTACCGGTAAAGTTGGAACTTGGATATGTAACTGGGTCTGCAAAACTGATGCCGTTGCTGTCATACACATCAAATTCAGGTGGCTGATTGACTGTGGTTTTTTGCTGTGATTGGATCCAGTAGGATCCATCAAAATAGTACGTGATTCCGATCAGGGTATTGCCATTGAGACAAAAAGTAGACTGGTCAGACAAGACCGTAGCAATAGGTAAAAGATTGATTATGGGTTCGGTGATTAAGGGCGGCACAGTATCGGGCGTGATAAATTCCACCTGATACACAGTGCCACGAACCGCAATGTCCAGGTCGCCGGCAAAAATCACAGTGCTGCCGTTGACCAAGGTGTAACCGTCGGTGGTAAAACCAATTGACCCATTCACTGTGGCCAATGCATTAGTTTGAGAAAAATCAATGATGTTGACTGGGGCTATGCCTTCGGTTCCAAAGTCAAACAGTCGGGTGCCAGGCCTGAATTCCAAGATAGGTCGTTTGGCTCTAGCCAGTTGATCTAGTACCGGTATGTTGTTATTATATTTGGCTGTGACGTCAATCACATCCACATGGAACCATCTGTTGCTGCGAGTCCACGGATTGTGGTCCGGACTGGCTCGGTTGATGGTAAGATAGTCAGGTACAACCGGAGATCCCGAAATATAAGTTTCAGGTGTCACAAATTCTGTAACTGGCAACAGTTTAATGGCTGTGCCTACACCTTCCACGTAGTATTCATTGCCTGAGTAGCTGGCCGGTATTGTGGTTCCTGTAAATAACACCTTTAGGCCATTGGTAAAAGTCACGCCGTTAGGACTGGTATAATTGGTCTTGCCTAGTATGTTGTTGATGTTCAAAACTGCGTTTTGGGCAACATCCACCAGATGTATAGTTCCAAACATGGTTGGATCGGTGCCGTCTTGATAGTACAAGGTGTCTCTTGAAGCAGTCAACAACGGCATTTCGACAAACACACCAGATGAATTTTTAAACCATTTGGTGCTGGCATACTGTGTACCAAACAACACACTGAACTGTGTGAGATTGTCCACCGACAATATGTTGACCAACTGGATGCGACCACCGACTATGGTAATCAGCCAGACCACATATAGATTGGGATCCAGGTCTGTGGTGCTACTAAATGCGAGAGTGCGGTTTTCAATGTTTGTGATGCCATCAATACCGTCGGGGTTGGCGGCAAAAAAATCTGTGACCAAGACTCCGTTGATTTGATCAAACGGCAAGGTCGTTACCAGATCCACAGTGCCAGCCGGTTGATTGGGTATTGATCCAATGATTGGCAATGTGTAATAGAAATTTTGTGCAGTGCTGGCCGGTGTGTTGAAAGTCACGGTACCCAAGTCTGCACCGTTGTTGACCACACCCATGACTCCGCGACTGCTGATGTTGGGCGTTGACGGAATTGTGCCATTCACTCCGGGGTCAGTCTGTATCCAAAATCCCGGACCAGTACCGGGTGTGCCATCCACGATGTTGAACTGACCACGCATGTTGAATTCGGTTGAACTGCAATAGTACAAGGTATCGGGTGCGTCTTGCGGTACTACAAAAGTGATCAGGCCAGTGGCGGCACCGTTGTTGGTCACTCCTGAATTGTAAAGATTCACGGTGCCATAACTCAACTGTGTTTTGATATAGAACGGCAGGGGTGCTGTCAACGAAAGATTGAAAGTGTAAGTGTTGCCACGCACCAAGGTCAAAGTAGGATTGCTGGCGTAGTCGATGATCCAAGACGTGGTGCCATTGTTGGTCACACGATACTGAATGGTTGCTTGATCGTTTTGTGCCACAGCAAAGTTGTAGGTGCCTTGTCGTGCCAGAGTCAGAGTTGGATTGGTTCCGGGTACTCCACTAAAGGTATAAAAGCCGTTGCTGCGAGTCACTGTAAAATTTTCAAAAGTGGGTATACCGGTCGCATTTACTGTGACTGCATCCGGTCCGTTGGGCAACCAATAGTATTGAGAATAATTTATAAATTTGTCAAAGTCAACGAACGGATCCCAGGTATAGTATTCGCTGGTGTACAAAGCAGACGGATCGGCAGTCACTGCACCTTGCAAGGCAAGTGCATCGTTCATGCCCGGATAGGTTATGGCATCAACCACCTTGTGAGTGTTGGTTGGATCCAGTTGTACCACGCCAGGCTCCAGCTGATAGTTGTTGCGTACAGCCGTGGGTTCAATCACGTACTGATCGTTGGCATTTACTCCGGGTCCGATACGTCGGCCCACGTACCCTTGTCGCTTGGCAAAGGCCGGTTCCTGTACCAATTGGTCCAGGGTAGCTGCCAAAAATTGCTTGTTGGTTTGGGTTTGAAATATCTCAGGAAGAAAGTCTACTGTGCGTACTGTTGTGGCCATTAAATTACCCCACTACCGGGTGCAGTTTGTAAATTTGTACTGGTAAGTGCTGTGATAACTTCAACGTCGTTGACTGTGGCACCATTGACAAATATTTGATTGGGGGCTGATCTTATTTCATAAAGGTCACCAAAACTTTTCTGTGGATTCAGTGGAACCAGAACCACACTGCTTACTATGTCACCAATCTGTTGATGTATGTAGGCCGCCAATTCACTAAAATAAAAGGTATCGCCAAAGTTCCAATTGGCCAGGTCAAAGTACGTAGCCATGGTAGCCACGACAGAATTTTTGATTTCAGTCACGCTGGCTGTGCTCTGACTGTTTTGTATGACCTTGATGGTGGCTCGCAAGGCCGGATCGGCTTTTTGTCCAAACAAGGGCTGGAAGTCCACGGAATTTATAATCAAATTGTCTGATATCATTTTGTAAGTGTCTAAGCCAGCGTAGGCTGTGCTTAATTCGTTTATGGTAGGTGGGCTGGGTTCGGTCACAGTGCCGGTCACATCTTGTAGCCAATTTTGATAGGCTGTGTAGTATTCGTTGGTGACCACATAAGAATCAATGATGTTTGTGCTGCCCGGATCGATACGACTGGTTAGGGGACTGTTGTGTCTGTATTGGAAATAGAGATCTTGTCGACCAATTTTGGCCAGATAAGATGAGTTCACAGTGAGCACTCGATTACCAGTGCTGTCTAGAGTTATGGTATAAAACACCTGATTGGTTATAGCCTGGCTGGGGTATTGATTGTAAGCGTAGAATGTCTGTCCCACAGTGTACTGACTCAATACCAACTGTATTGAAGCTTGTGTGGGGTAATCTGAATTGACCACACCCTGATTGACCAGCAAATATCTCTGCAGATTGTCAAAGTCGGTGGTCTGTTGGAAGAACACCAGTTTGTGATTGCTGTTGACTGTGGGGGCCACTAGATCATTGAAGAAATCTGGATTGATAGGCACGCTGCTTCCGGGCACACTTTCAAAACTGACTTCAACTTGGAAATCATCTACTAGGCCGTCGGTCAATACTGGCTGGGCGATAATGGTCATGACACTGTCTTCAGGCAAGGGGTAATTTGAATCAGGCTGACTGTTGATCTTGAGCACGTTTATGTAATCCCGTATCACAGTTCCGGTACGGCTGTCATAGATTGGATCACTGGTATAAAAGAAAAATCTTGTTTCGGCCACGCTGCCAAAAAAGTATTCGAGCGATCTAGATATCACGGTATAGTTGTTGCCGTTGGTGGTACACTGGATCAGCCAGCTGGCATCGCTGTTGGTTCCGGCTGTGCTTTGTGCGTTGGTCAGACTGAATTGGGCATTAGTATCCAAATTGCTGGATGTGATCAGATACCAGGTTCCGGTAAGATTGTTGTAGCCCAGGCCAAAGTTTTGATTGAGATAGATTTGATTGACCACACTCTGTTTTAAACTTGTGGGAATGTCGGTGACAAAAAGCGGAATCACTTGGTTGGGGATGGCACCGGTGGGAACATAAGTGTTCAACACCACTGGACCAACTCCTGTAGGCAAATTGCCCAGTCCTTGAGCGGTACCCGACAGATAAACTGCGGTCGGGCTGGCCCAGATAGACATTTTTTCACTGGGTTGGCTGGCTGTACCAGGTTGCAAATTGTTTTCGGCATCAAAATAATAACCGGCAGGAGGAACAAATTCTACCAAGCTACCGACCACGATATATTTGGCATTGTTGCTGGCATAAGGACCAACCGGTACCGGTGTGCCTGAACTGTTTTGGAAATAACCTGTGGTTTCGTTGTTGAGCACAGTGCTCTGATGCCAAGTGTAGTTTAGGCTGTACAAGTCGGGTCTAGGAAAATTGGCATAGTAAAACTGTTGCATGCCGGCTGTGCTCAATAAAGGATTGACTTGATTGTACACAATGTCGCTGATGTCGTTGACTGTGAGCCACGAAAACAAAAATGCCGGTGTTAAATTGCTTTCGTACAAGGCACCGTCGCTGGCAAAAATATTGGTGCTGGAATATTTGCCTGTGCCATCGACCAGGTCAAGATATCTGCTGGTTCCTATGCTGGCTCTATTGACCGCTGTGCTTTTTAATATGCTGTTGTATTGGGTGAACGGAAAAGTGGTATAGTCTTCGCCGTTGACCATTCTGTTCTGTGTGTAATACTGTGCCGGTGCACGCTGTTTGATTTCTTGTATGGTTTCGCGTGCTTGTGCATTGGTCACTGGTTCAGTGATGCCACAAACAAAAGTCAAGGTTTCAATCTGTCCAGTGCGGCTCACATAACTGATCGGAATCTGTATGTTTTGCATTTCCTGTGGATTGATAATGTAGGTCAATCCGTTGCTGGCTCTCACATAGGTTCTAAACGTGCCCACTGGAATGGTACTGAATATACCATCGCCAAAGTTCAGGGTTATCTGATCATTGGTTCTGCTGGCGATACTGTAGATGTTTTGAGTGCCCGGTGTCAACTGTTGTGTGGCAGCAGCATAAACACTGGGTACTGGAACCCAAAAATACTGTATGTTGCCCACATTGTCCAACTGATACAACCATACATCGGTATTATTGACACCGTCGATGTTGATGTTGACTGCACGATTGCTTATTCTTTCGGCCAAGTTGAAATCTTGATTTTGCAGTGTGCCCTGTTTGAAGTAGAAAAAATATCCGGTATTGGCACTGGCAAAACCCAGTTTGTCGTTTCTAAACAAGATGTTGAATTGTCCGTTGGGCAATGGAGGTGGTTCATACACATATTCTTGCCCGGCTGATGTGGCGTTTACAGCTTCAAACGGCATGCTGACGCCATCAACTGTGGCTGTGTAAGGAATCACCGGCAAATATCCTGGAACTAGATTGATAGTATATTCTTGTGTAGTAATGCCTAGAATGTCTTGTGTGGCTCCCGGACGTCCAAAACGCTGTGTGTTTACTAACGAAGCATTTATGATGGTGGTAAACTGTTCTTGCCAATCAAGATTGGTAGGATCTGCCCAGTTCACTGTGATATTTTGTAAATTGATACCGTTGTAGTCGGTGAGATTTTCTGTGGTGCTGACACTGAACACTTTGAGATAGCCCGATGCTTCGGTGTTGCGTAACGGTGTGTAGCTGACCAAGTTGGCCAATTTGATAACACTGTCTCTACGTTCAGCAGTGTCTAGATAATTTTCTCTGTTGTTTAGGTCGGTACGAAATGCTAGAGCCTGGCCCATAAATGCCATCACGTCCAGCAAGGCAATAAATTCGCTGCTTTCAATGTAGTCGTTGAAAGTTTCTGGATAGTATATTCGCAAATAGTCTACAAAACTTTTGCGTAGTGTTTCAAAATCATAGCTTTGAAAGTTGGCTTCTTGGTAGGTCTGATAGATCTGCTTCCAATCTTCAACGCCAAATATTGCAGTTTGTCTTGTGGTTGTGGCCATAATTGTTCCAGTGTTTTGTATTTATCGACGTTATTAACTGGTCAGTTTATACATAGCTGGCCACACGTTGAGATTGATTGAAAAAGATACTCAACTGTTGTGCCGTGGTAGTGCCTACCACTGTTATTTCTAGCTGTATTAAAAGTCCGTTCTGTTGCGGAAATACTTCAATTGAGCTGATGTAGATTCTAGGATCCCCGCCAGCTACCCGTTGCACTTCGTTGTACACAGCCTGTATGGTATCCTGTGTTTGGTTTTCAAATATGTTGTTCCACAAGGTAGTTCCGTACCAGGGCAGGCCCACCAGTTCACCTTGTCTGATATTGAATGCATTGAGTAAATCACGTTTGATCAACTCAAAATCAGTCAAGGTAAAATATTTGTTTTGATTGATTGTGTTGAATCCAATAAATGTTGTCATGGTGTATTTACTCTCAAATCAAATCAGACCAGACAATGCGTTTGAGATAATGCCACCGGGATTATTTTTTAAATTAGACACAGTGTTGGTCACATTTTGTACTTGGCTTAATAATGCTCCACCTTGGCTTTTTAAATTTTGCAATATGTTTGCCGCTGCTGTTATATCTGCACTGGCGTTTAGACTTATGCTGTTTATGGAAGGAAAATCAAAAATAGGAGTGGGTACTTTGCTACTGCCTATTATTTTGGTCATGGCCACGTCCAGGGTGGCACGATTCACAGTGTTGCTGTAACCGGCTGCTACCTTTGTGCCCGACACTAGATCGTCACCGCCACCACCAAATATTCCACCAATGGCCCCTAGACCGCCGAGGTCTCCCAGGCTGGCCAAACTGCTGAAATCACCAAAACTGCTTAACAAACTGCCAACATCGGCTCCACCCAATAGGTCACTGGCCAGGCTGGTCACATCACCGCTTAACAACCCATCAACTATGTTGCTGGCCTGACCGCCAAGATCACTGATCAAATTGGTCACGTCACCGCTTAACAATCCATTTACCACGCTACCGGCTTGACCACCTAACAAATTGCTGGCGACGCCACTGGCACTGCCCAACAGATTGGTCACAGCACCGCTGCCTAAATTGGTCAAGCTGGCAAGATCAAAGTTTCCTAGATTGGATAACGCCGCACCAGGGTCACTGAAAAGGCTGGCAAATTGTCCGGCTTTGCCGGTAATGTCAAGATTGCTGGTCAGACTGGTTATACTTTGACCTATGTCACCGGGAAGAGCGTTCAATAGATTACTGCCAAGATTGAAAGTTCCGGCGGCTGGACTGATGATACCGCCTAGAAGATTTTGTGCATAGTCGGTCGCTTGAGTGGCTAATCCTCCTGTGAGAGCAGAAAGTCCGCCCGAACTCAACTGACTCCAAGCGGCTGTGGCTTCTGTGCCAAATCTACCGGCATTGGTCACTAAGGCTCCTACATCGCCCAGTGCTGTGTTGGCCAACTTGCTGGCGATGCCGCTGACATTGTTTAGATTCAAAGCGCCATTTGTAATTGTGTCAATCGCACCCGATGCAATGGTAGAAACATTGGTCAACGGAGAAGACAACAGCGAAGCCAGGGGCGTGCTGGCCAGTGCACCTGACACAGATGCAGGAACTGATAAACTGATTCCAGTTGCTGCTCCCAGACTCGAGACTGTCTGCAATCCGCTTTGCGTAAAAACCTGCCCTACACTGGCAGTAATGGCCTGTGCGGTGGAGGGATTGATAACACCAGCCGATACCAGCCCGTCGTAACCGTTTTGCAACAGAGTGGTCTGTGCATTGGTTTGCAAGCCGGTATTGGACAAAAAATCTGCGGCCGAGTTTACACCTTTTAGACCGGTCCATATGCCCGGCGAACTCAACACCGTGGTCAGAGGTGCTGGATCAAAAATAAATCGTTGCCAGGTTCCAGGCTTGACATAACCAGCTTGCTCCAGTTGCACACAACTCAATCCATACTGCCCAACACCTTTGTCATCGCTCATGACTGTGGCCGGTTGATCGACTAGATTGGCTATCTGTGCCAGAATTCCTTGTACTTGTGAGCTGTTCAATGGACCAATAGGATTGGGTGCCAGTTCGCCCGAGTTCACATTGACCAAATCAGCCTGTCCAACTGGGCGTGTCAGCGGAGTGTTGATCAAGGCCGGAACTCCGGTTGATGTGGGTATGTTGTTGATGATACTCAGTATGGCCCGTGTGTCTACTCCAGCAGTGCCTCGGTCCAGGCGACTGAGAGCAAATTTAGTCACAGCAGTTTTTGTACTGGTCAGGGTCTGTCCAGGGCTGTATCCTACCAAGGCACCGGCGGCCACTTGACCATAGAATATAAGGTCGGCCTGCAGTTGTGTGGTCCCAGTAGGAGCTGTCAGCCTAAACGTTGATCCGGACGGAAGGGTATATGTAAACACGCTCATGATATTTTTGTGATACTTACTCCATCAGGTAATTCGGGTGCGTCCGGCGGCGGACTGGGTTGTCCGGGCTGTACGATAGTGGTTGGATTGTCTACACCTTGATTGTGATAAGGATAGGGTTCGTGTGTGGGGGCACGAGTAACAATACTTTCAGTCCCGGTTGGACTCACTTGCCAACCGGTGCTGGGGTTGAATTCAGTATTGGGCTGTAGGTACTTGGTTATGCCTTTGGGGGTGCTTGCTGGTAATCCAGGTCCACTGTTGAGCAACAGCAGGGTACCGCTGAGTGATAATGCACCGCCTGCACTCCAACTGCCCAGAGTACTCTTGATTGCCAAGGTACCTCCACTTTTGACTGACATGCTGCCTTTGCCGTACAAGCTGAGTTTGCCTTTGCTGGCCAGATCAGCGTCACCGTCACTTTGAACACTGGTGCTGGTCTTGCTTTTGAGATTCATGCTACCACCAGCATAGATATTGACATCGTTGTCGGCGTGTAGATTTATGGTGCCCTCGGTCCGCATGTTTATGCTGTTGGTACTGTAAACGTCCAGGGTGCCTTCCTGGCCCAGTTCGACCCAGGTTTGGCCATTGGCATGACAGATGTAAAAACAGTTGCCGTCATCGCTCATGGTTATCTGATGACCTTTGCTGGTACGTATGCGTATGAGATTGTCAGATCCATCTAGAGCACCGTCGTCCATGACCAGGCTGTGCCCACCACGTCGACCAACTACCGAAATTCCTTGCAGTGTTTGTGCGTCCAAGGTTTTGGCGTCAGCTGTGTCGCCCAGTCCGCTTTGATAGATAGCACGACCCGGCGTGCTGATTCCGTAACAGTTGCTGGGACTTTCTCTTTGGGCACTGCTGGCTATTGGGCCGCGTACTGTGTCGTTGTTGAGACCTTGTTGGAACAAGATTCCGGCCACATAACTGTGTACCGGTTTGGGTTCGTTGTAAAAAGTAGGGCTTTCGCTGGTCTTGAGATTCTTAGGACTGTTGTTTATTTCAGTGACTGGCAATCTAGTTGAATTGCCCAGATAACTGGCCTGGCTGGCATTTTGTGTGGCTGCCTCACTGCGGGGCACCGATCCGATGGCCGGTATCATGCGTGTGATGCCATTGGTAGGTATGCAACCTATATAGTAACCGTTTCCTGGATCGTCGTTGACAAAAATGCAGATCACCTGCGTGCCAATGTCGGGCGTGGTGAACCACATGCCGTAGCTTTGTTGATTGCCATCTAAAAATGTTCCGGTTCCGGCACTGCCGCCCTTGGGCGTGGCACCGTAGAAAGGTGTCACATAACTGACCCATTTCCAGGCCGTATCATCATTTTCGTTGTAGGCACCAAATGCTTCGATATAGACCTGCACACGACCCATCCTGGTCGGATCAAGATTGTTTTTCACTATACCGATGTACGGTCCGCCTGTGCCCGGAGTTCCGCCGCGATTTTGATCGAACGTTTTTGGAGTTCCGGTACTGCGTTGATAATTTTGTATTCCCATGTGTTGTTCTTTCTATTATGCGTCGCCGTAGCCGTTGGGGTTAAATGGATTGATTTTGGTTGTTGGTCCACTATATGCGCCAGTAGCTGTGGTTTTAACTCCGCGTATCCTGTTTCCTGCTATGTTGTTGCCGGCTCGATATTCGGCTTCAGCACGTTGCAAAATTGCGTTGCTGTTCTGCGACGGAGCAGCCGGCGGTGGAGCGGTTTTTGCAGGCAAGGTTGTGGATTTTGGAGGCGCAGCAGGTCTAGCAACTTGTTGTTTTGACACTGCTTGATTGGGTTTGCTTTCGACCAACAACTTCCCTTCGATTTCTTGTTCAAATTTTCCTCTACTGAAAAAACTACGACATTCAGTGGCTATGTATGTATTGTTGATGCGAGGTCGGCCTTGAGTATCATTCACGTTCATGACTCCGGTATCAAAGTCGTAATCTTGTGGCTGGTTCCAGTTGATATCAAAATTGATCATTTGACTGTCAAAGTTGATACTGCCGTCAGCATTGAACGGACTGAACGTGAAGGTCTGGGCACTTACTCCGGTAACTATCGTGCCCTGTTGCATCCAGGCTGGGTCGCCCACTATACGAATCTTGACCATGCCAAGGTCAGTGGGGCTGTATAAAAAATCTGCAGCACTGTCAGCAGCCTGATTGGTATAGGTTCCGGTCTGCTGTCCAGTTTTTTGTGTGGTGGTTGGCATGGGCGTTTTGGTATACTGGTCTCGATATTGTGTGGTAATTGCTGCCTGTTGTATTGCTGCGCCTTCGCCACTCAGTAACAGCCTATATGCTGCATCGTATTTTTGTTCAAAGCTGAGAATCTGCGTGTTTTGTCCGGTGAACCAGTAGTTGTAACTTTTGTGACTGCCACGATACCGACTGTCCGGAAAGTATTCGCTGGCCATCTTGGTTATGGCATAAGGTGTTATGAGAAATTTCATACGATAAGCAAAATCTTTGCGTTTGTTATCGTAGCCCAGGCTAGTAGCCTGTACCGTGACGTTGTACCAGGTAACAATACCAGTTCCGTTTCCGTTACTAGCCTCGGTCTGTTGTGTGACTGCATCTGTTTTCGTGTTGGCTTGGCTTCGAACATACTCACTGCCACGCATGATCTGATCAATCAATTGTATTATCTGCGTTCCTGCTTGTATGTCCCAGTTTTGACTGTTGTTGTTTACTGGTACTGTGTTGGAATCCAGGGCCTGTCGTGCTGTGGCAGCATTTTTTCCAGCAGTTTTTGACCGGTCGGTGCTGCCGGGATTTTTGACCTTGCTGGCACCCAGCTCGGGTGGGTGAAATTCAAATTCATAAATGTCGGCTATATAGCCTTCGGCCTTGTATTTGTTGGCTAGGTCATTTTGATAGGAGTTGAGTGCTTCGGCCAACCCGGTAAACATGTATCCGTTGTTGCCGGTGGGTGCTGCTGTGGCCTTAGGCGGCGATTGTGCAGGGCTGGAACTGGCGGTGCTAGGAACTTGCTGAGATCTTCTGCTGTTTTGATCTGGGTATTGATTGATATTTGGACCATCAAAAATACTTCCTTTGACTCTGTTTTGAGCATAAGGATTGTAACCATTGGGGTATTGACCAGAATTTTGTGTTTTGTTAGTCAGGTCGGCCATGATTATGCTCCAAATCCACTGACAGGCGAGAAATCCGCGGTGCCGTTACTGAGCAGACTGTTCTGTCCGGTAAATGTCACGTTGTTATTGGTTGCTTCGGTAAGCGTGAACCCATCCTCAAATGGTGCTGGTGGAACATTGTTTCCAGGAGGTGTAGCACTAGGAACTCGACCATCTTGTTGAGGTTGTAGCCTCGATTGTGCAGTTTTGCCAATCAGCAAATCTTTCGCCGTGGTTCCTGACAATTGAAAATTGAACGGAATGGTACCACGTGCTTGACCAAAACCGGTGGCATTGTTGAGAGCCACGCCTTCGACATGATACTCGATTCCTCTACTGTTGGCCCCGGGTGCCATGGCAAATGTTATGTTGCTCAGCAGGAACGGGTAAATTTTTAATACGACAGCATTGACATCGTTGGGTGGTCCTGGCAAATTAGGCGTGTTGTTGATGGTGTATCGACCCTTGAGCGGAGCCTGTAAGTTTCCGTTCGCGTCGTAGCCGTAAAACTTGATGGTCAAACAATAGTGAGCTTGCAAATAGTTGGGTGTGAGCCCGGGCACGCGACTGCTGGTAGTGGGCAACAAATTGTTTGCTGCCAGGGTACTGGCTGCTTGCTCGGCTAGGCTGCTCGATGTGTCGAGCTCGGGCGAATTGGCACCTATACTGTAAACGCTGTTTACTGCTGCATACAGGTTGTTTATCAATGTCAGGCCGTTGGGCTCAACCACTTTGAATTTGACAGAAACATCACCGCGTGTGGCCTGTGTTCCGCCCAGCGGAATCAAACTGTGTATTTCTAAATCATCTAGATAGTAATCGACTGGAAAAAATTGACTGCGTGTAGGGAAAGCAGTGTTGCTGGCTGTGTTGATATTGTTTTGTAAGGCACTGTTTAACGGAATTCCGCCACTTTGCATCAGCAAACTCCAGGCGCCCACATTGCGTTGTGACGAATTGACCAAGGCATTGTATTGATCTTGATTCAGCAGATACCAGCTGATTTGATAGGTATAGCTGGCATAATCGTCCAGGACATTTGGTTGTGTGTAAATCCGTTGATTGGTACTGGTCTGAAATGTGGCCTTGATTATGTCTTTGGCAGTGTTGCCGGTTACAGTAACAGCATCGTCGCTTCTAGCACCTGCCCCGGCCTGACTGGGCGCCGATACTTCCGGGTTACCTGATGCCAGGGCATTGATGTCGCTGGGCGGCGTGGCTTGACTTTGTGCCAGGGTTATTGTTTTGGCATTGAGTCCTCTATCGGCGGGTATTACGCCAGCTGATTGCAATCGGGTGTTGGTGGCTAATAAATCTTGTGCCTGTGCATTTGACAACGGCAGACTCAGCAGAGAAGTATCTATCACAGCCGAGGTTGGCGGGTTTTGCGCCACTGCACCTTCGGTTCGGGCCAGTTGATTTTCAACAGCAACAGATCCGGCACTGTCTTGAGATCGGACGGCTTCTACCACGCCAAGTTGTCCGCCCTGGGCTAGATATTGAGCATAGGCCTGTGCATCTAACGTTCCGGGGCTAGCACTAGAATAGGTGTCGTTGCCCAGTTGAACAGACAACGAGATAGCTGCCATTTGTGCCAGCGACAAAGACTGCCCCGGTACATAAAGTTCACCGCCAATCAAAAGTTGTGTGGCCATGTTAGATTCCTAGCACAGTTTGTAAGGTGCTGATATTGGGCAGATATATCTGTACGCCAGAGGCAAAATCCAACGGCGGCCGGGTCAAGGTATTGGGATTGCGTTGATAAAATACCCACCATAGTCTACTGTTGCCGTACAGATCGTAGGCCAAGAGATCGGGCCTGTACTGATAGGTCAAGTTGATGTTGAACAAGATATCGTCAGCCAAGGCCGGGATAGGCCGATTGGTCATGGTATCTAGGAAAAATTGACTGTAGCCGGTAAGATAATACGGGCTGGTCGCGTCATAGGTGGCCATTACCAGAATCCTCCTTTGAGTAGATCACCGTTAGCAAAATTTTGTAAACTGAATTGTTGGCTGACCTGTGTACGACTCTGTATCGGCAACAGGGTCAGCACTATGTCTATCTTGGTCGGCACATAGGTTGGGTTGTTTGTGTTGGGCGCCGTAGGAGCCGGAATTCCGGGCTTGGCGCCTACCGGAGTAGGAAACAGTGTGTTGTACAAACTGGACACCGAAGTGGCCAGACGCGACACTGATGCCAGCTGTGGATTGAGTGTGTTGGTTTTGGCCCGCAATCCGTTTTGATTCAGTTGCAGGTTGTTGCTGCTGCCGGCACGGATGTAATCCACATCGGCTGGCAACGAGTAGTTGAATTGACTGACCAAGACTGGGTGTTTGTTGAACTGATATTCGCCCAGGCCGTTGAGATAACACACCGGTGGCGGGCTTCCAACATTTTGACTCTGTCCATAAAACATCTTGGTCACCGATCTAAAAAAGTGTATGACCGCCAGGAGATAGTTGGCCTCATAGGTGTTCTGGGCAGTAAAAGTGGCATTTACCGTGATCGCATCGGTATAGCTGTTTTGATAAAAGTATCCACGATAGTTGCTGTGTGTGAGGTCGTAGCTGTTGTAATTGGCCTTGTAGCTGGTAGTGATCTGTGGTGTATATGGAAATATCACACCGTTGGTAGGTGACAAATAGGACAATATCCCAGGATTGGTCGCATTGTAAAGATAGTTTGAATTGTCGGCCAGGCTCAATCTAACACGCCAATCCTGATTGTTCAACTGTCGCTGTTGATCAATTATGGTCTGTTGACGCTGGGCTTCTTTGACCTGTGCAGCTATACGACTCTGTTCGGCACTGGCCAAGGTAGCAGGTTCTACAAAATCGCCGCCCACATAGACCGGATTGTTGTTTTCGTCCAGGGTCCAGCCTGGGTTGAGATTGCCTTCATCGTTGTAAGGAAAACCGTGCGGATTGGCGTAGGGATCTTCGCCCGGTGGCTGTGGTTGCGGAACCGGCGGCGACGATACCAGGCTTTGCTGTAGGCCAGCTACTTCTTCTGCGGTGGCCCTGTCTGGCAAATTACCGGCAATTATAGCACCGGTATTGGGGTCAACTACGTCGTACAATTCGGTGACGGCATTGTAGCTGACCGCATAGTATGGTACTGCGGCAGGTGAAGTATCAATTCCGCTTATTTGATCGGCTACTGCTGCAATATTAGCAGAAACAGCAACATCGGCTGGGGCCGTATCAAGTTCACTGGCCGGTACAAAAGGCGAAGCATTTTCTTCGGCAAATGGGTCTACGTTTGGATCAACTTCGGTTGGCATTATTTTATTTTCCTATACGATATTTACCAAGAAAATAAACCACCCACTTAATGATCGAGGTTGACAAAAACCAAAAGTGTTGTAAAATAAATACACTTTCCAGGAGACCATTAGTGGCTACAACCATACCAAAAACACCAGCAAAAATCAACTATCTCAACAATAGAGATATCCTAAAAGAAATACACCTAAGCAAAAACACTTACTGCACATTCCGAGATCCGGTACAGGATCATCAGTACGATATCATTCTGCCCACGGTTTCAAAAATCAATCAACGCACCGTGGCCGAAGCAAGACGCAACCGAGCCGACCGTATCAAACGCGAAACCGGCCAGGTCATAGATCCAGTCAAAATACCCAACACCGATCTGGTGTTCCGGGTGACCTGTTGGGAACACATACCCATGGCGCCTAAAAAAGTGCCAAAAACAGCGACCAAAAAGAAAAAGATCGACGAACTGTTTGAACTGGAATTAGAACCCGAAGATCCCTTAGCCGAGCTGATTGAAGAGCCGGTGCTGAGCCCGACTCACGTGCGACTGAATTTCCCTCCGTTTTATCACTACAGAATAGACGAAAATCGTGAACCGTACTTGGTGGGCAAAAGCCACTGGCGGGGTGATCTCGAATACGGAGAATTCTGCAAGGATCATGGCACCATGACTAGAAAATTAGCCACCATGTTCATGAAACTGTGCGAACGCTATGCCACCAGATCAAACTGGCGCGGCTATACCTACAACGAAGAAATGCGTGGTCAGGCACTGTTACAGCTCAGCCAGATCGGCCTGCAGTTTGACGAAAGCAAGAGCCAAAATCCATTTGCCTACTACACAGCAGCCATCACCAACAGTTTTACCCGTATCCTGAATCTGGAAAAGAAAAATCAAAACATCAGAGATGACATACTGGAAATGAACGGCTTGAATCCGTCATGGACCAGACAGAATTCAGGCAAACGCGATCCAGATCATGTTGCCGGAGAGGTCGTTATACTGTCAGAAGAGTAACTGTTATAAATCTTGATGCTATCGTCTGAGTTATATCAACATCTGGGAAAAACATACAACATTGTGTGTTTTGTAGATCTGGCCGAGATTGTCGGATCCAAAAGTGCAATATTCAAACTATTTGATGATTACCACAAAGATACATATGATCCAAACGATCGATTGGTATTGTACTCTGGTCATTATCTGTCGTCGGAATTGTTAGAACATGTTCAAAAAGCAGCTTCGATTGTTGATATCAGCAACAGTTTTATTTTGATTTGTTGTCCTTATGATGTTGGTAGTACGCTAATAACCATTGGGGGAAAGTATGGAGCCGACATACCAATTCAAAACAGTGTGATCGATATCGATTCAGAAGAGTTGTTGACCAACGACTTTTATGTCGCTGATACTGTTTGTCCGGTGGTATGGAGTCATTTAGTAATAACAAATCAAGGAAATATTCATCCGTGTTGTATACAAACCGACGTGGTCGGAAATGTGATTGACCATCAGGTAATCGATGTATTCTACAATGATAAGATGCAGAATTTAAGGCACGATCTTTTAGATGGCATACAGGCACCGGGTTGCGATCAATGCTGGAAAACAGAAAAAGAAGGAAGCATCCTCAGTTACAGACAACGACATTTGAATGCACATTCAAAAGATTTTTATACCAATTGGATTGACGATCCAAAAATTCTCAGTCTTGATTTGAATGCTGGTAATGTGTGTAATTTTAAATGCAGAATATGTAACACTGTAAAAAGTTCTTTGCATGCCGACGAACAGCTGAAACATACCAACGATCCATCCAGAATTATACAAATAAAAAATAACACAGCAAAAGGCAAATGGGCCGACACTGAACTGTTTTCTTTGCAATTGGAATCGCTATTGCCTCAATTGACCAATTTGGATTTGTACGGTGGAGAACCATTTTTGCTAAAACAATTGCCGAGAATACTACAAACAGCAATTGACCTCGATGTTGCAAAAAATATTCGATTGCATTTTAATTCTAACGGCTCTATATTTCCAGAAAAATTGATTCCGTTATTTGAACAGTTCAGAGAAGTAGACATTGCTTTGAGTATAGACAATGTAGGTAAAAGATTTGAACTAGAGCGTGGTGGCAACTGGACGGAAATTGAAAAAAATATCACTGAATTTATGTCCCTACAAAAGCACAATTTCCGCACATATCTATTTCCTACCATCAACATTCAAAATGTACTTTATGTTGATGAATTGATAGATTGGGCTAACCAAACAGGAATCAAGGCAACCTACAACCTGCTGAGTAATCCGTGGTATTTTAATATTGAACACATGACTGAATCTGCCAAACAATTGGTAATTGATCGATTTAGCAACAGAGACCATTTGATATTAAAAACCATTATTAACTATATTCAAAATGGTAAAGGTAGCGATGGCACTGAGTTTGTCCGTCATATGAAAAAATACGACAACATACGCCAGGAAGATTTTCTTTTGACTCACAACGAGATTGCAATAGCCATGGGGTATGTGTTACACTAACACTTATGAATCTATTTAAAAAAGTAGCAGTTTGTACCGATATTCATTTTGGATTAAAGTCAAACAGTCTGGTGCACAACCAGGACTGTTCGGATTTTATTGACTGGTTTATCAAAACGGCCAAGGACAACGGTTGTGAGACCGGCATGTTCTTGGGAGATTGGAGTCATCAACGATCGGCCATCAACATGCAGACCTTGCAGTACAGTCTACGTAGCCTGGAAAAACTGTCGGCGGCCTTTGATCGTTTTTATTTTATTCCCGGCAATCACGATTTATACTATCGCGACAAGCGAGATATCTACAGCACCGAGTGGGCAAGGCACATTCCTAATATACAGATTGTCAACGACTTTTTCAAAGATGGCGATGTGATTATTGCTCCATGGTTGGTGGGCGACGATTATAAAAAGCTAGCCAAAATGAGTGCCCGGTACATGTTTGGACATTTTGAGCTTCCGCACTTTAAAATGAATGCCATGGTAGAAATGCCCGATCACGGTGAGTTACGAGTGGATGATTTTACCGGAATCGAAAGTGTGTACTCCGGACATTTCCACTTGCGTCAAAAGAAAAAGAATATTAACTATATCGGCAACTGTTTCCCACACAACTTTGCCGATGCCGGCGATGCCAATCGTGGTATGTTGGTCAAAGAATGGGGCAAAGAGGATCAATACTTCAGTTGGCCCGGGCAACCGTTATATCGTGTGATGAAACTGAGCGAGGCCATTGACAACGGTGCCAATCTGTTGCAACCCAACATGCATGTGCGTGTGGAACTGGACATTGATATCAGCTACGAAGAAGCCAGTTTTATCAAAGACACCTTTGTTCGAGACCACAAGCTCAGAGAAATGAGCTTGATACCAGTCAAGAGTACCGCAGTAGATGCTGACATGGCGCCAGGTGAGATCCGCTTTGAAAGCGTGGATCAGATTGTAACTGATCAGTTGACCAATATTGAAAGCGAGTTTTACGACTCCAAATTGCTGTTAAAAATATATCAAAATTTATAATGTCAGATCGCTCGATTTTTCCTATCAAATCCGAATCTGCCTGTCAATTAAAATGGGCATGGAGCTCTGTGTTTTTTAATAGCGGAAGTACATCTAGTTGTCATCGCACGCAAAAATATCCTATCGATCCTGAACATTTTGATCAGTTCCATAACACTCCGGACAAAATCACAGCTAGACAAAAAATGCAACAAGGTCAATGGCCCGGTGCAGGATGTGAATACTGTCGCAATGTTGAGGAAGCCGGAGGAATCAGTGATCGACAGAGCAACTTAAACAATGCATCTCTGATCCCACCAGAGTTAATAAATGATTCTACTGCTACGTCAATCACTCCGACCATAATAGAGGCCTATTTTAAAAATACCTGTAACATGGCATGCGTGTATTGCGGTCCACATTTTAGTAGTCAATGGGAAGATGAAAATCGTCGATTTGGATCAGATTTTTCTTCTGGAAAAGCGTTTGATGTTAGAGCTCCACAAAATAATTCCAATTATGATCAAATGGTTTCTGATTTTTGGAAGTATCTTGAAAACGAAAATAGATATCAAGTGTTGCAACGCTATCATGTCTTGGGCGGAGAACCTTTTTTAATAAAAGAACTAGATGACAGCATAGAGTTTTGGCGTACTCACCCCAATCCAGATTTAACTTTTAGTATTATTACCAATTTAAATATCCCCACTCCACGCTTTGAAAAATACATCAAACAGTTCGAAAAGTTGGTGTTGGGCAACAAAATATGGAAACTGCAACTCACAGCCAGTCTAGATTGCTGGGGTGCAGAACAAGAATACGTCAGATACGGGCTTGATCTAGAAACTTGGCAACAAAATTTTGAATTGGTGCTGAATCGACCCTGGATCAGTGTAAGTATCAACAGTGTTATATCTGCCTTGACTATTAAAACCATGCCGAAACTGTTGGAAAAAATCAACGAATGGAATACTCGACAAACTGCTGTGATACGCGGACGAGAGCGTGAGCGTAGAGCCGAACCCATCTTGCATAGTTTCAATACCACCAACAACTGGGTCGATGATCCGCATGCGTTTGGCAGTTATTTTTCTGATGACATGACAAAAATTTTGTCGCTAATGCCCAACAACTCCGAAGATCAGCAACGGCAAAAAAATGCAATGTCCGGTATCGCAAAAAGATTATCCACCGGTGTGCCAAACCGTTTGCAGATATCCAATCTCAAACAATACCTAGATCAACTGGACCGACGTCGCTCGACCAATTGGCGAACTCATTTTTCTTGGCTTGATCAAGACTTCAGTGTATAATACTACTATATGATACAGATAAAAAATCTTACAGTTCGTAATTTCATGAGTGTGGGTAACGCCACCCAGGGTATTGATTTTGATCGACGCGACCTCACTTTGGTGTTGGGCGAAAACCTAGACCTCGGCGGAGACGGCAGTCGTAACGGCACTGGTAAGACCACAATCATCAATGCTCTCAGCTATGCCCTGTACGGACAAGCACTCAGCAACATACGCAAAGACAATCTAGTCAACAAGACCAACGGCAAAAACATGTTGGTCAGTCTAGATTTTGTAGTAGGATCCCAACAGTACCGAATTGAACGCGGTCGCAAACCCAATGTGTTGCGATTCTTTGTTGATAGTCAAGAACAAACAGCCACGGACAATGCACAAGGTGATTCAAGAGAAACCCAGGAAGCTATAGAACAAACCTTGGGTCTCAGCCACGACATGTTCAAACATATCTTGGCCTTAAACACCTATACTGAACCGTTTCTCAGCCTCAAGGCCAACGATCAGCGTACCATCATTGAACAACTGTTGGGCATCACCATGCTGAGTGAACGTGCGGACAGGATCAAAGAACTGAACCGACAGACCAAGGACTCAATCACACAAGAAGAATTCCGCATCCGTGCAGTACAAGATGCCAATAAGCGTATTGAAGAACAGATTGAAAACCTAAAACGCAGACAGAGATTATGGGCAGAAAAACATGAATCAGATATCACGGAACTTGAGACCGCACAGGCAGCGTTACAAGATATTGACATCGAAGCGGAAATCCAGGCCCATCAGGAACACAAAGTTTGGGATCAGCGTAGAAAAGACCTCAACGATCTATCTAGCCAGATCAGTCGGACGAAGCTGGACCGCGATCGCGAAACAAAAACGATTTCCAAACTATCTAAGGAAATCGAGACACTGGCGAACCATGAGTGCCATACATGTGGACAACCCTTCCACGACAATAAGCACCAACTTGTTATGGAAACAAAACAGGCTGAATTGGCAACGGCTAGAACGGCAAGCCAAGAACATTCCCAACTGTTATCAGACTTGGAGGCTGCCTTCGCGGCCCTGGGCCCGCTAGGACGACCACCCAAAATGTTCTACGACAACGAGTCAGATGCCATACAACATCAGGCCACCCTGGCCGGTCTGGCACAACAGATTGCCGCTAAACGAATTGAAACAGATCCGTACACCGAACAGATTGAGGAAATGCAGGCACAGGCCTTGCAGACTGTGAGTTATGACGAACTGAATGCACTTACTAGATTGCAAGAACATCAAGAATTCCTGCTCAAACTGTTGACCAACAAAGATTCATTTATCCGTAAAAAAATCATCGAACAGAATTTAAGTTACTTGAACGCTAGACTGACCTACTATCTGGATCGCATTGGCCTGCCACACACTGTGGTGTTCCAAAACGATCTCACTGTCAGCATCGAAGAGCTGGGACGAGAATTGGATTTTGATAATTTGAGTCGAGGTGAGCGTAATCGTTTAATCCTCAGCATGAGCTGGGCCTTTCGAGACGTGTTCGAAAGTTTATATCAACCGATCAATGTGCTGTTTATTGATGAAATGATTGACTCGGGTCTGGACACGCAGGGTGTGGAAAATGCCTTGGCCTTGTTGAAACAGATGAGCCGCGAACGTCACAAGAGCATATGGTTGGTCAGTCATAGAGACGAGCTTGCTGGTCGTGTGGAAAATATCCTGCGTGTGGTCAAAGAAAACGGCTACACCAATTACAGCACAGACGTGGAACATGTTTAATTACAAAACTGTACATGTGGAAGTCAGTAGCAAATGCGTGCTCAAATGCCCGCGATGCCCAAGAACCGAACTGGATCTGGATCGGCTGAATCAGGAAATGTCTTTGCAAGAATTTAAATCGGGCTTTCCAGTTGACACCTTGAACAAAATCGAGCATTTTATATTCTGTGGCGACATAGGAGATCCAATCTATGCCACAGAGTTTTTAGAAATCGTCGAGTATATCAAACATCACAGTCGCAGTCGCATAAGAATAGTGACCAATGGAAGTTATAAAAAATCCTCCTGGTGGCAACAACTGGGTGCATTGCTGGATCACAACGATCGCGTCACGTTCAGTGTTGACGGATGGGACGATCAATCCAACAACCAGTACAGGGTCAACAGCAATTTTGAAAGTATTCTGACTGGAATTCGCTCGTTGCGAAGCTCCAGCGACTGTTTGATCCAGTGGTCAACGATATATTTTTCTTTCAATCAAGACAACATTGACCGTATAAGAAATTTGTCTAGATCTTTGGGTTGTGATCAGTTTCAAACTGTCAAAAGCTCAAAATTCAACGGCAGGTACGTACACAACAACACAGATTTGCTGAGACCAGCCGACGAGTTGGTAGCCGAGACAGCCGTGTACGAAACCACCACAGAATCATTCAATCAAACTAAGTATGTGTCTATTGTGCCCGAGATCAGCCCAACGCCGCATACATGGGCCAAATGTTTGAATTATAAAAAAGATTTATTTGTTGGAATTGACGGGCTGGTGTCTCCGTGTCCGTGGTTCAACAACGGGTACCAAGACAATCGTTTTGTAAAACAGCATCGCGATCGGTTGTTGATTAAAAATCGATCGTTTTTTGACATAATCGACGATGCCGAACTATGGTCACAGTTGATGCAAAGTTTTGAAACTGACCCTTTGGAAATTTGTTTAATAAAGTGTAAAAATGGCCAACAGTGATATTTTTTGTAACATTCCCTGGTTCGAATTGAACATCAATCATGATGGCAGTTATGATCTTTGCGGATGCCAAAACGACAAAATAGTAGGCACCGAACTAGGAAAAATATACAATATCAAAAAAATACCAATCGCCGATTATTGGAACAGCGAGCGATTGCGACAGGCACGACTTCGCAAGTTGGGTGATACACCGGATCCCATGTGTCGTATGTGTCAGCAAAAAGAACAGGTTGGATACAGTAGCAATCGCATAAAAGAAAATCATAAATCTGTTATTTTTAAAGAATCCTTTGAACGCAGTTTTTTGCAGAGCCCAAATTACAAACATTTTGAATACAGTCAACAGAATCAAGGGTTTACTACCAGTCACGTACACAGCCTGCATGTGAATCTAGGTGATGTTTGCAATTTCGCCTGTCGCATGTGCAACCCATTTGCCAGCAGTCGTCTCCAAGACGAGTATAAAAAATTACAATGGGTTGACTCAAATACTGTTTTTGAACACTGGACCGACAACGACACAGCCTGGTGCAATTTTTTAACTTTCTTGGATGCCCAGGTTGCCAATATCAAGGTATTACACATCATAGGCGGTGAGGTCGAATTCATGCCTAAATTTTTATTTTTGATTGATTATTTTATTCAAGCCGGAGTGGCACCCACAGTCAACATCAGTTTCACATCAAACGGCAGCATCGATTACTCGAAATATTTTGAAAAATTATCCAAGTTTAAAAGATGCGAAATTGGAATCAGCATAGAAAGTGTTGACCCCATTGGGAACTACATCAGGCAAGGAGGAAACATTGTTGATATTTTAAAAAATATCCAAGACATGAACAACCGTAGGCCCAACAACACACAATTTGTCATACGAACTGTGCCCAGTATTCTGAGCTTGCCTTTTTATGCCAACTTGATCAAATGGGCCCTGGATACAAAAATACCCATTGACAACAGTCTGTTGGTTCAACCCAACTGGCTCCAAGCCGTGCTATTGCCAGATCATATCAAAAAAACCATTGTTGATTCAGTATCAACTGTGTTGGAAAGTTTGCCCAAAGACGGTCATGAATTCAACAATCAAAAAGATCCAACCAGGATCGATACCAGCATACGCAACGAATGCGAAAGCATTATTAAATTGGCACAGGAACCTGTGCCCGTTGATGCCGACCTGTTAAGAAAAAAATGTGCTGAAAAATTAAATCAATGGGATCAATACAAGAACATCAGCATCAAGACCTATTCGATCGACCTTTACAATTTTTTATCGGAGTTTGGATATGATGCGTGACGTCAACCTGGGACTGGTAGTAGACCCGGTATACTGGGCCGACTGTCCAGAAATACAAATCAAATTCAATCAAGATATTTTGTTTTCTGGCATGCTCAAACAACCGCACACATTCAACTGGTTGTTGCCGGCGCAAGATCTAAATCGAATCAGCGTGTTCATGCTGAACAAACAAGACACTGACACAGTGGGCAACCAGGACAAAGCAGTCATCGTCAAAAAAGTCAAATTGGAAGGCTTGAGTTATCCGACTTTTTTAAACTCTAGTCGATACCGCCCTGACTATTCGCAGGGGTACTATCACTATGCCAAACAAAACAACATTGTGGTTGAACCTGTCATACATTCAAACTATCTGGGCTTCAACGGTGAATGGTTTTTGGAATTTACCTGGCCGACCTTTTCGTGGATATACGAAACCGAAACTGGCGGGCTCGGTTGGATTTATGAAAAAAATATATGATTTATAAAATTTGTATAATTACTAGTCCATGGTATGGCTGTATGAAAACACTCAAATTGAAACCCTGCCCGAAGATTGTGTCGGCTTTGTTTACTTGATCACAAACAACGTAACCGGCAGAAGATATATTGGAAAAAAATTAGCAAAATTCAGCAAGACAACGTACAAAGTAGTAAAATTAAAGAACGGCAACAAAAAACGCAAGAAAATCAAGTCAAAAATAGATTCAGACTGGCAGACATACTATGGTAGCAACGATCAACTCAACCAAGACATCAAGAGCCTGGGTGCAGACAACTTCACAAGAGAAATATTATTTTATTGCAGATCACGAGCCGAATGCAGTTATATAGAAGCTAGAGAACAATTCAATCATAGAGTACTAGAATCTGACGCGTGGTACAACGGACAAATTGTCTGTCGTATACACGGTAGTCACATAAAAAACAAAATCTAAACTTAGACAGGCAACTAACCGACCGTGTTTGATCGAGGCAGCTCGATCCCCGTTGAGGGCTGGTGTGATACCCAGCCCGGATAGAATGGACCAAGGTTCACTCGGGTGTCAAAGGCAAATGCTAACTCAAGGCAGCAAAGGATTTGGGCTCTGTGAAAAAGATACAACCCATGCTCGTAGGACTTGGATCGATAATCGGGTCACTAGGGTTCCGTTGATATGTGAAGCTAGAGTAGGGGGTACCGGTCAACCGCCTCCGTGTGTGCAAACACAATCTCTTTAGGATCGATGACAGCTCAACTCAGATAATGTGTGGAGAATCATATTCACCGTGTGTACGGTGAATTGTGACCGCGTAATCTAGATAATGCAGAAGAGAAACAATCGTTTCTGAGCTTTAGCGAAAGAAACAGATCTCTAAGAGATCTCAAAACTGATCAGGATAATCTCTCCAAAGAGCATGTTGTATGTCTCCAGCAACAAACTGATTGAAACTGCGATGTTTGTCTTCCAGTTCGCCTTTGAGTGGAGCAACACGACGGAATGCCTCATCGATCTGTGCCATGTTCTCAAACTCCATGATGATAAACCATTCGGGCATGTCGGCTATGCTGCGGAATCCCATTTTGCATCTGGTAATCCTGTAAGATATCATTTTACCTTCATCAACCAGGTGTTGTAAAAAACTTTTCATGTTGTTGACAAAATCAAGGTCGCTGATGTCGCCTTCCTTGTTTGCCCATATTGTGTATAAGTCTGACATTATTGTAGTGGTCCTAGTAGTTCAAAGCCGTCAAGGCCCTGTTTGTACAAGTGTGCTTGATCCAGATAGAGATATTGGAATCCTCGATCTCGATAGATGGCACACTCGGTTTTTAAACTTTCTATGCCCAATCGCAACCGGGGATTGTGATAATTCCAGGCAAATTGAGCACACAAAGCATTGTGACTGTCGTAGCGTTTGATCATGCTCCAGGCTACCAGTCGTCCTTGGTCTCGATAGCCGATTAGATCTGTGTCTGGATCACGGTATTGGCTATCAAATATGGGCATCACACTAGCAAAGTGTTTGTAGATGCAATAGGTTCTATAGATGTCGTTTAACAGGTCAATATCAGGATTGGTGATGTAGTACCAGTCCACCGTGGGCCGATAGGAGACCTTTTCAAGATTGATTCTGGCATATTGATAGGTCATGGTCTGGGATCCTGTCGGTGTTGGAACAGTTCTTTGAGATAGGGTTCAGGCCAGGTGTCATAAAATCCTCGCTGACCCAGTGTTGCGGCCTTTTGATCAAGGTCTGTAAGACGCTGTATCAAGATCAAGGCATAAGTTCCTTGATTCATAGCGACACTGTTTACTATTTCGGGCAGACCCGGGTGATCCACCAGGGCTATCAAATCGTTGGGCAATAGATATTCCTCACAGGCAGTTTTCACAGCCAGTTCAAAATTGAATCCTGAGTACCGGTCTGGATCGTAGGCCAAGATTACTACATCGCGATTGCCCAATCCGGTGCGACCAATTTCCATCAGGTCAAACAAGATGTTGTCGCCCGTGCGTACTTCGTAGGCTTGTTCCAGCCTGGCACGGCGTGCATACGGGCACGGTGCCCAGTTGTTGAGTGCTGGATTGGGCACTTCCAAGAAAGTTTCAATCCATCTATCGATGTCGGATTTTATCTGTTCAAGATTCATGTTAGAAAAATGGTAGTCCTGATTTTTTGGTAGTTTCCAAATTGGTCTTGATCAGCCGGTTGATCAACTTGCGTTCGGTCACGCTGAGCTGTAGTGCATGATCGTAACTGAGTCCTCCACGCATGTACCAACTCAACTGCAGGGCCTCTTCTCTAATTTCTTCACACTCATGATCCATTCGGTCAACTATTTTGCCAATTTCGTCAGAGTTAGAGACTAGGAGGCGGGAGCGAAAAAACTGGACATGTCCAAGGTCAGCAATTGATCGTATTCGTGATTGCATTCATCACAGACCAAGTGCAAGGGTTTTATTTCCGACACAGATTTCAAATTGATCGCATAGTCTCTGATCTGATTGAACAGCTTGCGATCGCAGTGCAACAGCATTTCTTCAATGAATTCGGATTCGGTCACCATGGCCGACGGTGTTTTGACCATGGCTATACTCATGGCCAAGGCTTTTACAGTGATTTCGGTTATTTTTTTCAAGGCGTCGCTGACCATGGTGACTTTTTGATCGTCGACTACTTCTAGATCTGGCATCATCTGTATGATTTTTTGATTCTCGTACTGCATCTTGCTGTTGTCGGTGATATTCTTGTAGTTCATGGGCCGAAAGAAAATTTCCATGTCACCAGATTTTATACTGGCACTGTAGTCGGGCGATTTCAACGAATCCATGACCAACCGCAAATCCAAGCTACGATCTGCACTAGCTTGACAGGCCGGGCAGGTTGACCCAAACTCCATTTCGTGTCCGTAACTGGCTATGCGTATGGCTACCAAGATAGCATCAAGATCCATGGCCGGCACGTCCCAGGCATTCACAATGTCGGGAATACAGCTCTGTATCACGCTCACAGTGGCCTGTCCGTTAAACATGGCATCGGGCGTGCGATAGGTGATTTCGTCAATGGCTGTCATGGGATACACTGCGTACTCGCCGGTCACACTAGGCTTGAGCGAACCAGACGGATAATACTTGCCCTGGCTGGGCAATCGTATGTAAATGGCGGGCTGTCTGAAATACTGCTGGAGCGGGTTGTTTGGGTTCATTTTTTTCCTCGGTAAATATAATTATGGCTGACACATACACCCCTGAAGAAATTGATGAAATATTTGGCGCCTATAATCGAGCCATAAAAGACGGTACTCCGATCACGGCCGATCTGACCCGGCAGATGAAAGATGCCGCCACTGGTGTCAAAAATTACACAGCCAATCTAAATAACAGTCTCAAAGGACTGGGCAATTCGGCCCTGAAACTGGCTGACCAAATCAAAGACGGTGCACAGGGTGCAGCAGTATTCAACGACAGCATAAATGCCACAGCCACAGTGCTGGACAATTTCCTGTCACGGTTTGGTGTGCTTGGACGCATGTTGGGTACAGCAATAACAGCTGGTGCCAAATATGCTTCTGAAGCCAACAAGCAAGGCGATGCACTGTTCAAAAGCTATCAGGACCTGACTAGATTTGGGCAAGGCACTGCACGTGGCATGAGCGACGTGTTTGACACCATGCAGAAGTTCAGCTACGGCATTGGCGAACTGGATCAAATGACTGCCCTGCTCAGGGACAACGCCAAGAATTTGGCCCTGTTTGGTGGCACTGTAGCACAAGGCACCGACGCCTTGGCCAACACATCAGCACAATTCAGAGATTCAGGATTACAAGATTATTTTCGAAGAATGGGCATGGATGTTGACACCCAAAATCGTGCCATAGCCGGTTACATAAAACAGTTGGGCATGCTGGGGCAGACACAAGGAAAAACACAGAACGATCTGACCCAGGGGGCAGCAGCCTACCTGAGAGAAATAGAAGGGCTTACACGACTGACCGGTCAAAATCGTGAAGAATTGGAACAGCAACGTGAAGCAGCCATGCGGGTGGATCAGTTTGCAGTCACAGTGCAAGATCTGGGCAAACAAGGCAAAGAGCTACAAAAAGTTTTCAATATATTGAACAGCATAGATCCCAAATATGCACAGGCTTTTGCCGAAAGTTCCACTGGATTCTTGACCGGTTCGGCTGAACAAACCCAGCTGTTCCAGCTGTCGGGTGGACGATTGTTGAGCTTGATGGACCAACTCAAGACCGGGGCCATAAATGCCGGACAGTTTGTGGATGCATTAAAACCAACTGGAAATCAGCTGGAACTGTTCAAAAACATGGCCCGAGTTCCGGGTCAACTGGCCGGATTTGCTGGGTCCTACAGCAGTGTTATCAAACTGACCAACAAGAGCTGGGAACAGTCAGCAGAAGCCGCGGATAGGTCAATCGAAGTCACAGACGAAACCACCGACGCATCAGTGGACCTTAGAAAAAAACAGATGCAGACTCGAGATGCGTTACAAAGCATGATCCATGATGGGGTACTGCCGGCCACTCAAGCCATGGCCAAATTGGCCGGAATCACAGACCAAGCTGCCGAAGGTAGCAAAGGTTTTTGGGATAAGGTGGGTGACTTTTTTAGCGGAGATAAAAACAAAGTAAAATCAGATTCTGATCTAGATAAATTGTTAGGCGCTATACGCAAAGTAGAAAGCGGCAGCATTGCGGGCAATTACAAAATTAAAAGCCCATCATCTAGTGCATCAGGGGCATATCAATTTCTTGACAAGACCTGGCAAGAACAAACTAAAAAACAAAATCTTGGTACCGAATACAGACGAGCTGCAGACGCACCCAAAGAAATACAGGATGCTGTGGCAAAAACTTTTATAAAAGAATTGTTGAGGATCAACAAAGGCGACATTGATGCTGTACTGAATCAATATTTCACCGGCGATCCTAGAGGTAAAATGAACAAACAGCAATTGGATGCCAACTCTGGACTCGATTCTGGTGGGTATCGACAGCGAGCCTATAATGCACTAAAAGAGCAAGGCGGACTAAGTTCAGGGTCAACCTCAACTAACAATACTTTGGCCGGAACTACGCCAAATGCACCGTTAGGTATGGCCAACGGCTTTGAAGGATTTATGTCAGGACCAAAATCTGGATATCGACCCAACATAATCATGCACGGAACCGAGTCTATCAAGGTCACGCCAGAAAATCAGTTAGGACAATCAACAACTCCAGTACACAGTGCGTTAAGCCAGCAGACTGCAAAGTTGGATCAAATGGTACAGGCCTTGCAAGACAGCAATGGCCAAGAAATGATGATGATGCAACTTGACAAACTGGATCGTCTGATACATGTCATGCAAAATCAAGTCAACATCAGTCAAAAGATATTGCAACAGAGTCACTAAGCCCATAAATAATAGACTATGGCAGAAAACACTAACGGCGGTCAAGGGCGCGGATGGCGCAAGTATTTCAAGGTCGCAAGCACCAGCGGTCAACTCAGTCCAATTTCAGGATCAAATCAATTTGGCCTTCCTGGCTACAGCAAACAAAACGGTGCTGACTACAGCACACCGGGCACCGGCAACGAGTTCAGCTATCGCAACTATGCCAGTCGATTGCCCGAAGTTTATTCAGGACATCCCAACAGGATCGAACGCTATAACCAGTACGAAAACATGGACTGCGATTCGGAAGTCAATGCCTGTTTAGACATCATTGCCGAGTTTAGCACACAGATCAACCAAGACAACAAGACACCGTTTGATATCAATTTCACCGACAAACCAACCGATCACGAAGTTGAAATTATCAAAAAACAACTGCAACAGTGGACCAAACTGAACAAGCTGGATCAACGCATATTCAAACTGTTCCGAAACGTGATCAAGTACGGCGATCAGGTGTTTGTGCGTGACCCAGAGACATTTGAAATGTACTGGGTAGACATGGTCAAGGTGGCTCGTGTTATTGTAAACGAAAGCGAAGGCAAACGGCCCGAGCAGTACATCATACGCGACATCAATCCCAATTTCCAAAACATGAGCATAGCTCAAAAGACCACTAGTGATTACTATGTGAGCCGTGCCACTGGCAGCATAGGACAAAACAACTACACAGCACCCAATGGTGGTGGCTATGGCGGTGCCGGCGGCGGAACTGGCAACAACAGATTTACTCAGGCCATGAATGAAACTTGCCTGGACAGTCGACACATTGTACACATCAGCCTGAATGAAGGCTTGGATTTTTTCTGGCCATTTGGACAAAGCATCTTGGAAAACATATTTAAGGTCTACAAGCAGAAAGAATTGTTAGAAGATTCTGTGTTGATCTATCGTGTGCAACGTGCACCAGAACGCCGAGTTTTCAAGATTGACGTGGGCAACATGCCCAGCCATTTGGCCATGCAGTTTGTGGAACGTGTCAAAAACGAAATGCATCAACGCAGGATTCCTACCAACACCGGTGGCGGTGCCAACATGATGGACGCCAGCTACAATCCGCTCAGTATCAACGAAGATTACTTTTTCCCTAGCACCAGCGACGGACGTGGTAGCAGTGTGGAAGTGTTGCCAGGCGGTACCAATCTAGGCGAAATTGACGATTTAAAATACTTCAACAACAAAATGGCCCGCGGTCTGCGTGTGCCATCTAGCTATTTGCCGACCGGTCCTGACGATTCAGACCGTGCATTTACCGACGGAAAAGTGGGCACAGCTCTCATACAAGAATACCGATTCAATCAGTATTGCAAACGCCTGCAAAACTTGATCATGCAAAAGCTAGACGACGAATTTAAAATGTTCTTACACTGGCGCGGATTCAACATTGATTCGGGTCTGTTCACGATCACCTTTTGCGAGCCACAAAACTTTGCGACCTATCGCCAGGCCGAAATGGACAACAGCCGTATCACAGCATTTACTCAATTGGAGCAATTGCCTTACATGAGCAAGCGATTCATGATGAAACGCTTCCTGGGCTTGACCGAAGAAGAAATTGTAGAAAACGAAAAATACTGGCGAGAAGAACGCGAAGAGCCCGAAGTTGAAACCACGCAAGGCCAGGATCTGCGTTCGATTGGTATCACACCAGCCGGTCTTGAAAGCGACATCACTACCGGAGCCGATCTTGCTGGTGCCGAAATCATGCCAGGTCCTGGACAACCGGGTGCCACACCGCCCATAGCTGGACAGCCAGCCGGCACAGGAGCACCGCCCGCAGGTGGGGCCGCCGGCGGAGTACCTCCGTTATAAATACAACATGATACTCAAAGAAATTTACGATCGAAACCACCCAGGCTATCAAGACGACAGTCAAGACAATAGCCAGCCCGAGCTGGGCGATCTACGTAAAACTCGTTTGACTCTACGTCAGTTGAACAAACTGCGTCAGATGAACGATGTACGCAGCTACGAGTACAAAGAAAAACTCAAGCTGGTCAAGCAACAGTACGCACCACCTCCGGCTGCACCCGGACTGTAACGCTACAGTCACAATCTCTGTCAAAAACTACCAGTTTTTGGCCTCAAAACTACCAATATTTCTCTTTTGACGTAAGTAATATACGAGCCATTACTTAAGGAGATATTATGACATCGAAATTTGAACAGTTGATCGAATATGTGATCAACGATGAAGAAGACAAAGCTAAAGAGCTTTTCCACGACATAGTAGTTGAAAAAAGTCGTGAAATCTATGAAAACCTCATGAACGAAGAAGATCAGGACGACGAGGAAGAAGACGGCGAAGAGGAAGACCTCGACGAAGGCATGGAAGATGAAAGCATGGGCGGTGACGCCAGTGACAGCTTGATTGACGACGTTGAGAGCGAAGAAGCCGGCATGCAGATGGAAGGCGACGAAGAGTTTGACGACGAAGCCGAAGAAGACGGCGAAGATTTAACTCACGACATGGAAAAAGACCATGACGAAGACGGTGATATCGAAGACAGAGTCATTGACTTGGAAGACAAGTTAGACGAACTCATGGCCGAATTTGAAGCCATGATGGGCAATGACGAAGGCGGTATCGACAGCGATTTACAAGGCGAAGAAGGCGACGAATTGGCCGGTGATGCTCTAGAAATGGACGACACCCAGGCATTTGCCGACAACGACATGGACGAAATGGGCATGATGGAAAACGTACAGTTAGACAAAGTTCCTGCTCCAAAGCACGGCGATGACGGTGCCAACAACAAAAGCGTAGTGGCTTTCAACTCCGGCGCCAAAGGCATGCAAGGTGCTCCAGTCAAAATGACCGGCGATGTAGCACAAGGCCGTCCAGCTCCTAAAACTGCTGATTTACCCGAAGCCGGCAAGTTCAAAAACACCCCCGGTAAAGGCACAAGCAACACCAAGTTAGATGCGGCCCCAAAGCCAACTTTGACACAGGCTGCTGGTACAAACACTAGAACTCCTTTTCCAAAAGGATAATAGGCAGATATGGCTCGATATCTAAAAGAACATCTCAGCTTTACTCAGGCCAACATTGAACTGTTGACTGAGGAAGCTGCTGATGGACACGGCAAAACTTTAAAACTCAAAGGAATTTGCATTGAGGGCGGCGTAAGAAACGCCAACGAGCGTGTGTATCCAGTAACCGAAATAGCCAAAGCAGTAGACACCATCAATGAACAAATCAAGAGTGGTCACAGTGTGTTGGGTGAAGTAGATCATCCAGACGATTTGAAAATCAATCTAGATCGAGTCAGTCACATGATTGAACGCATGTGGATGGAAGGTCCTTGCGGATACGGCACATTAAAAATATTACCCACACCCATGGGCGAACTGGTAAAAACCATGTTGACCAACGGTGTAAAACTAGGTGTTAGCAGTCGTGGATCAGGAAATGTCAACGACGCCAACGGACATGTCAGTGACTTTGAAATCGTCACTGTGGATGTGGTTGCTCAGCCCAGTGCTCCAAATGCATATCCCACAGCAATATACGAAGGCCTGTTAAATCATGCCGGCGGACAACGCTTGTTGGATATGTTCAAAGACCCGGCTAAAAGCAACAAAGCAAAGAGCTATGTACGAGACGAAGTGATTCGCCTTATACGTGGTCTCAAAATAGAAGGGAAATAATACTATGTTAGATAGTTTAAAACCGTTACTAGACAGCGACTTGATCAACGAGGAAGCTCAACAGCAGATCACTGAAGCCTGGGAAGCCAAGCTCAATGAAGCTCGTGAACAAGTGCGTGCAGAACTCCGCGAAGAGTTTGCACAACGTTTAGAGCATGACAAACAAGTAATGGTGGAAGCCCTGGATCGTATGGTAACAGAAGGTCTACAAGCAGAGATCCAAGCAGTTCAAGCTGAAAAGCAACAACTTGCTGAAGATCGTGTACGTTTTCAAGCCAAAATGAAAGAAAGTTCCACCAAGTTTAACGACTTTATGGTAACCAAATTGGCTGAAGAAATCGGCGAACTGCGTAAAGATCGCAAGATGCATACCGAAGGTATTGAGAAGTTAGAAAACTTTGTGGTACATGCACTTGCCAGCGAAATTCGTGAATTTGCACAAGACAAACAGGACGTGGTTAAAACCAAGGTCCGTTTGGTTCGCGAAGCTCGTCGTCAGTTGGAAACACTCAAAGCACGTTTCGTAACAGAAAGTGCCAAGAAAATGTCCAACGCTGTTGGCCGTCATCTCAAGGCTGAACTCAATCAGTTGCAGGAAGATATCAAAGTTGCTCGCGAGAACAATTTTGGTCGTAGAATTTTTGAAGCATACGCAGCAGAATTTGGTGCTACCCATTTAAATGAGAAAGCCGAAGTTCGCAAGTTGCACAGCATTATTGCTCAAAGAGAAAAACAACTGGGTGAGGCCATCCAACTTTCAGCCAAGGCAAAAACCTTAGTTGAAAGCAAAGAACGCGAAATACGCATAATCAAGGAATCCAATGAACGCGAAAGCACCATGGACGAATTGCTTGCTCCTTTAAACAAGGAAAAACAAGCACTAATGCGTAATTTGTTGGAAAGTGTACAGACAGCTAGACTGTCCAGTGCTTTCGAAAAGTATCTACCGGCTGTATTGGCAGACAAATCTGTGAAAGCACCACGAGTGATCACAGAGAACGTTTCCGTTGCAACTGGCGATAAATCTGCCCGTGTCCAGGAAGAAGATCACAGCAATGTGATTGACCTCAAGCGTCTGGCAGGGCTTTAAAATTAGATAGAAAAAGGAGACTTAAATGTCACAAGAATTATTAGAAAGTCGTTGGGGAGAAACCAAAGAAGCATTGCTCGAGGGCTTAAATGGCTCAAAACGCAATTCAATGGCAGTTATCCTTGAAAATACCAAAAAGTACTTGAAAGAGAACGCAACTTCTGGTTCTACTGCAAGCGGCAACATCGCTACCTTGAACAGAGTGATTCTGCCAGTGATACGACGTGTTATGCCAACTGTTATCGCTAACGAGTTGGTAGGCGTACAGCCAATGACAGGTCCAGTGGGTCAAATCCACACATTGCGTGTAAGATACGCACAGAGCTTGACTGACAACAGCCAAGCAGCAACTAGTGTAACAGCCGGCCAAGAAGCATTAAGCCCGTTCACTATTGCAACTGCATACTCCACAGTTCCACAAGGTGCTACTACTGCTAGCGGTTACACTGGCAATAACACAGCTACCATGGAAGGTACTGGCGGTAAGCAGATTAGTGTTCAGATCTTGAAACAGGCTGTTGAAGCTAAGACTCGTAAGTTACAAGCACGTTGGACTTTTGAATCTGCACAAGACGCACAAGCCATGCATGGTATTGACGTTGAAGCAGAAATCATGGCTGCTCTTGCACAAGAGATCACAGCTGAGATCGATCAAGAGATCCTCTTGAGCTTGCAGACTTTGGCTGCAACCGAGTACACATACAACCAAGCTACTGTATCTGGTACTGCTACATTCGTTGGTGACGAGCACGCTGCTTTGGCTGTTCTTATCAACAGAGTTGCAAACTTGATCGCTCAGCGTACACGTCGTGGTGCTGGTAACTGGTGTGTTGTAAGTCCAGCAAGTTTAACTGTTTTACAAAGTGCAACAACTAGTGCATTTGCTCGTACAACAGAAGGTACTTTTGAAGCTCCTACAAACACCAAGTTTGTTGGTACTTTAAACGGTGCTATGCGTGTGTTTGTAAACAGCTATGCTCAAGACACACAGAGCGTATTGGTAGGTTACAAAGGTACATCAGAAGCTGATGCTGCCGCGTTCTACTGCCCATACATTCCGTTAATGAGCTCTGGCGTTGTATTAGATCCGTCAACCTTCGAACCAGTCGTATCATTTATGACACGTTATGGCTTCGTAGAATTAACGAACACTGCCTCGAGTTTCGGGAACGCCGCCGACTACGTGGGGGAGATTGCCGTCCAGAACCTTAGTTTTTCCTAATCGAAAAACAAAAGGTTTGTACTGCGTCTATCAGACGTATCAAAAACAAAAACAACCCAGGGATGGGGAGTTGCAAGAAAGCACCGCAAGGTGCTTTCTTGTTGACCGCAGTATCAATCCTGCCCATCAGTATAAATACTCCAAACAAAGGAACACTATGGGATTTTCAATTGGACCAGGATGGAATTTTGCCGGCGGCTGGGCCGTTGGTCCTGCAATAGGTGGCGGCGGTGGTGGCTTGACCTGGACTGCTGTTTCTACCATGGGCACGGCAACGGTTCTTGGTGGTATTGGTCAAGTGGTCTATGGTTCGGGAACTACCTTTGTGGCAGTTGGTATAAATTCGGTCAATGTACCGGTGTACTCAATCAGTACCAATGGCCTTACCTGGAGCACTCCGGTCGCTATAAACGGAACAAACACCGCGGTCAGTCAGATGACAGCCATAGCCTATGGATCGGGAACTTATGTGGCACTGGGCTACGATAACAGTTATAATTCGCTTTACACTTATAGCACCAACGGTACCACCTGGATAACTCCAACTGCCCTGGCCGGCGATTCTGCCGGAAACGGGCTGAGTACCCTGGCCTATGATGGAACAAAATTTGTGGCGGTTGGGACCAATAGTACCAATGCCAGATTCTCCTACAGCTCCGACGGTATCAGCTGGGCCAGCATTGCCAATCTTGGTTCTGGATCTGCAGGATACAACCCATACGATATCTGTTATGCCAACGGTAAATTTGTCGTGGTTGGTACTGACACCAACGGCTATGCGTCGGTAGTGACCAGCGCCAATGGTACCACCTGGAGCAATCCCAGCGTGATGGGCTCAAACGGTGCAACTTTTATACAACCGTGCGGTATTGCTTATACCGGTTCAAAATACATAGCCACTGCCAATGATGAAATCAACAATTATCCGGTTTATAGTACCAGCACCGATGGTTCCACCTGGACAGCATGGTCATCCTTTAATGGCTATACCACATATTCTTTTGTGTTAACTCATAACTGTGCTTACGGCAATGGAAACACAGTGGTGATAGCTCAACGTGTCAGCGACCTGGCGCCTATCTATTCGGTATCGTCTGATGGTGGTTCTACCTGGACTACGCCGTCTGCAACTGCTGTAATTGATCAATTTGGCGCAACCTTGTGTTACGGAAATCTAGAGTTTATGGCTGTGGGTCTTGGTTCTTCCAACAACGCTTCTTATCAGATTTACAAATAATTGTTTCTAGTACTGTGACATTTGTGATTTCCATATAAATACTCTAAACAATAAAGGAACACACATGGTCGCACCATTAATAATTGGAACAGGAATCACAGTAGAAGGCGGTATTTCAATAGGCCCAGGCGGCCCTTCGGCACCAATAGCCGGCAGCTTTACAATTAATCACACAGATGGCGGCGGTGGCGGAGTGGCTAATCAAAGTACCGGTGTTGCAGGCTATATAACCGGGACCTATGACTCGTTGACCATAGTGAGCACTGTGGTGACTGGTAGCGGAACTGGATCAGCTACAGTATCTGGACTTGACATCCTGTATTCAGCCAATCCCAACGTGTCCAATCCTGCCCCGACTGTTACAATCACGATCACTTACTATGCTTCAAATGGTGGTGCTAATAGTTCTAACGGAGTTATTACAGTAAATGACAAGTGTTGTGTTGTTGCCAACGCCATGACTGAAACCGGCATGTGGGATCGCAGTCAGTTGTATCAACTCAATGTTTGGGGTTCCAAAGTACTGGATCAAACATTTATGGGACGTGCTGTACACAAAGGTTACCATGTCATAGCACCCAAGGTATGGGTTCCGCAGATACAGAAACAAACTGCGATAGGACGTTACTTTGGTTGGACATTCGAAAATGGTACCAATATGTTGCGTGGCAAAAAGTATGATCGCCGTGCTCTAGTAAGTATAGTACCCTGGATTGCTGTGTTTACTGTGGTTGGTTTGTTTACCAAGCAAGAAACAGCGACTCGTAGTTGGCAAAATAGCAACAAGGAAACCAAATAATGACACCAAATTTTGATAATTGTATTCTGCATCATGTAATTTCTGCGGCCGCCAGTATGCCAAATTATGTAAGCCCGGTTGATCGGTTAAATCAGCACTTGGCCAATTTGCCAGCGGAATTTGTACAAGAATACTGCACACGATGCGAGAGTATTTTGAAAAGCCGGAGTTTTACTGTTGAACAGTTGCAAGGTATGTACATCAACACAGTCTTGCCGATGTTGAACAACACCAACACAGCAGAAGATTTTGGCCGAGAGTTGTTGGCGCTGGTTGGCACACTCAACTAACAATTTAAAAACAATATTTTACTATAAGGAAAACAAGTCATGTCGGCAGTGGGGATAAAAATAGAATCAGGAATTACCATGGGGGCCGGTATTTCAATCGGCGCAGGCTCGGCACCCGGTCCGGCCCCAGGCGGCTCCAACGGAGTGGTCAGCTTTTCAGAAATGACAGCAACTGGAAATATTGTCCAATGGATCGAAGCCGGAGCGTCGGGCAACGCCACAATGATCACAAACGGATTTATTCAAACTGCCAACGTGGGTACTCCTGGCATCTACAACGGTGTTGCTATTGTATCGTTGACAGCCAACAATCAGGCATTCTTCAGCACTTACGGCACAGGAAATAGAACGGCCACATGGAGTGCAGGCAGCACCTATACCAGTCCAATGACTGTGAATCTTGCTAACAATTCTGGTAATGCAATAGTATTTTACATGAACAACGTGCCTGCTTTCCCGGCCACATTCATATTCCCAGTAACATTCAGCTAAAAATCATCTAGGTATATTTGTTTAATTGGGCAACAGAAACTGTTGCACCTGCGGCAAATCAAATATCATCTGCGGCAACTGATCGTGTGGAAACGGTCTCAATACCGAATTGGGATCCCAGGTCAAGCTGGCGCCTTCTCGGAATTGGATACCTCGTTGTACATGAGCCTGGTGTCCGCGATTGGGCCAGTGTGCATAACTCCTGCTTTTGGTGGTGATTCTGTCGTCGCCGCCCATCCAGCTAAAATGCCAACCAAATTCGTCAAATATCTTGCCGTCTAAAGTAGGAGCCAAGATCTCAAACGGCACATGATACTCGCATCTGATTCTGTGCGGAGTGGTCTGTGCTATCAGAGATTTACGACAGATGCTCATGGCCGTGCGCCAGGTAAACGGCCAGCCCGCAGTTGAATACGGACGCAGATCGGCCCGACCGTAGAGATTGATCAAGGGCAATTTTATCACAGCACCGGGATTGCCCTGTGCCACGTTTAACGCAAATCCGATATGGTCGGGATTGATGATTTCGTCGCAGTCGCTCATTATGATCCAATCATTGTTGTCAAATTGGTCAATGACTTTTAGTAATCCGTTGCGTTGATGGCGATCGCGGGCCACAGCTTGTATAGATGCAATGTCTCCGCGATCTTCGGCAAATTGGGCATCAAAATCTTGTCGTTCCATCTGCAAGTTGATGTCATCGGCATGGTTAAGCTCGATCACAGTGATTCGTTCTTGCGGCAAGCCCAGTTCCGCAATTAGGTTTTTTACTTGAAATGTCCTGGGCAGGCCAGTGTGAGTTTTGTCAGCTTCGCAAATCACAAAATGATCTACATGGTCCTGTAGGAGCCGTATTCGTAATTCCAGTAATTCGCGTTCGATAAAATAGGGAAAATAGTCAACCAGCATCAGACCTTGAACCAACTGAGATATTGATGTATCTTGTCGGTCACTGTGGCCCAGTCGCCCATTTTGGGCTGTCTGAACAGTCTTGCTGTGCTGTACCACGGACTGCTATCTCTATTCAACAACCAGCGCCAATCCAGGGCAAACCAGCTGAGCATGACCCAGGTTGGACGGCCTAATGCTCCAGATAAGTGTGCGACCGCAGTGTCCACAGCCAAGACCACATCGCAATGATGTATCAAGGCAGCACTGTCAGCAAAACTTTGTACTGATCCTGGATAGCAGGCCACGCCTGCTGCCATCAATGCGTCATTTTCTTCTTGGGTGCAATCAACCTGTAGATTGATCCATTCGTAATTGGGATTGCGTTTTATCAAAGCCAGCATGTCAGCGAACGGCATGCCCTTGTGTCTGTTGATCCAGGTATCTCTGCGTCCTGACCAACAAAAGCCCACACGTAATCGACGTTTCAATCCCAGACGATCTTGCCAGGTACGGACGCGACCTGCATCGGCTGCAAGATAATACTGCATGTGACCAAGATTTTCCAAGGTAGTGCCAATCACACCCGGAATGCTCATGATCGGAATCCAGTAATCAAATCCCACTGGAGTTTCTTCGTAAGGAATCAGTCTGGCAATAGTTTTGGAATTTTCAAGCAACGGAATCAGGCTGGCATTAACATGTACCCAAACCTGAGCACCGCGTTGGGCCAAGTCTCCCACAAAGCGTATAAATTGTATGTTGTCCCCGTGACCTTGCTCGCCCACGACCAATATGGTCTTGCCTTGCAGATCCTGTCCAGTCCATCTGGGCTGTTCGTATTTGGGCAGGAGGCCGTTTAGATGTTCGTATTGCCAGCGGTATTCGTACTGTTTCCAACCATTGGCATAGTCGCCCATCAAGAGCCAGGCCACGGCCAGATTGAACCGGGCTGTGATATTGGCCGGATCCAGCTGTATGGCTCGTTGCAAAAATGGCACAGCCGCTTCGGGCTCGGCACACTCTCTCAGCACATTACCGTAGTTGTTGAAGGCAGCCGCACAGTTTCTGTCCTGGGCGATAGCTTGCACATAACAGGCCAAGGCCTGTTCGGGATTGTTTTGTTCTCTATGGGCATTGCCCTGGGCGATCAGTTCGTTTACGTTCATGGCAATATTTAATTGGGTGTCAGTCCTGGTAAAATATTTTGACGCCATAAATACTAATCAACGCAATGGTGCGTTTTATGCTGGTCGGGAAACCCAACAGCGTAGCAGAATAGAACCTGCATTGGACTTCTTTAAGGAGAAAACAAATGGGTCGTCCGTTAAAAATTAAAAAATCCACAACCAAGGATATTGGTTTTAATGACTTTGGTAATGTAGAAGTGCCTGTAATTCCGGTTGGCATAACAAGCACAGAATTTTTGGGTGTGGTAGGTGGTGCCAATACTGGCATCGCAACTTCCAGCTATCCAGTAGTGCAAATCACAGCCAACGTGAATGGTCAGCAGGGCAGTGCTTACATCATTACACAAAAAGGTCAAACCAAATACTTGGTGGCCGGCGAAGATTCAGTTTACGCCAACAGTCTCACACAAGGTTTCAGCTATCAAATCACCAATTTAGGTACAGGCACAAACTGGACACAGTTAGGCGCTGGTATCAACCCACAAGTGGGACAAGTTTTCACCTGTACTCTCCCAATTGGGTCCGGCACCGGAAACGGCACAGCCAGCGATTGCGGACAGTGCACCTTGGTAACCAGCGGCACACTTAGCTCTGGTCAAATGAACATGGTATTCAATGCCAATGGTGGATCAGCTTACGCCAGCCGTCTCACAAACAAGTACATCTGGGATGCCTCAAATACTCGCTATGCTGTAAACTTCTTTGTGGCAGGTACCAATACTCCGCTTGCTTTGGCCAACGTCACCATCACCGGCAACGCAGGCACATTCACTTGTTCTAACACCAATATTGGTCTAGGCGAATTGATCACAGTCACTGGCACATTGAGCAACGTGGCCACTGGCACAATCTCTGGTTACAGCAACCCAACCACTTATTATGTGATCAACACTAACGGCGTCAATACCTTTACTTTGAGTACCACAGAAGGCGGTGCCAATATCACTACTGGCACTGGTAATACTACTGGATTGACATTCAACACCATAAGTTCAACCACATTCAAGTCTGGAGCAGATCCGGTAACTTGGACCAATGGTACTGGCAATTTGATCCTGGCACAGGTTCAGAATTACACATCATAACGCAGTTTTGTGTGGAAAAAACCCGTACCTGTTACGGGTTTTTAAATGAGTCAAAATTCTAAACACAGTCCCGGTTTTATGCGGGCACTGGTAAATATATCATAATAGGAGAAAACCGTGGCCGTCACAAGAATAAAAAATAACCAGATCACTGATGCATCAGCTGGCAATACCCAACTTGGTATCAATGCAAATACCAAAGTACAAGATTATAGCGTAACTTCAGTCAAGTTAGCTAACAATATTACCTATGGTTCAGACCTTACCATTTCGGGTAACCTAAGCGTAACTGGTACAACCACAGCGGTTGATACCACATATACCAACATACAAGATCCCCTGATCGTATTAGCAGACGGACAGACTAGTGGTAGCCCGGCCGTGGACATCGGCTATATCGGTCTACGTGGAAACCAAGCCAATATTGCTCTTATCTGGAATGAGGCCAACAGCACTTTTGCTGCTACCTATACCAACAGCGGTGTGAACGATAACACCGTTGTTGCGATCAACAGCTATGCCGACTTCAAGGCCAACAATGTAAACACTGTGACTGATGTTTCAGCAGGCGGTAACGTATCGGGTGGCAATGTCTCTGCCACAACTGATGTATCAGCTGGTGGCAATGTAGCAGGTGGCAATGTGACTGCTACTACCAATGTGAGTGCTGGCGGAAACGTTTTGGCCAATACTGATGTTTCGGCTGGCGGTAACGTAGTTGGTGGCAATGTAAATGTAACTACCAACGTAAGTGCTGGTGGCAACATCTACGGTGCAAATTTTGCAACAACAGGATCGGGTGGCAATATCACTGGTGCCAATGTTATTTCTGCAACTACAGTGACCACTACTGGTGATGTCAGTGCAGGTGGCAATGTTGTAACTGGTGCCAATGTCAGCGTAGGCGGAAACGTTTCAGTTGCTGGCAATATTACTGCGGTAGGCAACATTGGTGCTGGTCAGTACCTGTTTGGTGATGGTTATTATATCAGCAACATCAACTCAGGCAATATTGCAGCCAGTAAAATTGTAAACGGCGGTAGCTTTGCTAATATAGCCACAACTGACGGCAACTTGGTAGTTGCCATTGGTAACGCTTCGAGCACAGTGGCCACATTCTATGACACTGGTATCAACACCAACGGCAATCTCAGTGCCAGTGGTAATATACTAGCCGGGGCTGACATAAGTGCTGGTGGTAACGTAACTGCAACTACCAATATCTCAGCCGGTAGCAATGTTTTGGCCAATACCGATGTTTCAGCAGGCGGTAATGTGTTAGGTGGCAACGTAACTGCCACTACCAATGTTTCAGCTGGTAGCAATGTTCTTGCTAACACAGACGTTTCGGCTGGTGGTAACGTAATTGGTGGCAATGTAACTGCAACTACTAATGTTTCAGCTGGTAGCAACGTTTTAGCAAATACTGATGTAAGTGCTGGCGGTAATGTAATTGGTGGTAACGTAACTGCAACTACCAATGTTTCAGCTGGTAGCAATGTTCTTGCCAACACAGATGTAAGTGCTGGCGGTAATGTAATTGGTGGTAACGTAATCGCAACTACCACCGTGAGTGCTGGCACCAATGTAATTTCTGGACAAGATATCAGTGCAGGCGGCAATGTATTGGCCTACAACAGTGTTTCTGCTAACGGAAATATAGCAGGTGACAATGTAATTGCTGGCACTACCATTTCATCAGGCGGAAATGTATTGGTTTATGGTTTGGTGACAGCTGGTGGCAACATACAGTCCAATCAAAATGTACAGGCTTTCCAGGATGTCAGTGCCGGTGGTAACATAATTGCAAATTACAACGTAACTGCTACAGGCAACGTAACTGGTGGTAACGTAAATGCGGTTGGTATAGGTGCAGTAGTAAGTGCAGACGGCAACGTGGTTGGTGGCAACATAGTCACTCAAGGCACTATCACAGCCACAGGTACATTGGAAGCTGGCAACATAGTCACCGGCGGATATGTAACTGCCACAGGTAACGTACAAGCCGGCAATATCAACACAGCAGGCGACGTAAGCGCCACAGCCAATGTCAACAGCGGCAACGTAAACAGTGGCACTATCAGTGCCACAGGTGCGATATATGGTGCCAACATCAACAGCAACTATCTCTACAGTGCCAACAGCAGTTTGGTTATCAGTGCAGTAGGTACCAATAGCGGTATCAGCATATTCACCAACGGCTCGGGCAACATTGGTGTGGGCAATGCCTATATCAACAACTTGGCTGATCCACAGCAGAATCAAGATGCGGCTACCAAGTTCTATGTTGACAGCGTGGCACAAGGTTTAGCAGTAAAAGCTTCTGTGAGTGTGAGTGAAGTTTCCACATTGGCCAACGTGACCAACGTGACCAACGTGACTTACAACAACGGCACGTCCGGAGTTGGTGCCACATTGACCATAACCAGTACAGCTCAAATCAGTTTAGACGGAGTTAATCTCAGTACATTGCCGGCCAATGCCAGAGTATTGATACAGAACGAAACCGGATCCGGTGCTGGCGATACCAATGCTGCCTGGAACGGTATCTATTACATATCAACCAATACTCCAACCAACACTGTGCTCACACGTAGCTTGGATATGAATCAACCGAGCGAATTCTACGGTGCATTTACCTTTGTTGAAGACGGTACTGTGTACAAGGCCTCGGGTTGGGTATGTACCAATACTGCTGAGGCTAGCCCGATCACGATCGGTACCACAGCAGTTACTTGGAGCCAGTTCTCGGGTGCAGGTGCTTACACACAAGGCAACGGTATCGCGATTACAGGCACAATCATCAGCACCAGAATCAACACTGGCAATTTAGAGTATGATGGTAGCGGAAACCTACAAGTATCCAGCTATGCCAATTTGACTTATCCAAATATTGGATCAGCAACTGGTACCACATTGAGCTTGACCGGTAATTTGGTTGCCAGTGCGATTGGCTCAACCGACAGCATGAGTGCTGCAGGCAATGTTTATGCAGGCAATATCAGTACAAGTGGCACTGTAGTTGCGGTAGCCAACATAACTGGTGGCAACTTGTTGACCGGCAACGTGGTCAGTGCAACTGGTAACGTAACAGGTGGCAATTTGATCACTGCAGGTTATGTTTCTGCTACTGGCAATTTGTACGGTGGTAACCTCAGCTTGTCAGGCAACGTACTCAGCGATATCAACATGTTGGGCAACATCACTGCAGGTGGATATATCACCGCAGTTGGCAACGTGTCAGCTGGCAATGTAAACACTGGCATAGTATCAGCTAGCGGTAACATATATTCAGCCAATATATTTGCCACAGGCGCTATTATTCCTACCACAGACAACACATTTACACTGGGTAACTCAACCAACAGTTGGCAAAGCCTGTATGTTAGCGGAAGCACCATTTACTTGGGCAACATCCAACTCAAACAAACCGCGGCAAATACCCTTAGCGTGGTAGCCAGCGATGGTACTACACCAGCCAGCTTGTCTATCAACAGTATCAGTGCCAGTGGAAATATCACTGCTAATGGAAACATGAGTGCCGGCGGCAATGTATGGTCTTCGGCAGACGTCAGCGCCACAGGCAATGTGTACGGCAACAATCTTTCAGCAGTCAGCAATGTAGCAGGTGGCAATATAGTTGCAACTACCGATGTAAGTGCTGGTGGTAATGTTTTAGCCAATACCGACCTAAGTGCTGGCGGCAATGTTGTGGGTGGCAATGTAAACGTAACTACCAACGTAAGTGCTGGTGGTAACGTCTATGGTGCCAATTTTGCAACAACGGGCCCAAGTGGCAACATTACTGGTGCCAATGTTATTTCTGCAACCACATTCACTGCCAGCGGCAATGTCACTGCCAACAATGTAACAGTTGGAAACATAGTGAGTGCAGTTGGCAATATTGTTACTAGCAACTACTTTGTGGGCGATGGTTACTACATCAGCAACATCAACGCCGGCAACGTGGCCACAACCAAAATCTTTAACGGCAACAGCTATGCCAACGTAACTGCCAGCAACGGCAACGTCACAATTGGTGTAAACAGCAATTTGGTAGCCACATTCTATGACACTGGTATCAGTTCAACTGGCAATGTAAACGTTGACGGATTAACTATTGCAGTAGGTCAGAGTTTGATTGGTACCACAGCCAATGCCAATATTACCATAACACCAAACGGATCGGGCGTACTTGCAGTACAAAGTTCCAGCAACGTTGGTATAGTTGTAAGTACAACTAGTGCTAATTTAAAAAATCAAATTAGAGTGCAGACTGTTGGAACCACCCTGGGCGGAAGCGGCGGCGGAGCATTTGTTGGAACTTATGTACTAGGTAACGGCACACCAACACAAAGTCAAAATCGTTTGGTAACCATTGTTGGTGAAGGATCTGAAGACGGCACAACTGCCGGCCCAAGTGCTGCAACCAAGATCACGTTGGATGCTGCAGCCGATTGGTCAACAGGAAACACACCGGCTCACATCAGTTTTTGGACCACACCAAGTGGAAGCAACGTCAGTGTTGAATCAGTACGAGCCGAATCCAACGGCGATTTGAGTATTTTTAATGGTAACTTGAATGCAGCCAACGGTAACGTTTACACAACCAGTGTCAGCGCCAGCGGTTCGATTGTGGCAGACGCCAATATCACCGGTGGTAATATATACACTGGCGGCGAAATCAGTTCAACTGGTAACGTCACATCTGGCACATTCTTCTATGTTGATCCTGTAGACAGCACTGTGTTGATCGGCAACAGCTCGATCGTGGCCTGTTCTGTATTGAGTTTGAACACCACAACCAGCTTTGTAGTTCCAGTTGGTAACACAGCACAACGTCCAAGTTCAACTTACACTGGTATGGTTCGTTTCAATACCAGCCAAAACAACTTGGAAGTGTACGACAACGCACAATGGAGCCCAGTTGGTTCAACCACATACACTGTGATTGCTGACGAACAGTTCAACGGCGACGGTGCTACTGTGGCCTTTACATTGGGTAGCACACAAACTACCAACAGTTGTATTGTAAGCATCAACGGTGTGGTACAGATCCCAACATTGGCTTATGCTGTGTCAGGAACTTACCCAACTTGTGTGTTGACATTCACAGAAGCTCCAGAACTTGGTGACGTAATTGATGTAAGAGAAATCACAACCACAGTGACCTTGACCGAATTGGCCAGCCAAAGCGGTAATGCAACTGTAACTGTAAGCAACACCAGCGCCGAAGTTGACATCAAGGGTAACTTGGTAACCACAGTTAATAGCTCAGCTCCAACCCTGTCGACCAACCAGACCTTGAGCTTCCAGCTAGTATCAAATACCAGCTTGAAGATCTTGGTACGCGGCAGCGACGGTGTAACAAGAAGCGCCACATTGACCCTGAGCTAAAAACTATAGGGTTTAGAAAAAATAGGACTCTCCGGAGTTCTATTTTTTTGGCTAAATATACAATAGGATAGGTAAAAAAATGGCTCTAACTAAACCCCGTGCGTATCAGATATACGACATAGATTACAAACAAGCGACCCGAGTAGTAACAGTTACCAACGTTTCTTTAACTGGCGGAGCCCCAAACAATGTGGACGGAGTAACGCTCAGCCTCAACGATCGAGTGCTAGTCACCGGCCAGGCTGACCAGACACAAAACGGTATCTACATCATAACCACTGTGGGATCGGGTGCCAACGGAACTTGGGCTCGTAGCAACGATACCAACGAAACAGGAGAACTATTAGCCGGCACCATTGTCATGGTCACCGAAGGTGTAATCTACGCAGATACTCAGTGGAAACTGATCACAGACAATCCGATCATGATCGGAACCACGCCCTTAGTATTCACACAAAATTATTTGGCCAACGTATTACACGCTGGCAACAGCAATGTCACAGTTTACAGCAACGCCAATGTGACCATAACAGCTGCCGGTGCAGCCAATGTGCTCACCGTAGCCTCGGATGGTGTGTACGTGATTGGCAATGTGTCGGCTTCTGGCAATGTCACAGCCGGTCGTGTGTCAGCTACCGGCAATGTGACCGGTAACAATGTGGTTGCTGTGGCAGGATTTTTGGGCAATAATATCAGTGTGTCTGGCAACGTGACCCTGGGCAACCGACTGGATTGGACATCAAACGGTACCAGTGCGGTATACCAAGTGTACAATGCCAGCACCGGAAGCCTGGATACCATATTTGGGTAATGTATGTCTACATTAGCGACCCGACTCACCAGTGATGGCATACTGCTAACCAATGCCTACTTTGACGAAATCACCAAGACCTGGGTCAGTATAGCACCTGATGCTGTGTATGCCGGCCAGTTTGACGAAGTTTTTCTAGCCACCGGCAGTTTGTTGTTCTCGGGATCCACCGATTTTCTCTACGGAACCAACTCGGTATTTGACATCAGTGCACCTGGCACAGCCTGGACATTTGAAACTTGGATTTATCCTGCAACAGCCGGTGCTGTGTTCAGCATCGGCGACGGTACCCAGTACGGGCAGAGTTTTGCATTAGATTGGGGCGTTACTGCCACTGACAAATTTACGCTAAAGCAAGGTGATGGATCCAGTTATCCCATTTCGATTACCACTGCTGGCACCTATGCCAGCGGATCTTGGTATCACGTGGCTGTGAGTTACACTGCCAGCGGCCTGAGAGCCATCTATGTCAACGGTGTGGATGATGCCAGTTACATGGCATCGGTCACGTTGAGTTCGGCCACCCAGTGGGTGGTCAACGGCTACTACGACAACAACGGTCTGGGCAATGCTGGCGGATCCGGGCACCTGAGCAATCTGAGATTTGTGTTGGGCACAGCCCTGTACACAGCCAATTTTACGCCGCCTTACGCACCCCTAGTGCCGGTCACCAACACACAACTGCTGTTGTGCATGCCCGACAATGGTGGTGTCTTGATTGATACCAGTGCCAACGCTTTCAAAATTCAGAGCCAAGGAACACCGGTAGCAACTGTTTTAAAACCATTCGTGGTAAATACTGTACAACGAGAATTAAACACAGGAACCTTACAGGTTTCTGGATATTTTGATGAAGAAACTGGCATCATTTAACAATTAGGACAATAAAAAATGGCTAAACTGCTATCAGGAACCACGGTATACGGAAATGCCGTAATCCAAACATATATAACCGTTACCGGTAACGTGATCGGTGGCAACGTACTAGTAACCGGATCCGGACAGATCAGCACAGCTGGAAATGTCTATGCCAACAACACAATCATAGCTGGATCAGAAACTGTGACTGGAAATATCACTGGTGGTAACATATTGACAGGTGGACAAATAAGTGCCACTGGCAATATCACCATACCGCAAGGCAACTTCTTTATCGGTAATGGTAGCCAACTTACCGGTGTTGTTGCTACTTCGGCCAATGCCCAAACATTGACTGGCACATACCTTGCCAACAATGTTGTAACTTCCAATTTGACCAGTTTTGGTCTTGTAACTTCTATCAGCTCAACCGGCAACGTCACTACCACAGGTAATGTAATTGGTGGCAACGTATTAACAGGTGGTTTGATTTCGGCGGCTGGTACGATCACCAGTGCAGCCAACATCACTGGCGGTAATGTATTAACTGCTGGCTTGATCAGCTCGACCGGCACAATCACTTCGGCAGCAAACGTGATCGGCGGCAATTTGGTCACTGCTGGATCAGTCACAGCCACAGCCAACATCACCGGCGGTAATGTATTAACAGCCGGTTTGGTAAGTGCTACAGGCAATGTCACAGGCGGCAACATAACCACCGCTGGTTTAATCACTGCAACCGGTGCAATCACCAGTTCTGCCAACATCACAGGTGGTAATGTACTAACTGGTGGTTTGATCAGTGCCACAGGTAATGTGATCAGCGGCAACATAAACACCGGCAGTATCAGCCAAACCGGAAACTTATATGTGGGCGGATCGGCCAACATTATCGGTAACTTGAACGTACAGGGCAATGTAACATTCGTCAACAGCAACGTAATCACTGTAAACGATTTATACATCGAACTGGCCAACAACATCACTACCTATGCCAACGCTAACAGTGCTGGTTTGGTAGTTGGACCTGCCGGCAACAGCTTGTTCAATTGGCAGTATCTCAATTCAGCCAATGCCTGGTCAACCAACATCGGTATCAGTGCCCAGGGCAACATAAACGGTGGTAATGTAATCACAGGTGGTTTGGTAAACGCCACAGGCAATTTAACAGGTGGAAATGTAAACACAGCCGGTCTAATCAGTGCCGCAGGCAATATCTACGGTGGCAATTTGAGCATCACCGGAAGCATTACATTTGCTACAGTGACTGGAACTACAATCAGTGTCACTGGTAATGTGATTGGTGGTAATCTATTGACAGGTGGTGGCGTAAGTGCTGCCGGACAGATCAGTGCCACAGCCAACATCACTGGTGGCAATTTGCTCACAGCTGGTCTAATCAGCTCAACTGGCTCTATCACCAGTGCTGCGAACGTGACCGGTGGTAATGTATTGACTGCTGGATTGGTAAGTGCCACGGGTAACATAACTGGCGGTAACATATTAAGTGCTGGCTTGGCCAGTTTGACCGGCAACATCACAGGCGGTAACATATTAACTGCTGGTTTGATCAGCTCAACTGGCACAATCACCAGTGCTGCTAATATCACAGGTGGTAACGTATTAACTGCTGGTTTGATCAGCTCAACTGGTAATTTGACCAGCGGCAACATTACAACCAGCGGCTCAGTGACAGCCACAGCCAATATTACCGGCGGCAACATATTAACTGCCGGCTTGATCAGCTCAACTGGTACTATCACTAGTTCTGCCAACATTGCAGGTGGTAATGTACTCACAGCTGGATTGATATCAGCAACCGGTAACGTAACAGGTAATTACATATTGGGTAACGGTAGTCAATTGACCGGTATTGATGTTGGACCACAACCCAACATTGTGAACGGAACTACCAACGTAAGTATTGCCACAGCCAATGCCAATGTGACAGTGAGTGTCGGCGGTGTTGGCAACGTAGCAGTATTTTCGACAGCCGGACTCAGTGTATCAGGCACAGTACAAGCCAACGGAACTGTCACAGGCGGTAATTTGGCCACAGCCGGCACCGCCAGTGCAACCGGCAACATCACCGGCGGTAACATACTGACAGCTGGATTGGTCAGCGCCACAGGCACCATTACTAGTGCTGCCAATATCACTGGTGGTAACTTGTTAACAGGTGGACAAATAAGTGCTACTGGTAATATTGCCACAAGCGCCTATTTAAACTTGGCCAACAGTGCTAATGCTGCCGGCCCAGGTGGACACATAACTTATAACTCAAGTCTGATCAGCATAGACTTTACCTTTGGATAATAGGGGAACACCATGACATTTTTAGCCGCTAGACTGTTGAGCACCGGCAACCTGATGATAGCCAACACTATCCAGTTTGACGAAGTCACGTACAGCAATGTACACATTGCTCAGAATGGATGCTATGCGGGATTGCTGGATGAAGTCACCCAACCAGCCAATGTGCCCATGCGTATACTGAACAACCAAACCATACAAACTGGTAATGTAGCAGGAGCCAACGGAATATTTGACGAGTATACCGGCATAAGTTAAAGGATACTATGGCCAAATTACAAAGCGGAACCACGGTATACGGAAATGCCAATGTCACTACATACCTAACAGTTGGAAGCTATGTATCGGCTGCGGGCAACGTGTATGCCGGCAACATTGTCAGCACCGGTTCAGAATCAGTCGCAGGAAACATTATCGGTGGTAACATACTCACTGCCGGACAGATCAGTGCCACCGGTAACATCACAGCTGATCCTAGCAGTTTTTTCATTGGTAATGGTAGTTTACTGACTGGTGTACAAACCAGTAACGGTGGTAATCTATTGGTATTACAAAGAACAGGCATCCTAAAGGTGCCAATTAGCTATGGTTATCTGCTGGTGGTGGGTCGATCTGGAAATGTACAATGTCCAATTGTTGCATAAATATGATAATAGGATAATAACATGACAAATCGTTTTCCACTAATATCTAATGCAACAGCAAATCAGATACAAGAAATCGCCGTTGGCGATTTTCTAGATTTAAGCCAAAGTGGTATAGCCAACAGCGGTAATATTACAGTAGCTTCCGGTAGCTTTTTTATCGGAGACGGATCAAAACTAACCGGAGTAACTGCCGAAGGAGCAAATGCTGCTGAGCTGATAGGAAATACTCTCAGTTCTAATGTGCTTTTTTCAAGTTTAACCTCGGTGGGCACATTGACCACTGTTAGTGTATCGGGCAATATAGGTGGCGGAAACGTTTTAACCGGTGGCCTGATCAGTGCCAGTGGCAATATTACTGGAAATTACATATTAGGTAATGGTGCTTGTTTGACTGGTGTGATCACTAGTGTGGCCAATATCAATAACGGTACTTCAAATGTCGCAATCACCACTTCGGGTGGAAATGTCAATGTGGCAATTGCCGGCAATGCTATTGCTGCATTTACAGCCAATGGCTTGATGCCAGCTGCTAATGTCACATACAGTCTTGGATCAACTACCCAAAGATGGAAAGATCTTTGGGTCGCTAACAGTACAATTTACATGGGCAATGTCAGTCTTGCCACAACTGGAGACACATTAACGGTCAACGGTGCTAATGTTTTAACTGGTACCAATGGTGGATTTAGCACTGCTGGCAATATCACCGGCGGTAATATTTTAAACAACGGATTGATCAGTTCAACCGGCAACAGCACAGCAGCCAATTATCAGACTGCAGGACTGGTATCAGCCACAGGTAACATTACCGGTGGCAATGTGTTAACCGGTGCTGTATCAGCTTCGGGCAACATAACTGGCGCCAACATCTTGACTGTTGGGCTAGTAAGTGCTGGCGCCAACATTACCAGTGCAACCAACATCAACGGTGGCAATTTGATTGCAACCGGTATAAACGGTTTTGTGAGTGCTAACGGTAACATTGTGACAGCATTTGGTAGTTTTATTGGAACAGCTATGTCTGTGAGTGGCAACATTGCAGGCGGCAATGTCAATACCGGCAGCATCAGTCAAACCGGCAATTTATATGTGGGCGGTAGTGCCAACATTATCGGTAACTTGAATGTGTCGGGCAACGTGACATTCGTCAACAGCAACGTGATCACAGTCAATGACTTGTACATTGAGTTGGCCAACAATATTAACACTTATGCCAATGCTAATTCGGCTGGATTGGCTGTTGGACCTGCCGGAAACGCATTATTCAACTGGCAATATCTTAACTCGGCTAACGCTTGGTCAACCAACATCGGTATCAGTGCCGCAGGCAATGTCACAGTTGGCAATATTATCAACAAAGGATCTGAGACTGTTGTAGGCAATGTGATAGCAGCCGGATTCCAATATGCCAATGGTACTCCGGTACAAGGATCAGGCGCACAAGGCACAACCGGAACACAAGGCACTACTGGAGCTCAGGGCACAACCGGAGCACAAGGAACAACAGGTGCTCAAGGCACAACTGGAACACAAGGCACAACCGGAGCTCAAGGAACGCAAGGCACTACAGGTGCACAGGGAACCACAGGTGCACAGGGCACAACTGGAGCCCAGGGCACAACTGGAGCCCAGGGCACAACTGGAGCCCAGGGAACAACTGGTGCACAAGGTACAACCGGAGCCCAAGGAACCACAGGTGCACAGGGCACAACCGGAGCACAAGGAACCACAGGAACACAAGGCACTACCGGAGCTCAAGGCACAACCGGAGCTCAAGGAACCACAGGTGCTCAAGGCACAACCGGATCATTTAATGGCAATTTGACAGCCAATGTAAACGGCAATGGTTTCAGTATCAGCAATGTAGCTTATATCAGTACAAACAATAATATTACAGCTACCGGCAACGTAATTGGTGGCAATTTGCTTACCACTCTTGGCATCATCAGCACTGGTGGTAACATTTTTGGCTATCAAGAGTCATTGAGTGGTTCAAGTCAAGCAGCCAGCTACAGTGCCAGTGGTAACATAACCGGCGGTAACATAAACGCGGCTGTACTAATTTCGTCTGCCGGTAATGTATACGGAAACAATTTTGTAACCGCAGGTTCGGGCGGAGCATTATCGGGCACAGGTAATATAATTGGCGGTAACTTATTGACCAGTGGTGGCATAAGTGCTACCGGACAGATCAGTGCCACAGCCAACGTTACTGGTGGTAATGTCTTAACCGGCGGATTAGTTTCAGCCACAGCCAACGTTACTGGTGGCAATGTCTTAACCGGCGGATTAGTTTCAGCCACAGCCAACGTTACTGGTGGCAATGTCATAACCGGCGGATTAGTCAGTGCCAACGGTACCATTACTGGCGGTAACATAAACACCGGTGGCGCAATATCAGCCAATGGCAACGTCACTATAGGTACAGTTGGCTCAGGATCAGGCACCTATATTTCCGCACAAGGAAATATATCAGCTGCCAATATCATAACAACCGGTGCCAATGTAAGCAATATCATAATGCCTGGGTCGGGATATATCAGCGCCTATGGCAATATATATGGCGGTAATTTGATAGCAACCGCCGCAAGTGGATTTGTCAGTGCCAATGGTAATATCGTGACAGCATTTGGTAGTTTTATTGGAACAGCAATGTCTGTGAGTGGCAATGTAAACAGTGGCAACATTAGAACTCTTGGTGTAGTCACAGCGTCTGGTAACGTAGTAGCGGCCGGATTCCAATATGCCAACGGTACCGCAGTACAAGGATCTGGAGCTCAAGGCACTACCGGTACACAGGGTACTACCGGAGCTCAAGGCACCACAGGTGCTCAAGGCACCACCGGTACACAGGGTACTACCGGAGCTCAAGGCACCACCGGTACACAGGGCACCACCGGTACACAGGGCACAACTGGGGCTCAAGGCATTCAAGGTGTAGTTGGAACACAAGGTACAGTTGGCACTACGGGTGCTCAAGGAACTGTAGGTGCTCAAGGCATTCAAGGTGTAGTTGGAACACAAGGTGTAGTTGGAACACAAGGTACAGTTGGCACCACAGGTGCACAAGGCACAACAGGTACAACTGGATCAACCGGAGCACAGGGAACCACAGGTGCACAAGGCACAACAGGTACAACTGGATCAACCGGTGCACAAGGAACCACAGGTGCACAAGGCACAACAGGTACAACTGGAGCACAAGGAACCACAGGTGCACAAGGCATCACTGGATCAACCGGTCTAGGATATTCTGGATTGACATCCTCAAGTAGCCAAACTATTGCATCAAGCGGCACATTCACGCTTACCACAAACTTGGCATCAACAGCGACAGCGTTTGCCATTGGACAACGTGTACGAGTATTCAACACACCAACTCCGGCCAACTTTATTGAGGGTACTATTGCCACGTTCTCTAGTACTTCGATGACTGTAACCATAACTAACAGCGGCGGTTCGGGAACATTCAGTGCTTGGACTATTGTTGACGCAGGTGTACAAGGTGCACAAGGTACAACAGGTACAACCGGTAGCCAAGGTACCACAGGTAACACTGGTAGCCAAGGTACAGCTGGTACCAACGGAAACAACGGAAGCCAAGGTACAACAGGTACTACAGGTAGCCAAGGTACCGCTGGTAACAACGGAAATAACGGAAGCCAAGGTACTGCTGGTAACAACGGAAACAACGGAAGCCAAGGTACAACAGGTACAACCGGTAGCCAGGGTGCCACTGGACCACAGGGCAATCAGGGTAACACCGGTACACAAGGTACTACAGGTACAACCGGTAGCCAAGGCACAACAGGACCACAAGGCAATCAGGGTAATACTGGTAGCCAAGGTACTACAGGTGCAACAGGTAGCCAAGGTGCGACTGGACCACAGGGCAATCAGGGTAATACAGGTAGCCAAGGCGCAACAGGACCACAGGGCAATCAGGGTAATACAGGTAGCCAAGGTACTACAGGTGCAACAGGTAACCAAGGTAATCCGGGTAATACCGGTAGCCAAGGTACTGCTGGATCAACTGGTAGCCAAGGTGCCACAGGTCCAAGCACAGCAATCAATGCCACGGCAGTTAGTACCGGTACATACTATCCGGTATTTGTTGCCTCAGCTGGATCAAATCAGACTCCAAGCATAAGAACCACTGCTACTGCATTCAGCTTCAATGCTGGAACCAACGTGCTTACTGTTACTGCAACCACAGCACAATACGCCGACTTGGCAGAATGCTATGCAGCCGATGCCGAATATGCTCCTGGAACAGTAGTAGTGTTTGGTGGAACAAACGAAGTCACAATCAGCGATATCGCAAGTAATCCTGCGGTAGCTGGTGTGGTCAGTACCGAACCAGCTCACTTGATGAATGCATTCCAACCGGGCAAAAACATAGTACCAGTTGCGTTGGTTGGACGTGTGCCTTGTCAAGTTACGGGTACGATCACCAAGGGCGATCGTTTGGTGACCAGCTCCATTCCGGGTGTGGCAGTTCGACTAGATCCAGATCTATATCAACCAGGTTGCTTGATTGGTAAAGCCCTGCAAGACTACGACAGTGACGCCATTGGCACCATCGAAGTAGCGGTAGGTCGAGCCTAAAACACACAAAAATATCAGTACTATCATTCGGCAGTCATAAATGATAGTACATGATGAACATTGCACAACAAATCAAAAAAACCGGCCTGGTAAAATCCTCACTTGATCGGGGTGGAAGCATACATCCCTTGATCATTCCAGCCGAGCTCACAAACGGTACTGGGCTGATGAATCCCAGCATTTACTTGGACAACGATCAACTGGTGGTCAACATACGCCACGTAAATTACACCTTGTATCACTCAGAGAATAAAAAATTCCAACACAGATACGGACCTTTGCAGTACCTACATCCTGAAAATGACCGTAATCTGCGTACCTGGAACTTTTATTGTACACTGAACGATGATCTTTCTCTGAGCCAAATCACCACAGTGGACACATCAAAACTGGATGTTGAACCAATCTGGGAGTTTGTTGGCTTGGAAGATGCTAGACTGTTTAGATGGGACAACAAGATGTATCTGTGCGGAGTACGCAGGGACACTACCACAAACGGCCAAGGTCGTATGGAACTCAGCGAACTCAGTGTCAAAACCAATATTGTAAGAGAAATCAAACGTACCCGGATTCCGGCACCGGGTGCCAACGCTACCTACTGCGAAAAAAACTGGATGCCCATCATAGATCAGCCGTTCCACTATGTCAAATGGTCCAATCCTACCGAAGTGGTCCGATTCAATCCGATCGATGGAACTACTGTGACAGTGCATCTGGATGAAACCAAATTCATAAGCGGTCAACCTGATTTCCGCGGTAGCAGTCAAGTCATACCCTACGGCGATTACTACCTGGCACTCATACACGAAGTTGATTTATTCAAAAGCGAAACTGGCGAAAAAGATGCGGCCTACAAGCATAGATTTTTGGTCTGGGATCGGTCATGGAATATTGTAAAATTTACCGACTCATTCACTTTCATGAATGCCGACATTGAGTTTTGTTGTGGTGCTACCTTCTTCCAAGATGATTTACTGTTGAGTTTTGGCTTCCAAGACAACTGTGCTTTTATCTTGCGTATGCCCACGACCATGCTGGCAGAATATCTAGGAGTTTGACATGCTGACCCAATGCTTACACGAATATATACAGAATCCCAATTTGGCCCAGGCCAATTTTGATCTAGGCTGGGCCTATGAATCAATAGGACAAACCGGGGCAGCCATCAGTTTTTATTTGCGTACTGCTGAACGATCTGAAACTGATCTTGAGCAATACGAAGCCCTGTTAAGGATGGCCTTGTGTTTTGAACGCCAACGCACCAGAGATGACACCGAAAAAGTCATACTGCAAAAAGCCATCAGCTTGTTACCCAGGAGACCCGAAGCCTATTTCGTATTGAGTCGCTTGCACGAAGTCAATCGCGAATGGCACGATGCTTATACCATGGCCAGCATTGGATTGTCCACTTGTGATTTTGATTTGCCCGCACTGTCAACTGATGTACAATATCCAGGAAGATATGGACTGCTGTTTGAAAAGGGTGTAGCTGCATGGTGGGTGGGACAGACCGAACAGTCTAGAGAGATCATGCATGATCTAAAATTCAGTCACCGCATAACCGAAGCGTTCACAAACGCAGTCAACAGGAATCTGGCCAGCATAGGATGGCCAAACACCACAACTCCGTACAAGCCCGACATGCAATCACGGTCTCGGGTACAATTTGCCGGTATTGCCACAGTTGAAAAGAATTACTCACAGAGCTATCAAGATCTTTTTGTGTTATCAGCTACCAACGGAAAACGACAAGGTCGTTATTTGGAAATTGGCAGTGCTGAGCCATTCAAAAACAACAACACAGCACTGTTGGAAACTGAATTTGGTTGGACCGGAGTCAGTGTAGATATCAATCAAGCTGTGGTAACCGACTTCATGAACAAACGCAACAATCTTGTGTTCTGTTTAGATGCTACCAAAATTGACTACGCCAAGTTCCTGGCCACGCTGGGATTTGCTGGCGACATGGACTATTTGCAAGTAGATTGCGATCCGCCCACTTACTCGTTTGAAATATTGAAACGCATTCCTTTTGATCAGATGAGATTTGCTACTATCACGTTCGAGCACGATTACTATGTGGATACCACGATCAGGGATCAAGCAAGACAATATTTACGATCAAAAGGATATCGGTTGGCCGCTGGCAACGTGGCCTACAACAAGATACACAGCTACGAAGATTGGTGGATACATCCTGACTTGGTTGATCCGGCTATACAGAAACTGTTGATAGAACCCGATGACACAATTAAATTTGCCGGTGATTATCTTTTTCCGACCGAGACTGTGGCATTGCCAACCATCGCCGTTGAACCAGATCTGCCGGCAATCAATCGACCCAGATCAGTCATCTCAAGACCCAAGTCTGACTTGATCAATGCCAACTACATGCCGGGATTCTGGGTGGTGGACAATTTTTATAGTGATCCTGATGCTGTCAGAGCTTTTGCGTTACAACAAGAATATGAGCCCAGTGGTCCGGGAAAACCTTACATAGGCAGTCGTACCTACAAGCAATTTTTGTTTCCTGGCCTCAAGGAAGAATTTGAATACATCATGGGCAGAAAAATAACCGAATGGGAATCGCACGGCATGAACGGTCGATTCCAGTTCAATGTCGAGGGCGAACCCTTGGTCTATCATGCCGATCTACAACAGTGGGCGGCCATGTTGTATCTCACTCCCAATGCTCCTTATCAAACAGGAACCATGACACACGCTCTCAAAGGCACAGACATACGACACAGCAGTCATCCTGAGTTTGGTCGCTGTTTTAGACCGGGTTCAAGAAATCTTGACAAAACACCGTTTGAAGATGTGGATATCCTGGGTAATGTGTACAACCGCCTGGTCATATTCAATGCCGGATACCTGCACAGTGCTTGTGGGTATTTTGGTTGGACACAAGAAAATTCACGATTGTGGCAAATGTTCTTTTTTGATTAAATATTACAACAAGGAACAACCATGGACGCACGATACAGACGAGATTATCCCGGAGAGTTTGTAATACTAAACACCCGCTGGGCCGGTGGTAAAAAAGAAGAAACACGAGAGTGGATTGCCAACCCTATTGAAAATCATCATATCAGCGGCCGTGCTGCCTGCATAGGACACACAGCAGAAAAACAATACTTTGACTATACACGACTACAACGCCATCGAGGCGGTTTGCTTGGTTCAAAAAAATTACAAACCTATGGCATAGGTGATATAGCTCAAGAAATGCGACTGGATTTCACAATCGAAACACGCAGACCGCAGTTGGCTGACTTGATCGAATCTGGATATACCAAAAACAACATCGTGTATACTGATGCCAGAAACTGTATCACCAACCCAGGCGAATTTTATCTTATTCCTTACAAGCCCAAATTGCTGGACCTGGTCATACTCATGTATTTGGCCGCATTTGACGGACACAGCGAAATATTCATGATAGGTTACCACAAAGAAACTGACGCAGGGAATCCCGGCTGGATCGATCAGGTCTGTGAAGTGATGCGTGCCTATTCGGGTACTCAATTTACTTTTGCTGGTGAACCCACAAACATGCCCGACAGTTGGTTGGATTTGCCCAATGCTCGTGCGTTAAACTATCGAGACTTCATAGGCTACTGCGACATTTGAATCTGTGCTTCCATCACATGGATTTTGTCTTGCACAGCATCAAAATTCACGGTGCTCCATAGTCCCGGATGTAAAGGTTTAGGCCAGCGTCCGGATGCTATCCAGGCCCAACCCACGTGCTCGTCGTTTAGGACCGGTGCGAATTCGGCCGACACACTGCAAAAAAATGTATGATACGCAAAGCCCGAATCGGCTGTGGTAAATTTTTCCAAAGGTACCAGTTTCAAATAGTCGGGCATTGAGCCCAATTCCTCAGTGCATTCTCGCACCATGGCCTGCATGAGAGTTTCTCCAGGTTCAACACGACCGCCTGGTAATCCCCAGGTGTCTGGATGCTTGTGATCGTTACGCATGAGATACAGGTAGGTGTTGGTTTTCACACTATAAAACCAAATGCCCACTGCATTTACAATACCAGAGTCCATGAGCCTCCTTTGTATAGACCTTGATAGCTTTTGACCCAAGCGTCGCCGGTCCATCTATATTGCAGTTCGGTGTTTATGTTGGTCACATACTGATAGTTGTCGGGGCTGGTTGTGCTGTCAAAAGACACCACCCAACTGCCGCCATCATATTCCACGATGTCATTGGCATTGGCCACCATGGGTTGTCCAGCCAGACCCGACCATGCAGCAGCATTGGCAGTGTTGTCGTTCCAACTGCCGGTGCTTTCGGTCAGCAAATATCTAGTGCCTTCCGCAGCGTCAGGCAGGCCGGCTCCGGGTCCACTCAACAACGGATTGATAACAGCGTTGACCGGTGACAGGGTATTGGCTGGCACAGTGTCTATGTTCACATTGAACAACAAGAATCTATCATCGGTAGGATCAAAACTCACAGTGCCGATCACATCGGTGCCGTCGGGCTGTTCCAGGCTGACATAACTGATTCCCGGTCTCAATGTACCATACATGCCGACCACAGAGGACCACATGAGGTTGCTGTCTGGACTGTCTGGCGGAATCAAACTGGCGTCAGACTGATCGATCACTTCGGGTGCTCTTAACACTTGTAGAGTGTTGTTGATCAACAACACCTGATAGTTGAAAGGTGTAAAGGCCTGTCTGGTTCCTAGCAATAGATCGTTATCAGTAATGGCCAAGCTGGCGTCACCGTTGGCATTGTAGATACTAGCCACGATGCGTTCGACCACGCCCAGCTTTTTGACCTTGGCTGGACTGGAAATCCACATGGGCAATTTGAATCTTAAGGTGGCTATGTCGATGGGATTTTCTGTACCTACCGGAATACTGCGACTGCTCCACGTGACATCATCCAAATATAACGTACTGAGACTGGTCCAATCTATGTAGTTATCGGTACTTTGTATTTCTAAACTGGGATTGAATAGCACCAGGATCTGTTCCAACAACTGCATTTTTTGATTGGTATTCGACGTCCATAGGTCCAAATTTATTGTGAGTTCAAACGGCACTGGCATGACTCGATCTATGGTAAATGCATTGCCTTGCGTGGTTTCGTAAGTGTCGGTCATGCTGTCGTAGGTTCTTTGACGCACCTGGATGGTGCTGACAAAGTTGGGCTCCTGGATCATGGACCTGTTGTATTTGAGATCAGTAATATAAAAAGTCATTAACGGCGTGCTGGGCAATTCATTAGCCGAGTTTTGTTGTATGATGGTCTGGGCCTGTCGGCTGCTGTCACCGTAGCGTACTGGCACACGAACTAGTGTGTCGTTTTTACCTTCTTCGTTGCGACCGTATTCAACTTGAAAGTTACTAAAAATCCTAGAAAATTGCAAAAGGAATCTTCTGATCTGGGCATCATAAAAATATTGTGTAACTGCCATGATTATCGTCCTGGTGGTCTTGGGTTTGGTGGTAAATTACCGCCTTGATCCCCATTGTCGGCCAAGGGTTTGAGTATTTGGCTGAGACTTTGACGACTCGGTATGTTACCCATATCGGTGGTCGGTACAGTGTATGTATTGTTTACGAAGCTGTTGCGTTGAGTTTGTGCAGCCGGTGCCAGGTCAAGGTCGGTGCGAACAGCATCTTCGATTGCTATCCATCTGGCACCATCGTAACGGAACAGCCTGTTGGGCACATAATCTAGGCGTAATGCGTAGGTTCCGGCAACCGGGTTGGGTGGAAAACTCACACCAGGCACAACTGGCAAGCCGTTTGGCGGTAACAGGTATCCGGTTTCAGGATCATATCCACCGGTCAAATAACCCAGTGTGTAACCAAATCCAGTTGGGGTGTCGCCCACGCCAGTCTGTGTGCCGCTGACCAAACTGCCATCATCACTGGCCAACAGTCCATCTCCACTGGGCCCGCCCAGTTGATTGGTCGGCAATATATAAAATTTTGTAGTGTCGTATCCACTAAACGGCACATCTGCCTGCGCCTGTGTCAATAATGCATCATTGATCTGTAAGTCTTTGGGACGAGTGCTCATACGATCGCCTACTGTGGCCGGATTGTCAACGGGAGTCCAGTAGGCGGTATCGGTTATGGGCGTGCCCGGTGGTACCGGTCCATTGGCTTGATAATAGGTGTTGCCATCTAACACAGTGGTTCCTCCTGGATAAAAATTTCCTGGATCCCAGATGTTGTCGGGCATGAAAGGTTTGTTCACGATCTGTTGAAACTCTTGGGCATTGACCATTGGTGTGGCCTTCACACGCCACAGGTGCGGCAACCAGGTTTGGCTGAATCCTTCTGATGCATAGTCGGCATCTTGTATCACATAATACTTGGGCAACGGTAATGGTATAGTGGGATCCAGCGGATAGTAATCTTTGAGATTGGGCAATTCCAACACATCACCTGACATCAGTTTACGACCAAAAGTGTCAATCATTTTATTGTAGGCAAATGTAATAAACAAAGTATCATTGGCTAGGAATAGGCCAAATTGTGTAAGGTCAAAATCAAGGTCTTGCTGGCGATAAACACCACGCATAATGTACACATCGGGATCATATGCTCTATCTCTATTTTCTAACAACAGTAAGTCTTCGATATACAACGGATTACTACTATCGTAGACTGGCAATGTGGCATCATTGTTGCCAGGATTCGGTGAATTATCCACAATTGGACCAAGATATTTATGTATCAGTACATCAACACCTCCTACGGTGTACATCTCAGTTATTGTACGATCAAAAAATTGATAATCTTTTGTCCGATTTGGACGATACATGGAAAGTCTTGGCATAATATACTATTTAGCGGATTTTATTGTCTTGCAGTTATCCCCGTGCCATCGTTTATAATTAGTACCACCCTTACCGGTATGATTACAATTTGGGCACACCCATTTTACAAGAGATGTATGTGTGCCACGATTTATTGAATCTTGTGCTAATGTGTTGCCCAATAAATGATGTGTTCCTGCTTCTCTGCGACGTTTGTTGCTTTCTCTTTGTATAGCACCACCTAACATATGATGCGTGCCTTCTTGCAAACGTTTAAGCTGAACATTTCTTTGAAATCCTTCTCTTAAAAATGGATGATCGCCCCTGGCTAATCTAGCTTGAGAGTGCTTACTTGCTAATTCTGATTTTTCTTGAGGAGATATACCCATACGTTTTGACATTATTAAACACGCACCATAATCACCTTGAGAATAGTGTATGGCGTAATGTTCTTCTATGGTTACTAGTTTAAGATTGCTAATATCGTTATTTTCGTGATTGCCATCTATATGATGAACTTCGTAACTACGGTTGTTAGCATCTTTGGGAATCTCACCAAAATATTTTTTGTATATAGCTCGTGGGTATATTCTTTTACGCATAAGAGTATTTATAATAATATGATTGATATAGTAAAAGTTTGACCAAAAATCCAAAACAGGATAAAATACTATATGGACAAATTACTAGAACGAGTAGAACAGGCTGAACGTCAAATCGCCGCTGTACGCAATCGGACAGCACGCAGAGATCTGATCAAAATGCTCAAACCCATAGATTCTGCTTTGAACCGAATGAGCCAAGAAAGTGTAGAATGCCGTAGACTACATCGAGCCACAGCACGTTATCAGCAGTTGGAGCAAGAAGCCCAGGATTTGATAAATCATCTGGAAAAATACCTGGTGTTTGCCTGTTTGTTGGGCGGTTGACCAAAAACGGCAATGGCGCTATAATAAACAACAAAATACTCAAGGACAAAGCATGGTCAAAACTAAAAAAACCGCCTCAGAAATCAAATCGTTAAATCCCAAAAGTGCCGATGTAAAATATACCGGAACTGAACCTGCCTGGCGATTGGTCTTGACTGACGGTGATCGCGTCAGTGCCATGCTCAAGGCCTTTGCTTGGTACAACTATCACTATGGTAAAAAAGAAGCCAAGGACATGATAGCACACTGGCTCGAGCATCACGATCGTGCTCGAGATGCCAAACTGTTGAGAGGTATTCCTGACAGCCAGATCCGCAGTACCACGGCCTGGGTATGTAGGATGAACATGGTTGGGTTAGAATTGAGTGAACACGAGCTGAGTGTTGTTGACTCACAAATTGCCGACATGTTGAAAATCAAACAGGAAGTGGTCAAGACTGTGAGTGCGGAAGAAACTGCACAGGCTCGCATGACCATACAAGATCATTTACGAGAGCGTATAAGTGAATGTGCCGGCGAACTAGAAGGCATGCTTGATGAGTTTTTGAATCAAGGTGCCAAGATGTCAGCTGACTTCAAGCCCATAGCACAGATACGCGGCATGAATGTGGCTCCGCAAATGATAGGTACCATTGCTGATTCTTGGAAACAACGTCTGGCCGAATTTGAAGAAACCCTAGAAGGTCGTGACGGAGATCTAGTTGAAGCATACGGACATTTGACCAAATTGCAGTTGCGTAACTGCATAAAATTCTGCGAAACTGTGATCAACGACTGTGCCAGTTATGTACAGATCAAAAAGGTCGAACGCAAACCCCGGGCTAAAAAAGCTGTGAGCCCAGAAAAATTATCCAGTCGATTCAAGTATCTCAAACAGTTTGATGAATTGGCGTTGACATCAATCAGTCCGGCCACGTTGGTCAATGCCAGTGAAGCTTGGCTGTACGATACCAAAAAACGCAAACTGATCCACGTGGTAGCCGACACTCATGTGGGCACGTTCACTGTGAAAGGAAGCAGCATCGTGGCCTTTGATGCGGCCAACAGCTCACAGAAAACCCTGCGTCGACCGGCCGAGCAGATCAAGTCCATAACTTCGGTTGGCAAACCAGCGGCTCGCAAAGTGTACAAAGATATCAAGAGCACCGAAATCAAATTCAACGGACGTGGCAACGAAAACTTGATCATACTACGAGCCTGGTAAATATCCAGTGACCGACAATCGAATTATAATCCCCAAAGTTGAATTTTATATAACCAATGTTTGTAATCTGACCTGTCATAATTGTAATCGTTACAACAATTATGATTTCCGTGGATGGCAACGCTGGAGTGACTATGAAGAAATTTATACCGAATGGGCCAAAAAGATAAACATCAAACACATTGTGATCCTGGGCGGAGAACCATTGTTAAATCCCACAATTTGTGAGTGGATTGATGGGATTACCCAATTGTGGGGCCACTCGTGTCAAATAATAACCAATGGTACATATCTTAACAAAACACCTGGGTTGTACGATCTAGTTAAAAGACACAAGGCCTGGATACAGGTCAGCATACACAATGTCAACGATCTAGATCGACATTTTCAAAATATTCGAGAGTTTCTTCAAGAGCCAATTGATTTTTTTCAAGACAAAACACAACTAGATGCGCACGGACACTCGGTTACCAACGGATCTGATTATTTGTTTAAAGATCGTAACGGTGCCCAGGTGGCTGCATCTGTACAAGATTCTTTCTATAACATATCCATCTACCCCAACGAACGCAATCAGCTGACCTTGCACAACAACGATCCTGAACTGGCACATCAAGATTGTGGATTTGTAAAATATAAAAACTATCATTTCATTCGCGGCAAGTTGTACAAATGCGGACCAGTGGCATTGTTGCCCGAATTTGATCTGCAATATCCATTGGCCATTTCAGACGCAGATCGACAGCTCTTAAACAGTTATCAACCCTTGGGCATTGATGAGTTTGAACAACATGGACGAGATTTTTTAAATAACATAGATCGTGTGATACCGCAGTGTAAATTCTGTCCTACCAAATTTGCCAACCAGCAAATTTTTGCCTTGAACAAAGCCGCAGGGGCCCACAGCTCCTTCAAGAATTAAACGCCCGGTAAATATAGCACATGATTGATCCTTTAGTCCAGTGGCCCGACGAATCACCCGATGACCCACGATTATACGTTCCAAACATCGAAGTTTACATAACAAATGTTTGTAATATAGCCTGTAAAAATTGCAATCGATTTAACAATTACAATTTTAAAGGTCAACAACTATGGAACGACTACCGAGACATTTACACAGCATGGTCTAAAAAAATCCGACTACAGAAAATCACCATCTTGGGCGGCGAACCGTTGATGAATCCCACAGTGGTAGATTGGATAAGAGGATTCAATCAGCTGTGGGACAAACGTGTGCAACTGCTGACCAACGGCACACGGTTAACCGTGGTACCAGGATTGTACGAAGTCATGCAGGAATATCGTCGAGATGGTGGTAACTGGATAGGTGTGAGCGTACACAACCCACTGGAACTGGATCGTTACTTTGAAGAGATACATAAATTTTTAAAAGGTCCTGTCAAAATGTGGAAAGGCAAAGACAGCCTGAATGAGTTTGGCGGCAGTGCCACCTGGGGAGCCGATTATGCGTTTGAAGATCGTAACGGAGTACGTGTACATGTGTGGCTGTACGACAGTTTTTACAATGTGGGAATACATCAAAATTTGTCAGGAAACCTGACCTTGTGCAACAGCGATCCCGAACGGGCACATGACGTTTGTGGCATGGTCAAGTTCAAAAACTATCATTTTGTTCGCGGCAAATTGTACAAATGTGGACCGGTGGCATTATTTCCTGAATTTGATCAACAACATGCCCTGGCTATTTCAGATGAGGATCGCCAGTTGCTGAACAGTTATCAACCGTTGTCGGTTGATGAATTTGACCAAAGAGGACGAGATTTTTGGAACAATATCGATCGTGTAATACCGCAATGTAAGTTTTGCCCAACAAAATTCATAAATGAACCATTGTTTGCGACCAATAAAATAAAAGGTTCTACGACTGTATTTAAAATTACACAATAAATATACAACAGGAGCAATCAAATGGCTATCCAATCAGAATCAAGTTTAGAAACACTGAAACAAGACCTATTCAAATATGTGCAGTATCAGCTGGGCAGTCAGATCATTGATCTTGAACTGGATGCCGAGCACTATGAAGCAGCCTATAGAAACACAGTGGGAACCTATCGTCAGCGGGCACAAAACGCCTACGAAGAAAGTTACACTTTTATGGAACTGGTTACCAATGTCAACATCTATGAATTACCTCAAGAAGTGTACAGTGTGCGTCAGATCTTCCGCAGAACGTTCGGCGACAGCACTGGCCCATTTGCCAGCAATTTTGACCCGTTTAGCCAAGCATCTCTGAACGTTTACTTGATGAATTTCAACGTGGCTGGTGGACTTGCTACCTACGATTTTTACAGCCAATATGTGGAATTGGCTGGACGCATGTTTGGTGCCTACATGAACTACACATTCAATCCGGTTACCAAAAAACTACAGTTGATCCGTGACCCCAAAGGCACCGGCGAAGCTGTTCTACTTTGGACCTACAACTACAAGCCCGAATTCAACATGCTGAGCGATCCTTTGATCAGTCAGTGGATGCGCAACTACATGGTAGGGAACTGCAAGCTCATAATCGGCGAAGCAAGAGAAAAATTCTCAACAATCGCCGGTCCACAGGGAGGTGGTACATTAAACGGCACAGCCATGAAAGCTGAAGGCCTGGCAATCATGCAACAGGGCATTGAAGACCTCAAGAACTATGTGGATGGCAGCCAGCCGTTGGCATGGGTCATCGGCTAACCTTTTTCCAACACTTTTTTCAAGTTTTCTGTTATACTAGCTGTATGGCAGACTTAATGATCGATCTAGAAGGTTTGGGCACTGGTCCTGACACCACAATACTCACTATCGCAGCTCAGAGTTTTGATCCATTGGGGTCAGGCTATCACGAGTCAAAATACTATGCCAGAATAACTCTGGAAAGCCAGGAAAACCGTAGCATACAGCAAAGCACCATTGACTGGTGGGCCACCCAGCCTGCAACCGCCAGAGACGAAGCGTTCAATGAAGAAGGTCGTATACCGTTAGATCAAGCCTTGGATGAACTGGGTCGACTGATCTGGCACAGCAAACGAGTATGGGCCCAAGGTCCCACCTATGACATGAATATACTAGAGCACGCCTACAAAAGTTACGGCAAACCCATACCATGGCAGTTTTATGCGGTACGTGATAGCAGAACAGTATTCAGCTTGTGGCCCGGTCTGCCAAAACCGCCCGTCAGTCACCATGCATTGGAAGATTGTCGCAGGCAGATCGCGTTACTACAAACCACTTTGAAACATTTTAACATAAGGGAATTGGCATGATTATTGGCCTTGTTGGTTTAATAGGTTCTGGCAAAGACACCATTGCAGATTATCTGGTAAACATACACGAGTTTAAACGTGAAAGTTTTGCCAACACTCTCAAAGATGCTGTTGCCCATATATTTGGCTGGGATCGTGAACTGTTAGAAGGTCGTACCAAACAAAGTCGCGCCTGGAGAGAACAACGCGATCAATGGTGGAGCGACCGTCTAAAAATGGACATAACACCCAGGTGGGTCTTACAGTATTGGGGCACAGAAGTGGCCCGCCGCAACTTCCATGACGATATCTGGATTGCCAGTCTAGAAAACAAACTGCGTAAAATAACCGATGATGTGGTAATCAGTGACTGTAGATTTCCTAACGAAATCGCCGCTATCAAATCAGCCGGTGGACGAGTGATACGTGTTGTCCGCGGACCCGAACCCGAATGGTACGAATTTGCCCGAATGGTCAATCAAGGACCTGATCATAATTTACAGTGGAGTTGGGCCAAAACCCAATTGTCAAAATTCACGATCCATGCCAGCGAAACTGCCTGGATTGGCACTGCTTTCGACGCCGTGGTTGAAAACAATTCCAGCCTTGATGCGTTATATCAACAGATCACAAGTCTGGTTCAAGATCTCCCGCCCGCCACGGCAAGTTAGATCTGGCAACTTCGATCACGCAGTTTTGACATATGGTTCGTAGATTACGAACTGCAACATTGTTCATGTCGCCGTCCATGTGATAGACCAACAACTGTGCCGAATACTTGGATCTAAACCCACAGCGTTCGCAGGTGGGTTTTTTCTTGTAGCCTTGTGTTTGCCATCTAGGGGCAGGAGCTTTTGCTCGTTGATTCTTTTTGATACAGTATTCGCAACGTGTGCGATAGTGTACCACCTGATCTCGATGATAGTTTACAGCACAAAATCTCTGCTTGCATACGTTACATATAGGTCTGGACATGGTGTATTTACAACAAACCTTTGCAAAGGGAATACAACCACCTGTCTTTTTGTCTCCGGCCATAAATATCATTACTAGAAAAAAGGATTTTTGATATGGCCTTACTATCCCCAGGTGTACAAGTTAGCATAATTGATCAGAGCAATTATGTACCAGCCGCTACCAATTCGGTTCCCTATATTTTATTGGCAACAGCTCAGAACAAAGTTTCTGGTGCCGGTGTTGGTGTAGCCTCAGGCACACTGGCTGCCAATGCAAACAAAACTTATTTGATGACAAGTCAACGAGACTTGCTCAATACTTTTGGTGTTCCGTTCTTTTACAACACCACAGCAGGAACTCCGATCAACGGCTACGAGCTCAACGAATACGGACTGTTGGCAGCTTACAGTGCATTGGGCGTTACCAATCAATGCTATGTACAACGTGTTGATATCGATCTGGCGGCTCTTACAGCCAGCCTGACTAGACCAACTGGCAAACCAAACAACAATACCTATTGGTTGGATACCACCAACACTGCTTGGGGTATCTTTGAATGGAATTCAACAACTGGTGCGTTTACCAACAAGATTCCTAGTGTTATTACCAGCACTGCCAATTTAGAAACTGGTAACACAGTTCCAACTTTTAGTTACGGTAGTATCGGTGACTACACAGTGGTCGCTGCTGGAACTCAACCGGCCAATGTGGCTGGTGCTTTACAAAATCCTGAATACTACAAGCGTGGTGGTCCAACTGCCTCACAAACCAGTTCGGCAAATTTGAGTGGTCTATACAACAGCTGGGTATCGGTAGGTAGCGACGATTGGAAAACTGCATGGCCTACCATCAGTGGCACACAGGCTCCTGCAAATTTAACAGCTACCAACACTGTGGTAATCAACAACACACATACAATCACTGTTCCATCAAGCCCTAATAATACTCCGGCCAATGTGTCTATTCAAATTAACTCGGCCAATATTACCGGTGTATATTCTGGCGTAATTGGTGGTGCATTGTTTGTTTATGCCGACAGTCAATCTGTTGGTTTTACTGGTAATGTCACAGCCGGTACAGCCAATGTTTCTGCTGGTACAGCAACCTTGACATTTACCAATCTTGGTAACGCAGTTCCTACTCCGTATCCGGTTGGTAGCACCATTACTGTTACAGGTACTGCAAGCAACAATTACGATGGTACCTATGATGTAGTTGCCAGCAGCAATACTTCGGTCACTTTTGATTTTGCCGGAGCCAATATTGCAACCAGTGGCGGTACAATCACCTGGCCCGACAGCGTCAGCATCAGCGGAACAGCATTGACCAGCCTGGGAATCACAGCCGGATCATACTCAACTCCACAATACTTGGCCAGCAACAGTTATCAAAATCCACGCTGGTCCAGCACCAGCGCCACAGCGGCACCAACCGGTTCTGTATGGCAAAAAACCAACAATGTGAATCTAGGTACTAACTTTGTTGTTAAAAAATACAACTCAACTCTGGGCGTATTTGTACAACAAAACTGTCCGGTCTACAGCGACGATGCTGCAGCCTTGTATGCACTCGACCCAGCTGGTGGTGGCACAAATATTGCAGCGGGTTCAACCTATGCTCAAATTGATGCCTACGGCAATGGAACTGGCACCTTTATGATCTGGGAAAGATACGCAACTGGACCGACCAACATCACTGGCTATGGAATAGCCAGTGATACATTCACCAGTGGCAATCAATTTACCATATCAGCAACACAGGCCGGTAGTACCGGAATCAACACTGCAACTGCCACACTTGAAGGCACTACACCTTCTGACTTCTGTGCCGCAGTATCAGCAGCCGGAGTTCCTTATGTGAGTGCTACCATAAACAGTTCAGGTTACATAGTATTCTCACACAGCCAAGGTGGCGACATTTATCTTACTCCGATCAGCGGTAGTCCAATCAGTGAAGCCGGTTTTGATCTTGGACACGGTATTGTTGGGTTAACAGCTCAAAACGTCACAGGCGAAACACTAGTGCTCAGTAACTGGGTAAGCTATCCAACATTTACCTACACTGTGAGCAGTGTTGCCCCAGACCAAAATCCATTAAATGGCACTTACTGGTACTACAGCGATACCACACAGGTAGATATCATGATCCAGAACAATGGACAGTGGGTGGGTTATCAGACCGTCAACAGCGATTTCCGTGGTTACGATCTCAGCCAGACCAATGCCAGCGGGCCACAGATTTCGGTAACAGCACCGACTACACAAAATGACACAGCACAAAGTCCATTGGTGTATGGCGACCTCTGGATTGACATCAGCAATCTTGATCTGTATCCAGTAATCAATCGTTGGGAAAGTGTCACCGGACAAGATCAATGGGTACAAATTGACAACACCAATCAGACCACTTCGAGTGGGGTGTTGTTTGCAGATGCACGTTGGGCACCAAATGGAACCACAGATCCTGTGGCCGATCCATTGCCAACAATCACCAGTTTGTTGACCAGCAACTATCTTGATCCAGACGCTCCAAATCCAGCTCTATATCCAGATGGTATTTTGTTATGGAACACTAGAAGAAGCGGATTCAATGTCAAGACATTTGAATCAAACTATTTCAATACTACCACATATCCGGCCTATGCCTGGAACGCTTACACAGCCTACAGCATTGGTAATCTTGTGATTGATGGTGGTATCGAATACATCTGTCTCAAGGCCAATACCGGTCAAGCCACAGGAACCAATGTTTATTGGACTCCGATCACTGTGACCAATACCTGGTTGACAGCCAGCGGCAACAGACCAGATGGTAGTGCATACATGGGTCGTCAAGCACAGCGAGCTATTATTGTAAAAGCTCTCAAGAGTGGAATTGACAGCAATACAACCATCAGAGAAGAACAAAATCAGTTCAACTTATTGGCCTGCCCGCAATACCCAGAATTGGCACCTAACTTGGCAGTACTCAATACAGATCGTGGTCAGACTGGATTTGTAGTAGTTGATACTCCGCTAAGATTAACACCAGATGACATCGTGACCTGGGCTGGTAATAACAACGGCTTAGGTTTAGCTACTGCTGATGGTAATCTTGACAGTGGCGATGCTTATGCTGGCGCATTTTATCCAAGCTGTACCACTACAGATTTAAGCGGTAATCTGGTAGTAACTGCACCAAGCCACATGATGTTGCGTACGATCATACGCAGCGACGAAGTAAGCTATCCATGGTTGGCACCGGCTGGTACACGTCGTGGTGTAGTAGACAATGCCACACAGATTGGTTATATCGTAGCACAGACCGGTGAGTTTACACCTTTGGGTGTGAGCCAAAGTCTACGTGATGTGTTGTATCAAAACGACATCAATCCAATTACCTTTATACCAGGAGTGGGTATTACCAACTTTGGTAACCATACCCTACAAGGCACAGCCACAGCACTGGATCGCATCAATGTGGCCAGATTGGTCGCTTATCTACGTGCCAGATTGTCACAGATTGGTAAGACTTATCTATTTGAACCAAACGACACTATCACTCGCAATCAAATTACCAACAGTATCACTAACTTGATGATTGATTTGGTGGCCAAGCGCGGTATCTATGACTACTTGGTTGTGTGTGATCTTACAAACAACACACCAGCCAGAATCGATGCCAACGAACTATGGGTAGATATAGCCATTGAGCCGGTCAAAGCTGTTGAGTTTATATACATACCAGTACGTATACAGAACACAGGAACAATTCAGGCACAAACATTAGCATAATGAATCAGGACAAAATGGCCAAAATTTTGTCCTGGCTCAGTGCCATAAATAACAGTAACTAGGAGATTAAAGAAAAATGGCTACATCATCATTAACAAATATGACCGTGCCTCTGGCCAGTGATCAAAGCACCACTAACCAAGGCTTGTTGATGCCAAAACTGAAGTATCGCTTTAGAGTGAGCTTCCAGAACTTTGGAGTATCGACACCGGTAACAGAATTGACCAAACAGGTGGTTGATTTCCAACGTCCCAATGTGACATTTGAAAATATTGATCTTCCTATCTACAACAGCACAATCAAGCTGGCCGGCAAGTATAGTTGGCAAGATATCACCTGCAACCTGCGTGATGACGCTGCTGGCAATGTCAGCAGATTGGTTGGCGAACAGTTACAGAAACAATTAGACTTTGCTGAAATGAGTTCAGCCAGTTCTGGTATTGACTACAAGTTTACCACTGTGTTTGAAGTACTTGATGGTGGCAACGGCAACAATGTTCCGATTGCATTGGAAACCTGGAACATACTTGGTTGCTATCTGCAAGGAGTCAACTACGGCGACATGAACTATGGAACTAATGAAGCAGCTCAAATTGCGTTGACCATACGCTTTGACAATGCCGTACAGAATCCGCCTGGACAAGGCGTTGGTGCAGTAGTTGGTAGAACATTGGGTGATGTGGCCACAGGCGTTGGTGTAGCACAATAACTGATCGCTCGCTATGACCAATTTGGCCTCATTTGGCGACAACATACTCCAGGGATTTTTTGGTACCAACGGTCTTAAAGATTACAGTCACGCCAGCAAGACTTTTAGGACCAACAACTACGAGCTTACTCCTAGAACCAAGTACCTATTTCATTGCTATTTCAATGTCAACATAGGGCAGATTCCTGCATTACAAGGTCAATTCCAAAACAATGATATCAGCAGCATAGGCCTCATGGTCAAGACTGCAGATCTCCCCAGTTTCCAGATCACCAACGAAACACTAAATCAATACAATCGCAAAAGAGTGGTACAGACCAAGATCAACTATCAACCGGTCACTATCACCTTGCACGATGATCAAAGCGATCTTATAAGAAATCTCTGGTACAACTACTATACCTACTATTACAAAGACCCAACCTACGGCTACAACAATGTGCCCAATCAAAGCGGAAGCCTCGGCAAGTCGGCCACATTACAAAATGGGTTTGGCTACAATACCGCCGACACCTATAGTGGTAGACAAAACACCGATTGGGGTTTTATAGGCGAAGGATATGCTGATAGCAGTCCAGGCACAGCAGATGGTCAAAACAACGGCAAACCCAGATTTTTCAATGATATAACCATTTATGGCCTGGCAGCAAAAAGATTTGCATCTTATGTGTTGATCAATCCGATCATCACTGATTGGAAAAGTGACCAATACGATTACAGTCAAGGTGGCGGCACCATGAGCCATACTTTGACCATTGCATACGAAACAGTAAAATACAACAGCGGCCCTGTTGGCGGAGCTACTCCTAGCAATGCTGTGGTTGGATTTGCTGACCCATCACACTACGATACAACCAAGAGCAGCTTATCAAGGCCTGGCGGAACAGCCACAGTGTTTGGTCAAGGTGGTATCGTTGATGCAGTAGAAGGATTTACCGACGATCTACAGGCGTTGGCATCAGGCCAAGGTGGATTGCAAAATGTATTGGGTGCTGTGCAAACTGCCGGTACTGCTTATAACACATTCAAAAATGTAAATCTTGCACAAGTGGCCGGACAAGAAATTCAAAACATTGCTACCAATGTGGCACAACAAGGTCTCACCGGCAGTGTAAGACAGGCAATCAATGCCGGTAACGGACAGTTTTTTCCAAGTGCACCACGTTTATCAACCGGTACCACAGTACAATCACAATTGGGATTTTGATCCGTGAGCACAGTAAACTACGCCAACCCTAACAAAGATACCACGGTAAGAATCTTTGATCAATTTTACGGTTACGAAACCTATGTGCCAGTTGATACCTATGATGTGGTCAACAGTTATTTTCGCAGTGTGTTTGGCACCGGCGAAGCAGCTGGAAATTTTACTGTTAGTTTATTTAGAACAGCCGAACTCAGTGGCACACCGGTCTTGACCTTGCTAGAGCAGATACAAGGACAAACAGGCCCAGATCTAACCTTGAGCTTGGCCTATTACCTCAATGCCACTCGCAGTACCAGCACCTTATTAGGATTAAACTTGGCCACACAACCCAATTACTATGTGGCACACAACATACGCAGTTAAGGTAATCTATGCCTAAATTTGCACAAGGTCCCTACACAGTACGAAACGCCCAAAAATATGCCGGCAATGGTGTGCCCAAATATCGCAGCAGTTGGGAATGGGCCTTCATGAATTTTTGCGACGACAACAACAACATAATACAATGGGCCAGCGAACCAGTAAGGATACCCTATCGTCATCCGCTCACTGGTCGAATGACCACCTATGTGCCCGACTTTATCGTAACCTACCGCGGGCCCAACAATACTACTAGAGCCGAACTGATTGAAATCAAACCCAGCAGCCAGAGTCGCTTGCTGGAAAAACAAAGCCAACGCGATCGTGCCCAGGTGGCCATCAACTACTGCAAGTGGGCAGCCGCCCAGGCTTGGTGCAAACAGAATGGCCTGTTTTTCAGGATCATAACCGAAGACGACATTTTCCACCGAGGCGGTAAAAAACGCGGTAAATAGGTTATGACCCATTATCTCTATAAAAAAACTCACAAAGAAACTGGTTTAAAATATTTAGGAAAAACTATATCAAAAAATCCCTACAACTACAAGGGGTCTGGGGTATATTGGAAATATCATATCAAAAAATATGGATACAATGTAGAAACAGAAATATTAAAAGAATGTTCAACCGAAGAAGAACTCAAACACTGGGGTCAATATTATAGCAAGTTATGGAACGTTGTTGAAAGTGAAGAATGGGCAAATCTTAAACCCGAAGAAGGAAGTGGCGGAGGTATGGTAGCAGGATCTGCCTCTGCTCAAAAACATTCGTCTAAAATGATAGGACATCCAAACTGGTTAAAATCTCAATCGGAATCAGCTAAAAAATTAATCAAAAAAGCTCAACAAGAGCTTATATCTAAATTAACACCCGATGAATTAATTTCTCGTATGAAAAATTCTTGTTGTCGCCCCGACAGTTATACTCCTGAAAGATCTAAAAAGATTAGCGAGGCATTAACAGGAAGGACTCTTAGCGACGAACATAAAAAAAATGTAAGTATCGGAGGTTCTAAATACAAAAAATCTCTTACACAAGAAGAAAAAATCATCAAATACGGTCGAGCAAATAATGGAAAAACTTGGAAAATTATCAATGGTAAACGAGTTTGGATGGAAAAAGGAGATCCAAAATTACAAAGAAATTAGAAGAATTATTTCAGTTCGATCGACTCGACCCTGTCTCGGAACCTGATGAACCCACACTCTCTGTAGAACAAACTCGTGCGGCCATCGTGGCCATTGACACAAACATAGACAAAATTGATTTGGCATTGCCGGCCGTGCGTGATCTTGACACCAGCGATCAGGAACTGGATGAGCTGGCCGAGTTGGCCAAACAGAGCTATCAGGATCTCAGTGATCTTGGCATGCAAGTAGAATCGAGATTTGCTGCCGAACTGTTTGCAGTGGCTGGAACCATGCTAGGGCATGCTCTTACAGCCAAGACTACCAAGCTGAACAAACGATTAAAAATGATTGATCTACAGTTGAAAAAAGCTCGTTTGGATCAAACAGCCGTCAAGGAAGAACAGTTGCCCACTGCCGAAGGGCAGATCCTGAGCCGCAATGATTTGTTGGAACGCTTGATTGGCAGTAGAGATCAAAAAGACAAAAGTTCATAAATATCATATAGGGAAAAACGTATGAAAAAATTTCAAGAATACCTCGCTGAATCAGAAAGAACCTACAATTATCGCATCAAAGTTGTAGGCGACACTCCTCCAAACTTCATGAAAGACATGGAAGAGAAACTCAAACAATTTGATATTGTCAAAATCTCAGCTCCAAAAACCACACCAGTACAGGCCAAACCTGCAGATTTTCCAGCGTTTGACAATGACCGTGTGACACATGTGGATGTGGAATTCCGTTATCCGGCCATCGAACCACAGATCAAACAGATAGCTCAGCTGTTGATGTTTGATCCCAATCGTATTCGCATGCTCACTACACCATACGAAGACAGCATGGATACCGAGCGTGCCAAGATTGAAGAACAAAACAAAGATTTATTAACTGATACCGATTTCCCTGCACCTGACAAGGAACAAAAAGCCTTGTACAAAGACTACAGCACCGAATATAACAACCATGCTGTGCTCAAAAATGCCTATCGCAGCGACTTCACTGTGGCTGGTGGCAAGACACCAGCGGCCAAAACAACTAACGATCTACCCATGGGCAAGAACAGTCCAATGACCACGATCAAGTTGCCACCCAAGCCAGCAACTGGCAACCGACCAAGAGGATAAACCATGGATAACTTTTTTCACAACATAAACAAACGCCTAAACGACATCGACAGTCGTCAAGATATCGCCGAGAGTGCCGTTAGTGAAATAGCACACGATACTGGCAAAAAGTTGCTGAGCAAAGGCGAACGCAGTGGACTGGCCAAACAGGCTCGTGCTGGCAAAGACATTGGCAAGCCTGGCAAAATGTTTAAAAAAGTTGCCGGTGATGCCGCCAAGCGTTACGGTAGCAAAGAAGCCGGCGAGCGTGTTGCTGCCGCGGCCATGTTTAAAAATGCTGCCAAGCACGAAAGTATCAGCAGTACCAGTGGTACCTTGGAAGAAGGACATTGTCCTACCTGTGATTGCTCACCATGCAGTTGCAACGAAGGCAATGCATTTAGTGGTGCAGTGGCCAAAGCCAAAGCAGATGGCATCCAAAAAGGCGAAAAGATTCGTGTGGGTGGTAAGACATATCCAGTCAAAGAAGCCGATCCAATGGGCATGGAAGAAGGCGCATTTAAAAATCTTGACATAGAACGTCAAGAACGAGAAATGAAAAAAGCACGTCACAGTTCTTTAAAACAAGTTCCTGGTGTACAAAATCTCAAGCCTGGTGCCAAAGAGCATCCATTAAAGAATGTGGCCAAAGGTATCAAAGCATTTGTGACCGGCAAAGAAGAGCCAATGGATGAGGCCAAAGCCAAACCCGATTATATCGATCTAGATCATGATGGTGACAAAAAAGAAACAATGAAAAAAGCTGCCGCTGACAAAAAGCGTAGCACTGGTACAGCGTTTGATCCAGAAGCCCGTAAACAAATGAAAACCGATCGGGAAGGTACTGGCAACTTTGACAAGAAAAAGATCAGCACCGGTACAGTATATACTCGCCGTCACAAAGAAGATGACGACGAAGAAGTTACGAGCGATCAGCCAAAGAAAAAAGGCCGTCCTAAGGGACCAGCCAAAGGCCCTGAGCGTGTAACAGCCAAGGCTTGGAAGCATAAAGGTGGTCGTACTGTCAAAGAAATGGAAATTCCTCTAATCAATCGTGGCGAATACGATCAAGAAGGCGACGAAGTCAAGGGCGACATGCATACCGTGATCCGTCATGCTCAAGAACTTGAAAAGCATTTGAGAGACAGCGAAAACTTGCCGACCTGGATTATCGAAAAAGTAGGCCAGATCAAAGGCATGATGACCAGCATTAGCGATTACATGTTGTCACAACACGAGCGTAATGCCGAACATGAAACCGGTCAAGAAGGTATCCGTATTGCCGAGAAGATTACTAAAAATACACCAACCGGTGAAGTGATACATGATTTTGTACACAGCAAGAATCCCAAGTTTGCTGGCAAGAGCAAAAAAGAACGTATCAATCAGGCTTTGGGTGCCAGTTATGGTATGAAGAAAAGCAAGATGGAAGAAGAATCTACAGCTGAAAAAGACGATCGTGCTGAGCATGCTGGCAAGAAGGTTGCCAAAGACATCGAGTATGATGACAAGAAAGACAAAAATTGGACAGCAGAACGCAAAGCTGCCGCAAAGAAAAAAGGCGAATGGGAGCCAAAAGTTGACGAAACAACAACTTCCGGCAGTGTAGCACCTGTGGCCAATGCTGCACCCAAGGCCAAAGGCATGTCATTTGGCAAAGGCGTATACGAAGGTGCTATCGCCGAAAGTTTTGACAAAAAATTATCCAGCGTACTCAACGAAGGTATGAATGTAAGCCTAAACATGAATGCCGAAGGTCAAAAATCAATCAATGTCAGTGCTGACGGTGATGATGCTGAGAAATTGGCTGAAATCCTAAAGTTAGCTGGCATGGGCGGTCATGCTGGTTGTAGTTCATGTGGTGAGTCACCATGTGGCTGTGACACTGTTGAAGAAGCTTACGGCGATACTACAGCCAACGAGAATCATCCAGATTGGCCAACCGATACAGAAACTGTAGATGCCGATGATCCACATTTACGCAGATTCAGTGGCGGCTTGAATGGTCCTAAATCAACCGGACAGACCACAATCCCAGTCATAGCCGGTCAGCGTCGTAGAATGAGCACCATGGAAGAAAACGTTACTCTTGAACGTAGCCTGTTTAAACTATACAAGGATTATAAAGGTCAATGAAAGCCTTAAGAGATTACATCACCGAAAGTGAACACTGGATGCACCATCCGGCCGAGGGCGACGAATTTGCCATTGAGTTGGCCGATGGAACCCTGGTGGAATCTTATATCTTGGAAACAGTGGAAGACTGTATCCTGTTGGATTCCAACCCAGAGATTGTATCCGTGTTAGAATCCTGGAACCTGCTGAGTGATCAAGAATCCGATGATGCTGTAATACTTGAAACCATGGGCTACGGTACCTTAGTTGGTGAAAATCGTGGCGGTAATTACGAAGAAATGGGTTACAGAAAATCAACTTCGGACAAATTTGTTTTACTTGATAGATTCCTTGATGCTGTTATATTGACTACTAACAGTCTAAGAGAAGCCGAAAAAGAAGCTATAGAATGGGCCGAGCACGACGATATTGAAACTGAAGTTGTTGATCAAAAAACAGGTCAAACTATATTTTCAGTTGATGGTGCTGCTGGTGCAGAAGAGCATATGGACGAAGCCAAGTATCATGGTAGAGAAGTGCCGTTAGGCAAACCCATGAAGGGCGATGTAAAAAAATCTAAAGTATATGTGAGAGATCCAAAAACCGGCAACATCAAAAAAGTAAACTTTGGCGATCCCAACATGAGAATCAAAAAAAGCAGTCCCGCACATAGAAAAAGTTTTAGAGCAAGACATCATTGTGAGAATCCCGGATCACGCCTAAAAGCCCGTTACTGGTCATGTCGTGCGTGGTAAACAAAGGAAAATAAATTATGGCAGAAGCAAACGTAGTTAGCTCGGCAGGTAATATTACCTGGTACACAGACAAGGCCGAAATAGCCGCCTTGGACAACAGCGTGACCTATCAGGTCTATGCTACTGCACTGGGTTCTGCTGCCGCAGTCGGCAACATTTACAGTGCTCCTGTAGCCATACCAAACGGTGTTGTAAGACAGATCTACGTTGGAGCTGGCAACAAACTCACTGTGACCGGTACATTTACTGCCAAAGAACTTGGCACACAAAGTTCAGCACAGCATAGCGTATTCAACTCTTCAGGAGTATAACCGTGCGAGCCCGAGAATTTGTAAGTGAGGCAAGATTCAGTCAACGACCTAAGGCCAAGATGCATCACGACCATGCCCAGGTCCAAAAAGGTGTGCACCTAGCTCGAGATCCTGGTGGATACGATCGTATCTATCATTTGAATCGTCTCATGATGGCCACAGCCTGTGCCGACGGCAAGGGGACCGGCAAGATACCCAATGTTGACAGCAGCAGTTGGTACGAAAAATACAACAGCATACATCCTTATACCGAAGAAGAACACAACATGGTCCGGCAGGCCATGGCCACTGTGCCCACCGACGGTGGAGAAATTGTCGACGATCATCGCAGTCTTGAACCCGATCATGTGCATCGAATCAGTCCTGTAAAAGGATTTCAGGGCTATCCCAGATGAGAGCTCGCGAGTTCGTGATCGAAGGGCGACGAAGCAAGATAGATCACAGCTTCCAACACGCCAATCCTGGTGCCGTTATTCCCGGCAATCGAGACAGATTCTATGATGGACGCACTTACGATAGTTATCGTATGGCCATGTTGAGCGGTATGCACCCAGATGATCTAGAAAAAGCCGATGTGCATTCCTGGGCCTCAAACATGCCCATGTACAATGCCTACACCCAAGCCGAACACGATAAAATTACTAGAGCCATGAAAAAAATGGGACACACTGTAAAACACATGGCCTATCAAGGTAGTCAAGAGCCACCAGACACACACAGGGTTAGCCCAGTAAACCAATTTACAGGATACAGTCGATGAGAGCTCGAGAATTTGTTACCGAAGGTCAACAAACACGTCTGCCGGCCTATACTAGAGATCCGCTGGAGCATGCTTATTTTTTACCAGGCATCCGTAACAACGACAGTTATCGTACCTACAGATTGGGCGCGGCCATAGCTCGAGCTCGGGCTGAAAAAGATGGCGGTGCTGATAATTTTCCAGAATGGCACCCTGAAAGTGCTTTTGGCGAAAATTCGGTAGTAATAGGTCCTGAAGTAGATGTCAAAGATATTGTGACCCGTGCATTAGAAATGACCGGATATGGTGGAGGCCTGGCCAGTGTGGGAAGCCACAAGAGCCACGAACCCGAAAGCGTAAATCAAACCAGTCCTATGCGACCATTCAAAGGATATGCAAGATAATGTGTGTGATCATAGCCCGACATTTTGATACTCACGGCTGGGTGGCGGTGAAAAATCGCGACCGCAACTACACACCCGAAATATCATTCAATCGTTATCATGATAAAGATACCGGCATAGAACGCCTGTTGTTTGAAGACGATGTCACACAGTACTCGGAAGGTATCAACAGTCAAGGTGTAGCCATACTGTCGGCCAGCCTCATGGTACAAGATGACGAAAAAGAAGTGACCAAAAGTGCCAAAGAAAAAAGCCCCGACGGCGAACGCATACGCAGAGCCTTGCTCAAGGCCACAGCATTTGATGCTGCCCGTGAGTGTGCTCGATTGGGACTGACCGGCAACAGCGTTATACTAGATCGAAAAGAACTGTATCTGTTGGAAAGTTGTAAAAATCGTGCCGGACGCTATCGTTATGATTTGAGGAAAATACCCACCGACCAAACCGTGGCCCGTACCAATCATGGCATATGGTTGCCCTGGGCCGGTTATCAACGTGGCATCGATGAAAGCCAAGATCTCAGCCGTATCAGCAGTGAAGCACGCCGGGTGCAGGCCGAAATCGTAGTGGAAACTGCACGCACACCTGAAGACATGATCGATGGCCTGTGCAAGATCATGGTGGACAATCCGCAATTGAACGTGATGCGTACCAGTACTGAGCGTAAAAAAATGCGTACCACAGCACAAGAAATGGTGATACCTTGGGAAAATACCCTGTTTGTGCGACCGGTAGCCAGCCACATGACTTTTGATTTTTGGAAACTAAACCAGGCCGACGCCGACACCTGGGTAGAGATACTAAGCAATAGAGCCTTGTACAAAGATATAAGACCCGAGCAGGAACCTCCGTTTGCTGAGGTAAATACCACTCACAAAGTGGAATAACAAAAAAGGACCAACCATGAAAAAAATTATCGTATTAGCCGCACTGCTGTTTGCATCAGTTGCAGCACAGGCACAAATCAATGCCCAGTGCCCACAGTTTACTGTGAACGGCACACCACAATATCAAGCTCACCCAGGTGATCAAGAACTTTGTAAAACCAACTATGCTGTGATACATCGTTGTGATGTCAAGGCACCTGTGGCCGTATTTGAACACCTGACTGTGGCCGCTATGTCAGGTCCGGCCAAACGCAAAGACAACTTCAGACCCGATCCCGGTGTGGCTGCACAGTGCCAGGCACAGTTGGCCGACTATGCCACGGCCGGCAACATCTACGATCGCGGACACATGGCTCCAGCTGGCAACAACACACAGAACGATGCCATCATGAGCGAAAGTTTTTTCCTGTCAAACATGGTACCACAAGTGGCCAACAACAACAGAGGTATCTGGAAACAGTTGGAAACTTGGGAACGTGATTGGGCCAGCAAGGGCGGCGATTTTTATATCATTTCGGGCGGCATTTACAACCCTGGACACAAAACCATCGGTAACGGTGTAGGAGTTCCTGATGCACTCTACAAGATCATCATCAACAAACAGTCTGGACAAGTGATGGCCTATATGATGCCTAATACTGCACTGCCAGTAGCAGATTTGCCCAAGTATCAAACCACTATGACTGCTGTAGAACAAGCCACCGGCATGCGTTTTAATTTAGGCAAGTAATACCTGTAGTCATAAATTACAGTATGAATAAAACCTATTGTGCGGCCCCCTGGCGGGGCTTGCACATCAACCCACGTGGAGATGTCAAAACTTGCTGTGCTGGCAACCCTAACATGCTGGGCAATCTCAACAATCTGACCATTGAACAAATCTTGAATGGACCTGTGTTGCGTGAAATACAGGACACTGTGCGTCTGGGTCAATTACATGATCAATATTGTAAAAACTGTATCAATAGAGAAACCGCTGGCGGCGATAGCGAACGAGTTTGGCACAACACAGTCAATGACAATTTCGCTATTGAGTCTGCTGGAGATTTTGAATTTCCTTCTATCATAGACATACGTTGGAACACCACTTGCAATTTGAGTTGTAACTATTGCGATCCTAATGCCAGCTCAAAATGGGCCGGTATATTAAAGCAACCGGTAGTATCGGGCACTCGACACTACTATGAACAGGTGTGCAACTACATCAAAAAACACTACAATCAAGTACAAGAAGTTGCCTTGGTTGGCGGCGAACCTTTGTTGTTGAAAGAAAATGAACGTTTGCTAGATGTGATTCCTGACGATTGCGTGGTCACTATTATTACCAACCTTGCCGCAGATTTGGAAAATAACGCTGTGTTCCAAAAACTGGCCAAGCGATCCAGAGTAGGATGGAGTATCAGTTTTGAAAATGTTCAAGATCGATTTGAATATGTGCGTTATGGAGCCACATGGCAAAAGCTACTGCACAATCTTGATCTAGTGCAGGATCTCATGCGTAATCAAGGACATTGGGGAGGCATACACGCGGTCTACAACTTGTTTACTGCCACAAGGTTGCGTGAAATCAAAAACTTTAGTCAAGAACGTGGACTAACAATTAAATGGCAAAGTTTACATCATCCGAGCCTGCTAGATCCACGATCATACGGATCAGAAATAGCCGAGTTGGCCGCAAATGAAATCAAACTCATGTATGAAACCTGTCAAGTTGACGCACTGGATCAACAGTTCTTTGACACAGCCTTGACACATTATCAAAATCAAACCCAGACCAATCCAGCAACTCTGGAACAACTGGACCAATACATACAGAGATTGGAATCTGAATATCATCCTGATCAAGCCGGGCAATTTGCCGTGTGCTGGCCCGAACTAGAAAGTTTATTATGGCACTAGACGAAAATACTCTGATCAAGGCTCCGTATCGGCGACAATCATTTACTGAACAACAGTTGACCGAGTTTGTGGCTTGTGCCGATCCGGTGACTGGTCCTGAATACTTCATGGATCATTTCTTTCATATACAGCACCCAACCAAGGGCAAAATGCTGTATCATCCTTTTGACTATCAAAAACGCCTGATACATACCTATCACAACTATAGATTCAGCATCAGCATGATGCCCAGACAGACCGGTAAAAGTACCAGTGCTGCTGGATACCTGTTATGGATGGCCATGTTCCATCCAGACAGTACCATCCTGATCGCCGCGCACAAATATACTGGCTCACAAGAGATCATGCAACGTATCCGTTATGCCTACGAGCTGTGTCCGGATCATATTCGTGCCGGAGTGACCAGCTACAACAAAGGTAATCTGGATTTTGAAAACGGGTCAAGGATAGTATCGACCACCACAACTGAAAACACCGGCCGGGGTATGAGTATATCCTTGCTATACTGTGACGAGTTTGCGTTTGTGCGACCCACCATAGCCAAAGAATTCTGGACATCCATAAGCCCTACCTTGGCCACTGGTGGTAAGGCTATTATCACAAGCACACCAAACAGCGACGAAGATCAGTTTGCATTATTGTGGAAAGGTGCCAACCGGTGTGAAGATGAGTATGGCAATCCCACAGAAATTGGCATCAACGGATTTAGAGCCTATCGTAGTTACTGGAACGAACATCCAGATAGAGATGAACGTTGGGCCTCAGAACAGCGAGCACAACTGGGCGATGATAGATTCCGTCGTGAAATGGGTTGCGAATTTATTTTAGCTGATGAATCTTTGATTGCTCCGGCCAAATTGATAGAACTAGTGGGAATTGAGCCAGTGAATAGAACAGGTCAAGTAAGATGGTTCCAAAATCCAAAGGCTGGAAGAATATATGTGGTGGCGCTTGATCCAAGCCTTGGAACCGGAGGGGATAACGCTGCTATACAAATTTTTGAAGCTAATACCACTACACAAATTGGAGAATGGAAACATAATCGAACTACAATTCCAGAACAGGTTAAAATTTTAGCAGATATATGTAAGTATATCAATTCTTTTGTAAATGCTCCAGAAAATATTTACTACAGTGTGGAAAACAACACCATTGGCGAGGCAGTTCTTATCTCTATTGCACAATACGGTGAAGAAAACATACAAGGATACTTTCTTAGCGAAAGTGGAAAAAATAACGGAAGACGATATCGTAAAGGATTTAACACGACGCCTAAAAGCAAGATCACAGCCTGCTCAAAATTAAAAACTCTTATTGAAACAAATAGAATGAAACTACGATCTTCGGCACTCATTGGCGAATTAAAAACTTTCGTAGCACACGGTGTATCTTATGCGGCCAAACCAGGAGAAAATGACGATTTAGTAATGGCGACTATTTTGGCAGTTTGTATGATGCAACTTTTACAAAATTATCACACAGAGATGGATACGCAAATGAGAGATCACGGAGACATTGTGATCCCACCAATGCCGTTCATATCAACAATACGCTAAATACAACACCATGGCAAAAGAAACCACAGAAAAAAAACTTTACGATCTACTGGCAACTAGAGATTACGACAACTTCCAGGCCCTCGACAGCCGCACGGGAAAAACACCGGTCAATCCAGAAACTGGTGCACAAGATGTTAGTCGAGCTGACATGTTTACCTTTGACTGGAGCTCCAGCCGTGGTAAAAACTACGGCACAGCAGTGATCCTGCTCACACCCGAACACGACCTTGAATTGTACTTTGGCGATAATCTGGGCAAAACCATGGAAGACACTGAAGACAAAAACGAGTGGTTTGCGTTCATGGAACAGCTGAGACACTTTGCTACAAGAACAAACTTCAACGGATTTAGACCGTTAAATATCAATCAACTGAGACACAGCCTGCAAGGACAGGCTGCGATCAAAGAAGGCCTGTTTGAATCGTGGCAAGGACGTCGAAACATGAGCTGGAGTGCGGGTCCTACCGAAGCCAGACTCATGATCCGTCACAAACGCGATCTTGATGAGGCTGATGCACGCCATCTTTATATCGAAAGCCTGTTTATCGAAACGGTAGAAGGTGAGCGTTACAAGTTGCCATTTACTAAATTAGCTGGTGGTAGAGCCATGCTGGAACATGTACGCCAAGGTGGCAAGCCCTATGACATTCGCGGTCAACACATTGTAGACATAGTGGAAGAACTCAATGTACTGGGCCGATTTGAACGCGGTGTTGCCAGAGAAACAGTGTTGGAAGGAGATACAGCTCAGCTGGTGTCAGAAGCTGCAGAATATCGCAACACACTCAAGACCAGTCTCAAACGTCTTGGCACCGGCCGTGGATATGCCGAATATTTTGAATCATGGAATCCCATAGACCTTACCGAACAGGATGTGGTAATTGAAAGTTTGAAACACATGTTTGTCAAACAGACATTGGATGCAAGAATTGAGCAGGCCTTACCTGTGCTGGCTCGTATACAACAACAAGGAAACGCTATGAAAGAAGCCAACATATTTGAAGCCTGGGCCAATCGCCTGGTAGAAGGAACCTGGAGCACACCGGACACTCCAGAAGCTCAAAAGAAACTGTTAGATTTTATGAGTCGAGAACAACCGGTGGGCGCCGATGCCACTGACGCCACCGAGCAACTGTATGATTTGTTGGGTGACGATGAGCTATTTGATCAGCTGGATGCACTGGCACAAGAAGATCCTAATGCTGACTGTCGTCAACTGGTACTTGATCGCATGCAAGAACTCGGCGACCATCCTGATGTGCGTGCTGTACTTGACCAATTAAACATTGATGCTGATGCCGAAATGAATCCGCCTGAGAGCTTGCCAGCTGACTTGGACAATCAAGAACAAGACATGGCCGAAGCAGGATACGCTAGCCGACACCCACGAACTGGCGGTATTGCCGGCGGTCGAGACGAGTGGGCTCAAATGGCTGGAGGCAAAAAACAAGGTGATACTTTGGCTGGAAGGAGAAAACCCGGACACGAAGTTGCCCATGGTCAAGCACTGGGGTGGAAAGATCACGATGAAAAAACCGAGCAAGGCAAACTCAAAGCTGCGTTAAAAGCCAAGATGGGTATAGCAGAAGATGCAGTCAACTCTTTACGCAGAGCCGCCGGACTAACAGAAAATGTGTTGCGTGATAGTACCGGCAGTACCTTGGATCATATCGCTGATACATTTAAACGTGATATTCGAGATTTTGAAGAAACCGGTAATCTCAGCGAAGAATTATATGATGCATTGTACGACTACTACCAAGATGACATGCCATACGGTGTTCAAAAAGCTCGTACCGGTGACCCACATCAGTGGATCGCAGATAGAATCACTCAAGACTTAGGGTTACAATCAACCAGTCTAAGCCCATGGGAACAGTTCAAATTACGCAACAATGCGGCTCGTGACCAAGCAGGTATGGAACCCAATCCGGATTTCCAAGAAGAACGTGATCCACATTCGGTAGATGGTGGCATGGCGAATGATCTGTTACAAGACAACGTCGCTGGTCGAGTTGCCGGATCTATCGCCGGAGCAGAATTGGGACCGATAGGATCGGCCATTGGCGGAGCCATTGGTGATGAACTTACTGACGAAGCTGTATGCAACATGAGCGAAGCCGGTGAACCGTGTCCGGTACATGGCCTAGAAGAGTGCTGGGGTAGTTCAATGCCCGTTACCAACGAAGAAGGATTTGGACTGAACCCAACTCCGGCCGCCATGGAAGAAAAGTCACCGTTGGCTGGTATCTATGGTCATTCAGGCAAAATGAAGGAAGTGGGCAAAGACACCAGTTGGTTGGATCGCCTAAAAGAGCTTTCTGGCATGGCCCGTTCATAAATATTCTTGTAATAAACTAGAACGCATGCTATAGTAACACATGCGTTCAACAGGCAACAGAGATAGGCAACAACAAATGCAACCATATACATACTTTATTCGATGGACCAAATTAAACATCAACTACTATGGTGTTAGATACGCACAAGATTGCGATCCAACTGACCTTTGGAATCCATACAAAACCTCATCAAAACATGTGGCCGAGTTTATTGCCAAATACGGTGAACCCGATGTTATCCAGGTAAGAAAAACTTTTAATGATACTCAAGCGGCCCGGTTGTGGGAAAATCGTGTATTGAAACGCATGAAGGTAGTCGGGAATGATAAGTGGTTGAATCAAACAGATAATAAATCCATTGCTCCACAATACGGAGAAGACCATCCGCATTATGGTAAAAAGGGCGAGGCCCATCATTGCTATGGTAAACCAAATCCTGGAGCTTCTAAAGCACAAAAACAAAAATGGGCCAACTTCATTGGTCCGCATCCTTGGAGTGATCCAGAATTCATAGCTCGCAATGTAGCAAGTAAACTTGGTGATCGCCATCACATGAAACAGCCAAAGGTAGTAGAAAAGGTATCTGGTAAAAATAATTGGATCTATCAAAAACCCGGGGCACTCGAAGCAAGAAGAAAACAGTTTATAGAAATGAACAAAGCTCGCAAAGGCACTCATTATCGTAGACTTTGTTGTGAGCATTGTGGAAAAGATTATTCTTCCGTCCAAATTAAACAACATCAAAAACGATGTGAGATGAATTTAACCAGTTTAGTAGCAAACACTGACAGCAGAGTGTATAATCAGCTGTAAGGCAACATTTAAGGCAATCTTAAATCAACATTTTAAATCAACTTAGAAAGGCAACATAAAATGGCTAGCTTATCAGAAATTCGTGCCCGTTTAGCGGCATCAGAAAACAAACCCGGTACAGGTGGATCCGGTGGTGGAGATGGATCAATTTATCCTCATTGGAATATGTCAGAAGGTGAAAGCGCCACTGTACGCTTCTTACCCGATGGTAACAGCAAAAACACATTCTTTTGGGCCGAACGACAATTACTTCGTTTGCCATTCAACGGCATCAAAGGCGAGATGGACTCAAAACAGGTCTACGTGCAAGTGCCTTGTATGGAAATGTGGCAAGAAACTTGCCCAGTGCTTACCGAAGTACGCACTTGGTTCAAAGACAAAAGCCTAGAAGAAATGGGTCGTAAGTATTGGAAAAAACGTTCATACATTTTCCAAGGCTTTGTGCGTGACAATCCCTTGGCCGATGATAAAACACCAGCCAACCCAATTCGTAGATTTATCATTGGACCTCAGATCTTTGCTATCATCAAAGGTGCCCTGATGGATCCAGAATTGGAAGAATTACCAACAGACTTGATGCGTGGCTTGAATTTTACTATCAGCAAAACAGCCAAAGGTGGATTTGCTGACTACAACACTAGCAAGTGGGCTCGTAAAGAATCTGCCTTGACCGAAGCCGAACAGGCAGCCATTGCCGAACACGGCCTGTATGATCTTGGATCATTTTTGCCCAAAAAGCCAACCGAAGCCGAAATCAAGGTCATCAAAGAAATGTTTGAAGCATCGGTAGATGGTCAGAGCTATGATATCGAACGTTGGGGTGCATACTTCAGACCAGCAGGTGTAGCAGCTCCAGCCGGTGCCACACCCGCAGTAGATGATGACGCTCCGGCACCAGTGGTTAAAACACAGGCATCAGGTTATGTGGCACCAAATTCTGGTGCAGTAGCCAGCGACATCGATGAAGATGACGAACCAGCAGTGGCCACAACACCGGTAGTTGCCAAAGCACCTGCTGGTAACACCCAGGACATCTTGGCCATGATCCGGAGTCGTCAAAAAACCACTAACTAATGTTATCGTATTTAGATCACATTATATTCCCAGACCGCTGTGAGGTAATAGAAGTTGTACCGTCACAGCGGTATGTGTATCCAATTTTCAAAAATGGTAGATCAAGTTTATCTATCACTGCTGAAGAAAATAACTGGCGAATAAAAATAAACGATCAAATTAAAAAAATTAACAGTATTGATGTAATTTTGAGAGATCCACAGGATAGATTGATTTCAGGAATCAATACATTCATACAGCATACGATCAGGGACAATCCTGGGCTTGATCACAGCACAGTAGAATGGTTTGCGTTAAATTATTTGTATCTAAATCGACATTATTGCCCACAATTTTTATGGTTAATAAATTTGTCAAGATATTTGAATGCAGATGCAACATTGAATTTTTTACCAATGACAGCCGTTGATACCATTACAACTCTCAACACAAAACCAAGAGGTATTGAACCGGCGACCAACAGATTGATCACTCAAGTCGGCCAGATAAAAAACAACGAAATGTATCATCGAATAGACTGCGTGTTAGTCGGTTGCATTGGTCGATCAATGAGCTTTGATCATCTCATGCAACATATAAAAACTACCGACCCTGAGGCATATGATTATGTGGTTGGGCACGCACAAAAAATTTTAAATCCAACCTATGCATTGTCCTAGACTAGATCATTTTGTTAGATTCAATCACAATGGCACAGTCAGCCGATGTGGTCACATGATCAACATACGGCAATTTGATTCGTTGGAGGACATGGACTCAAGTGACTGGCTGGCGGATATCAAAGAACAATTTGAACAAAATCGGTGGCCCATCGAATGCACCAGATGTAAACAAACCGAAGAAATCAATCAAACAAGTATTCGACTCAACGCTATCGAATTTGACAAAAAACAAACTCAAGAAAACTATCTAACGGTAGGAGGAGTATTGGACAATGTGTGCAACAGTGCTTGTTTGACCTGCAACGAACGGTTGAGTACAAAAATTGGCAGTTTACGAACATTAGATTATCCTATCATTGATAACACACGGCGTTTTTGGTCTTTGCCATTGGATCGAGTGGTGCATCTGGACATCAACGGTGGAGAGCCCAGTGCCAGCAAAAACTACAAAAATATATTGTCTAATCTTCCAGAAAATGTCAAAAGCGTCAGAGTCAATACCAATTGTTCGTTGGTAATTGCTGAACTGGAAGACATTGTGAAAAAAGGTATTGAAGTCACGGTCACAGTCAGTTTAGACGGAATTGGTCCGGTACACGATTATGTGCGTTGGCCAATCAAATGGGATAAATTTTACAAAAATCTAATGACCTACAAGTCAATGGCATTGACCGAATTGAACACCTGGACCACAGTGAGTGCGTTAAATATCGGTGATTTTGACAACATCCGTGCGTTTGTCAACGAACACGAGTTGTTGCACTCGTGGGCCTTGTTGAACACGCCGGATGAATTAAATGTTAAATACACAAATACACTGACAGAACCCTATCGTGGAGTCATTGACAATATGGTAGCAGTAGATAAAAACAATCAACAAGAACTAGATAAATTTATCAGTCAACAACATCAATTGCGAAACATCACATGATTTGATGTTTGCAGTATGAAAAATATTTTTTAAAAAATTAACCGGAGTATCATGATGAAAATAGCCATCACTGGACACACAGCTGGAATAGGACAAGCATTAGCCAATGAATATGCCAGTGCCGGCTATGAAATTCTAGGATTGAGCAAGCGAGAAGGCAACAATATTCGCAACACTCCCAAGATCTGTGATCAAATTGAATCTTGCGATGTTTTTGTCAACAATGCCCAAGCTGGATATTCGCAGACTGAATTGTTGTTTGAAATGGTCGATCGTTGGCAAGGTACCAAAAAACATATCGTGGTGATCAGTACCATGATGACACAAGACCCGGTATCGGTCCTTCCAGGCCTGGGCATGGATCATTATCGTGTACAAAAAGTTGCATTGGAAGAAGCAGTCAAGCAAATACGTAACCGTCGATTGGGAGTTAGATTGACTGTAGTAAGGCCCGGAAATGTTGCGACCAGTAGCGACAAAACAGTACCTCCGGCGGCTGATGTAACCAACTGGGCACACACTCTGATAAAATTATTTGATCTGGCAGAAACCAACAATTTGTCTATTCCAGATATTTCTCTTGGGGCATTGAACAAATGACACCCAAGGATATTTTGACCAATCGACATTTTTGTCCGTTGCCCTGGACTGGATTGATGTACAACTTTGATGGAACTGTAAAAAATTGTATTCGCAGTGATAGAGCCACAGGAACACTGGGCAATATTAAAAATACACCTATCAAAGAAATAATGTCAGGTCCTGACAACATGAGCAAGCAAACCAACATGACAGCAAACAAACCGGCTGCCGGTTGTCATACCTGTTATGATCTGGAACGTGGCAAAGAAGGGTTTGATATTATTAGCGACCGTATTTTTTACATACGCGAATTCAAACGTACACCAGTTGATACCTATCAGATTGGTAATTTTGATTTGCAAACCATTGATGTACGCTGGACCAATTTGTGCAATTTTGCCTGTGTGTATTGTAATGCCAGTTTTAGCAGCCGTTGGGCTGATGAATTAAATTTCAAAATAGAGACACCCTCGGCAACTCAGCTGGCCGATTTTAAAAAATATATCCATGATCATGCTGGTCAATTGAAACATGTGTATCTAGCCGGTGGTGAACCCTTGTTGATGAAAGAAAATCTAGAACTGCTTGCACAACTGGATCCCGACGTCAATCTGAGGATAAACACCAATCTCAGTAGGGTTGATACCGGTGTGTTTGATGCTGTATGCAAATTTAAAAATGTACATTGGACTGTGAGTGTGGAAACTCAAGAAGAAGAATTTGAATACATCAGATTTGGAGGCCGTTGGCAAGATTTTTTGACGAATTTACAAACAATCAATCAATTGGGTCACAAAATAAGTTTCAACATGCTTTGGTTTTTGCTAAATTACAACAGCGTGTTTGACTGTGTGGACTATTTAAAAGGTTTGGGATTTCATAACAACAGTTTTGTAATCGGGGCATTACTCACTCCAGAATACCTAAATGTTAGGCATTTGCCTGATCATGTGTTAAACTTGTTAAAGACGAAATTAGAATCACGTATTGCTGAAAATCCGGGATATCTACTAGAAGATAGTTATCGAAACATGTTGCACTATATAACACAACCAATTGACCAAGATCTTTCCGGATCGTTTGACCAATTGGCCGTGATGGATCAAAGACGTGGTGTTGACAGCAGCAAGATTTTTACAGAATTATACAAATTGAAAGAGGAAAACAATCATGGCCAATAAACCATTTGACGTATCAAAGTTCCGCAAGGAAATTACCAAAAGCATCGATGGACTCAGTATAGGATTCAATGATCCTACCGACTGGATCAGCACCGGCAACTATGCCTTGAACTATCTTATCTCAGGTGACTTCAACAAAGGTATTCCGTTGGGCAAGGTCACAGTGTTTGCTGGTGAATCGGGTGCCGGTAAAAGCTACATCTGTTCCGGCAACATCATCAAGAACGCACAAGAACAGGGTATTTTTGTTGTGTTGATCGACACAGAAAATGCATTGGACGAAGATTGGCTCAAGGCCTTGGGCGTTGACACCAGTGAAGGCAAGTTGCTCAAGCTCAGCATGGCCATGATCGATGACGTGGCCAAGACCATATCAACATTCATGAGCGACTACAAGGCCTTGCCCGATGGTGAAAGACCCAAGGTCATGTTCGTGATTGACAGCTTGGGCATGTTGTTGACACCCACAGATGTGAACCAGTTCGATGCCGGTGAAATGAAAGGCGATCTAGGTCGCAAACCCAAAGCACTCACGGCCTTGGTGCGTAACTGTGTCAACATGTTTGGCAGTTACAACGTGGGCCTGGTGTGTACCAATCATACCTATGCCAGTCAAGACATGTTTGATCCTGACGACAAAATTTCAGGTGGACAAGGATTTATCTATGCGTCAAGTATTGTAGTGGCCATGAAAAAACTCAAGCTCAAAGAAGACGAGGATGGCAACAAGATTTCAGACGTAATGGGCATCCGATCAGCTTGCAAGGTCATGAAAACACGCTATGCTAAACCGTTTGAAGGTGTGCAGGTCAAGATACCGTATTCAACCGGAATGAGCCCGTACAGTGGCTTGGTCGACTTGGCCGAGAAAAAAGGCCTGCTAAAGAAAGACGGCAACAGACTCATGTTTGTGACCACAGATGGCGAAATCATCAAACAGTTCCGCAAGGCCTGGGAACTTAACGAAGACGGCTGTCTTGATCGAGTCATGGCAGACTTTGCAAATCAACGCGAAACGGTAAGTACTGAAGAAGACACTGCAACGGAGGAATAACAATGAGCATTGAACTGAGTAGAGAAATTTGGAATGAATTGAAACGATACATCAACACTGTGGATCGTGATGAAGCAGCCGAAACACTAGTGTCGGTCTTGATCGATAACGATGCTGATGCAGATGAAATCAAATCCGTTTTCAAAACCGAACCCGACATCAAACGTGCGGTAACCAGCTACCTCAAAAATCATGACGAAGAAGACGAGGATGATGATTTTCATAACGATGACTACGACGATGAAGAAGACGATTATTAATGACCAACAAATATTTTCCTATAACAACAGAAACTGCATGCAGATTAAAATGGAGTTGGAGTACGCTTTATCTTAATTCGGGCATAACTGGATCATGTCATAGATCCAGTCTTTCAACGGTTGATGTTGATAATTTTGAAAACTTTCACAACACCGATAAAAAAATACAGTCCAGAGAAGCCATGCTTGCAGGACAATGGCCAGGAGATGGGTGCGAATATTGCAAAACGATTGAAGAAGCAGGTGGTATGAGTGATCGCTTGTTTCAAAATCAAGTACCTGATGTATACCCAAGAATTTTAGACTCAAATCCTCAAGAAACCCGAACAGATCCGGCTGTGCTTGAAGTATTTTTTTCAAACACTTGCAATTTAAAGTGTGTTTATTGTACCGCTAAAGCAAGCTCATCGATACAGGCCGAAAATAAAAAATTTGGAGGAGCCATAATTGAGCGAGCCAATTTTGAATATCAAGACAATCAATATAAAAAATTAGCTCCAAAATTTTGGCAATGGTTTGAGAAAAATTCACAAAAGGTACAAAGATTACAAGTACTAGGGGGCGAACCATTTCTACAAAACGAAGTCAACACATTGTTGACATATTTTAACAACAATCCGCATCCAGATTTGGAATTTAATGTTGTGACCAATTTGAGTTTGCCAACCAATGTGATTGAAAAAACGTTGAGATTGCTCAGCGAACTGGTTGACTCAAAAAAAGTAAAAAGGGTTGACATTCAAGTCAGCATTGACTGTTGGGGTCCTGCACAAGAATACATTCGTAATGGACTACAGTTAACTCAATTTGAAAAAAATCTAAAGTTGTTGATTGGTTTAAAAAATCTTCGAATTGGATTGTTATCCACTGTGACATCATTGTCGATACCGAACATGATGGACTTATGTATCAAATACCAGGAATGGAATCAATTACAAACAATCTTCTGGTATAATAATTTGGTACTGCCCTACGATGACAGTGTGTTTGATCCAACAATTTTTGATTATAGTGTGTTTGAATCTTATTTTCTTGATCTTGATAAATTGTTGCCCGACCACACATGGGATGATAAAATTACCAAAGAAAAATTTGTTGGTATCAGGAAAAAATTAGAAAAAAATTGTCAAACCAACATCGACAGACAAAAAGAATTATTCAGATATTTGACCATGAATGATCAACGAAGAAATAGCGATTGGCGCATAACATTTCCCTGGCTAGAAAAGGTATTTAAAGAAAATCATGTGGTATAGTCGAGTTGTAGCAGATCTAGGTAACATTCCTGATTTCATCAATTACTACGAACAAGAATTGGCTGATGCCAAACGCGAATGTCAAGTGGGCGGCCTGGTCGAAAAAAACATCACCACTCTTCCGGGCGTGACCGAACACAGATTCAATCAACTGCAAGAAATCGAAGCAGTATTGAACTATCTCAACATACAGTTGAGAAAGATCCGTCGGCGCCACTTCCAAAAATATCTGGAAGGTTATGCACGAGCACTAACTAGTAGAGATGCTGAGAAATATGTGGACGGTGAAGATGAGGTTGTGGATTTTGAAACCTTGATCAATGAAGTGGCACTGTTACGCAACAAATTTTTGGGCATAATCAAAGCATTTGAAAGTAAAAATTTCATGCTCGGACACATAGTGCGTTTGCGAGCAGCCGGTATGGAGGATATACAAGTATGACATTTTCAAGTCCACAACAGAGTCATCAACACAGCCTATCTGTGTTGAATCAGCTGTACGAATACGATGATTTTATGGCCAGCATCAACACCTTGGTGGATCTTGGTTGCGGAAAAGGCCTGGATCTCGAATGGTGGGCTACCCGAACCACCCGAGACGATGTTCCTGAGCCACTAAACATCAAGTGTGTGGGTGTAGACCATGCCGATCAACTGCCCATGGCAGATGTGTATGCCAACGTGGATTACTATCAAAACGATTTTGAACTGCCGTTGAGATTGTGCCATGACAGCCTGCACTACGATGTGTTATGGTGCCATGACAGTTTCCAGTACAGTGTGAATCCCTTGGCGACCCTGACCAATTGGTGGCAGGCCGCCAATGAAGGCGCCATGCTGTATATCGGCCTTCCACAGACCACCAATCTCTATCGAGGACGACAGGATTTCACTCAGGCCCCTGGTTGCTACTATCATCACACCATGGTCAGTCTCATACACATGCTGGCCGTGACCGGATGGGATTGCCGTGCTGGATTTTTCAAAAAAGACATACAGGATCCCTGGATACATGCCGTGGTATACAAAAGTGCCGTCGAACCACAGGATCCTAAAACCGCCACTTGGTACCGCTTGGCCGAGCTGGGTCTTATCCCCGAAAGTGCTGAGCGTAGTGTACAGGCACACGGGTATCTTAGACAGCAGGATCTGGTGGTAGCCTGGCTGGATAAAAGTTTACAATACATGGGACATCAATAATGCAAACACAACGTCAATGGGGATATTATCGTGTGATACACGAAGCTGCAGGAATGAAAGTCAAAGAACTGGTAGTGGAACCCGGTCAAAGCCTCAGCATGCAACGTCATTTCAAACGCAACGAATTTTGGGTGGTGCAACAAGGTGCCTGCGTGGTCAATCTAGAGTCTGAAACCGTGACCTTACAAACCCACGAAATAATGGCCATTCCGGTAAACGAGTGGCATCAACTGACCAACCCGCACGAAACTGCCTGCCATATCGTGGAAATACAGTATGGCGAAGCCTGCGTAGAAGAAGATATAGAACGAAAAGGTTGACCAAAAACTCCAGTTTATATACAATAGCATTATGAAATCGGGTGCTGTAGACCTTGTATTTACGGAGTGTTGTGTTTATACAACACCAAAAAAAACTGTAAAAATCAGTGGTTGACCCAAAATACCCATTTTGTTATAATATTAGTATAGTAATTAAACAGGAGCTGAATGTGAGTAAAGTCAATATCAAAAACGGAATATACCGTAATCAACCAGTAAAAAATGTAGCCTTTACCTTGGTAAAAGGTTTACAGACTGGCGCCAAGGGCAGTTTTGTCACAGTAGATAGCGAAGGCTATTTTGGGCCAGATTTTGATGTGGTTCGTATCAAAGTTGATTCTATCGAAGATGTAGAATTTGTGGGCGGAGACACTGAAACAGCCACACCTGCTGTCAAAACAGTGGCACCTGTGGAAACTGATGAAGAAGTCATGGCTCGTATTGGCGAGCGTTTTGATATCTTGGATCAAATGACTAAAGCTACAATCGCCGGTGATGTCCGTGCCATGATCGTGGTTGGGCCTCCTGGTGTGGGCAAGAGTTACGGCGTAGAAAAACAACTGGAACAGTCAGGACTTTTTGACAAGTTGGCTGGACGCAGGATCAAGTACGAAATCATCAAAGGTGCCATGACTCCGATTGGCCTGTACTGTACCTTGTACAAGAATTCCGATCCGTGTAACGTGTTGGTATTCGATGACTGCGACAGTGTATTCCAGGACGATGTCAGCTTGAACATTCTCAAAGCGGCCCTGGATTCTGGCAAGAAGCGTAGGATCTACTGGAATAGTGACAGCTCTATGTTGCGTCGTGAAGGTGTTCCTGACTGTTTTGACTTCAAGGGTGCCTGTATCTTTATCACCAACTTACAGTTCCAGAATTTAAAGAGCAAGAAATTGCAAGACCACTTGGAAGCCTTACAGAGTCGTTGTCACTTTTTGGATCTTACACTTAATACACAGCGTGATAGATTCTTGCGTATCAAACAGATCTTCCGCAAAGGTGACCTGTTCCAGGACTATGATTTTACTCCAGAACAGGGTGAAGAGATTTTAGATTACATGGATGCCAACAAAGATCGTTTGAGAGAGATGAGCTTGCGTATGGCACTCAAGATCGCAGACTTGACCAAGGTCAGTTCGACCAATTGGAAGGCCCTGGCAGTAAGCACATGTATGAAGAATTCGTAAACGGTAGCTCCTGGGTTGATTCAACAATCAACCCATTTTACACAGGCACTTAGGTGCCTGTCTTTTTGACTTTTTGTTAATAAATATGCTATAGTTATATATGACTTTTTGCTACTCTCCTTGGACCAATATTGACATCAGTCCCATGGGAGAAATAACTCCCTGCTGTAAATTCCAAAAACAATATTATACCGAACAATTCAATATACAAACACATTCTCTTGTTGAGTATGTTGACAGCAATTTGATCAACGGTATCAAGCAACAATTCCAACAAGGGAGTTGGCCAGTTGGTTGCGAACGATGCAGGATTGAAGAATCACACGGCATTGAAAGCAAACGACAGCTAGATTACGTCAGATGGAAAGATCATTATGATTCGTACGATATTAATAGTGGCCGATTTCTTACCACAAGTGTTGCATTTGGTAATACTTGCAATCTTAAATGCATAACATGTGGTCCACATGCATCAAGTCGCTGGCAAAAAGAATATCGTGAGCTGTACGGCAAAGACATTCCGCATTTTAAATTTTACAAAAAAAACTTTGTTCAAGACTTTGTAGCACAGGCACCAGATATTGTTCACTTGGATATTCCCGGCGGCGAACCGTTTTTGAGTGGTATCGACGAACAACAAGCTCTATTGGAACACTATGTATCAAATGGCCAGGCAAAACATATAACATTACATTACACAACCAACACTCAGATATTTCCGGATTCCGTCTGGTGGGATTTGTGGGCACACTTCAAAGAAGTAGACATTCAAATGAGTATTGATGGTATTGGGGACAGATACGAATATATCAGGTATCCAGCCAGCTGGGTAACTTTGGTTGATCATGTAAAGAAATATCTACAAATTCAACAATCAAATATCAGACTGAGTGTCAGTCATACCGTTAGTGCCTATAACATCTATTATCTTGATGAATTTTTTGATTGGTGTTATACTATAGGCTTGCCACGCCCTTGGCTGGGTAGAGCTCACAATCCAAAATACCTGCGTCCCGGGGTATGGAGTCGTTCTGCTCGTCAAGTTATTGTGGATCATTTAAAACATAGCCAGTATTCTGATGTATTGGCCTGGGCCAATTTGATGTCCTTGACGGATGAGTCTGAATTTTTCGATGAGTTTAGAACCAAATTAACAGCACACGATCAGTACAGAGGTACCAATTTTAAAAATATTTTTCCAGAGTTAGCCAATCACATATGAAAACAGCCACAATCGTAATACGCGATGAAGTAAACATCAAGATAGAAGGACTTGAACTAGACGCTCGGCGTGCCTTGGTCAAAGCCTTTGAATATGATGTACCTGGAGCCAGATACTTGCCAGCTGTGAGACTGGGCCGCTGGAACGGCAAGGTCAGTTACTTCCAGCTGGGTGGTAGCAGTTATACCAATCTGTTGCCCGAAATCATTCCCATACTAGAACGATTCAATTACGACATTGAACTGGATGATCAACGCGACTACTCAACCACGTTTGAGTTTGAACAAGTGTCCGAAGATTCGTTTGGTCATATAGACTGGCCAACTGGTCACCCCATGGCAGGTGAACCCATGGCGTTACGCGATTATCAAGTGGACGTGATCAATCGTTTCCTGGCCAATCCACAATGCATACAAGAAATAGCCACCGGTGCCGGTAAAACTGTGATAACTGCGGCACTAAGCAATGCAGTGGCACCGCATGGAAGATCAATCGTTATCGTGCCCAACAAGAGCTTGGTCACACAGACCGAACGGGACTACATCAACATGCAACAGGATGTGGGTGTGTTCTTTGGAGATAGAAAAGAGTGGGGTCGTCAGCATACTATCTGCACCTGGCAAAGTCTCAATGTGTTGCTCAAGAATACCAAGAGCGGAGTAGGCGAAGTTACCATACAGGAATTTTTAGAGGATGTGGTATGTGTGATTGTTGACGAAGTGCATATGGCCAAGGCCGATGCACTCAAGTCCTTGTTGACCGGTGTCATGAGTCGTGTGCCGTTGCGTTGGGGACTCACAGGCACAGTGCCCAAAGAACCGTACGAATTCCAGGCCTTGAGATGCAGTCTGGGTCCAGTGATCAATCAGCTCAGTGCCAGCGAACTGCAAGAGCGTGGAGTGTTGGCACAATGTCATGTGAACGTGGTACAATTAGTAGACCATGCCGAGTTCAGCAACTATCAAAGTGAACTCAAGTTCTTGCTAGAGGAACCTGATAGATTAAGTACAATAGCACGCCTGATAGCACAGGTCAATGCCACCGGTAATACACTAGTGTTGGTAGATCGAGTGGCCGCCGGACATGCCTTAGCCGAACGGCTAGGCGAATCGGCTGTGTTTGTGTCAGGCGCAACCAAAGCAAAGGATCGACAGGATGAATATGATGAAATTAGCGTCAGTGATGGCAAGATTATTATTGCTACCTATGGCATTGCTGCTGTTGGTATCAATATCCCTAGGATATTTAATCTTGTGCTGGTTGAGCCGGGCAAGAGTTTTGTCAGGGTCATCCAGAGTATCGGGCGTGGCATTCGCAAAGCGGAGGACAAGGACCACGTGGAAATCTGGGACGTGACCAGCACCTGCAAGTTTGCCAAACGACACTTGACCAAACGCAAAGCATTTTATCGCGAAGCCAACTATCCATTCACGCAAGAGAAACTGGAATGGAAATAAAAGGTCGCATTTGCGTTTTATAACAGTTATACTAAACACATGAGAATACTAACACTAGACAACCAACCATTTGATCTTGATCATCTTCCTGAAGAAGTGGATGACATGAGATTTGCCATTCTGGACAACTCAAACACACAAGAGCCCGACTATCACTACATACCCTTGATCTTTTTGGAAAGTTTCAACAGTCCGGCTCTGGTATTAAAGATCGGCAACAACAGAATACGTATGCCGGTGGATTGGCAGATCTTGATTGGTGAACCTGACCTGGGCGACCTGGAAGTGTTACCACTTACGGCCATAAACGATCGAGGATTCAAAGCATTCCAATTCAATCCACTCAGCAGTTTTAGGCCAAGTTTTTTAGATATTGAAATCGTGGATGTGTATCAGGAAGTGTCCTGGTATGCACCCAAACTCAAAAATGGACAGTTACTGTGTGTGCCAGTGACCGAAGGCGACCAGCCTGACTGTGTGTACTTTGTCAAAGACATCAGTCGTAATTGCGAAATCGTGGACTACAATAGGGCTTGGTAACATGGGCACACTCAAACCTGGAGCAACTTACATACACGAACGAGTAGGCAACGTGGTCTACGCCAGAGAATTTGGCGCCGATCCTGAGACTAGACAGGTAGTAGGATGGGACTATGATGCCGACAATCCCAATTGGGATCCAAGAACCACTTTCAACATACCCATAATTGATCAATTGAAAGAAGACCAACTGTGGGCTGATCTTAGACGTGCCTCAAAAACCAATGCGGCCGTACAGGATGCAATAAATCAGGCCATAGAAATATATCATTTGAGCAAACGCAATGACCGATAAACTATCAATCGCCAACGAAATGGCACAGTTTGACAGCAAGAACAGGCAGTTCTTTGACGAGCTCTCCGAGGAAGAACGCAAGAAGTTTAGTCCGTTTCTCATGATCAGATATGGCAGTTCAGTATCGGGCAGTCGAGACTTGCAGGAGTTTTACTTGATTGCCACCAACGAGCGACTGAACAAAAGATTTTTTGCTGTAAATACCACACAGCACAAAAAGCTACAGTGGTTGATGGCCACCACAGTGAGTCCGGGACTGGGTAACTTCAGACACAACTGGATCTCGCCCAAAAAGAAAGAACCCGGGTCGGGCACGATTCGCAAACAGTTGGCTGAACTATTTCCGGACTACCGAGACGATGAACTGGATTTATTGGCGCAGATAACCAGCAAGCGAGAATTGGATACATACTTGCAAGAACTAGGACAGGAGAAATCAAAATGATGGGATTTTTTAAAAAGAAACAGGAAGCACGGTTTCCGGAACACAAGGTAATTTCGTTCGGTGGGTGGCGTTATGCTCCGCAACCGGATATCACAGCCTACGAATTGGCTCTACTGGCACCGGTGTTTGGATCGGTCATGCACAGACAAGATATCAAACCGTACATAGAACAAAACAACCTAATCAGACACTTCCAACCGCAGGGCGAATGAATACTTGTCAGTACTGTAAGAAACAATTTGCAAAAGAATCAAGCCTGGCTGTACATTCGTGTGAGCCACGTCGTCGCAGACAAGAACAGAACGAACCCGGAGTCAGATTGGGCTTCCAGGCCTATCTCAAATTCTACGAACTCACACAAGGATCAGCACGTTTAAAAACATTTGACGATTTTGCCGACAGCCCTTACTACAAGGCCTTTGTGCGTTTTGGTCGATACTGTGTAGATATCCGTGCTATCAATCCGGCTAGATTCGTTGAATGGGTGCTCAAACAAAACCGAAAGATTGATCACTGGTGCCGAGATACGGTGTATACCGAATATCTAATTGGCTATCTACAGGTAGAAAATGTCAATGATGCCTTGGCCAGAGCCATGGAATTCAGTCTAGACTGGAACGAAAGGACCGGTAATCCACCCGAACATTGTTTGCGGTATGGCAATGTCAACAGCATGGTGTATGCAGTCACTACTGGTCGTGTCAGTCCTTGGGTGATCTACAACAGTGATTCGGGTCAACATTTTTTAGGAGAACTGGACGCCACTCAGGTGGCCATGATATGGCCCTATATCGATGCAGACATATGGCAAAAGAAATTTCGAGACTATCCAGCCGATCAAGAATATGCTCGAGAAATGTTAAAGAAAGCAGGTTGGTAATGAGTGCAGATATCGATATTGACTTGGCCGATAGAGAGCAGGTACTACAACTGATCCAGGCTATTCCGGCACGACAGATGCATCAAGGACAGGTGCGTAGGCACAACAGTGGAGTATATGCTACAGACATACCTCGTGATCCGGTCAATCAGTGTGCGGCCATAGACTATGAAACGGCCGAACAGCTGGGCTATTTTAAAATTGATTTACTCAATATGTCAGTGTACCAACTAATCAAGGGTCCTGAACACTATCAGACTATGTTGGATCAAACACCCACATGGAGTCGTTTATGGACCGACCCAGCTTGGGCACAACAGTTGGTGCACGTGGGCAACTATACAGAATTATTGAAGTCAATGCGTCCAGATAGTATTCCCAGGATGGCTGCATTTATCAGCATCATTAGACCAGGCAAGGCACATTTACAGAATCAACCCTGGGATCGAGTGTTTGAGTCAGTTTGGGATGGTGATGATTCTCGAGGTTTTGTGTTCAAACAAAGTCACGCTATAAGCTATGCGGCCTTGGTAGCATTACATATGAATATACTCAGTCAAGACGTCGCACCAGTGTGATGGATTTTTTCTTGCTTTTTTTACGGGCCATTTCGCTGAGACTGCACACAGGTCCATGCAACACGGTAAGATCTTTGTTGATAAAAGTACGCAAACAAGATCTAAACTGATCCCATTCGGTTTTGAGGAATATGTTTATGGGTATGCTACGATTGCTTTCCCACCACCAAATGTTGGCCAATTCCAAGAAACGGCGTTTGTCATCCAGGTCCTGTATGCTGCCAAAATCATAGATGGTGGTTATGACGTCGTCTTGGTTCTGTATAATGCCCACGTATTCGGTACTGGCATACACACAGAGAGTTATAAAAGGGTATTTGTCGGTCAGTTTTGTAAAAATATCGTTACCCATAAATATCGTATAATAAATTGATCACGAGATATTTACCAAAAATGAATCTGGCCAAAATGAATACAGGCTTCGC